TAAAATATTAAGGTATGAACTAGAGTATGGATGGAAATTGGCTCTTATGCCAAATGATGTGTGGTACAACTAATTACTTTTAAAATTTCAAATTATGGCATATTATAAAGTTAGTGTAGATGTATCAGATTTATTCGATGATATGCTCGTCCATGCACAGAAGAGCTTTCTTATTGACAAGTTTTGCTCTTTAGCAACAGACCAGCAGATAGAGGTAGTTGGCGAAATGCTGGAGAACCTTAATGGCGATCAGACAGCTAAAGTTATAGAAGACGCTTTCGATAACTTGCATGAGCAAGGTCAAGAGCAAGTAATCAACTATGTGAACGAATAAGGCTATGATGTCCGATAAACAATATAGAGTTGCTCGCAAGGGTGTTGCCGAGCAACTTAAATTAGCTCAGAGACTTCATTGCAAGCACATGGAGCAGAAGTATAAAGAGGCTTTGGAGAAGTTAGAGAAACGCTTCTTAAAGCCGGATGCCGTGGGCTGCTTCGATTGGAGTGCAAAGGTATCAAGTAGTTATTATCATCTTTAAATGGTTAAGGTTATGGGAGCAAAAGTAGAAGTAAAGACAATTCCTTTGCATGGATTGTTCATCTATCGCAAGCAGGTTTGGCGTTCACTTGGTAAGTTGAGAGCAGAAAGCCATTCTACATCGGCACAGAAAGTATATATGAATGAGCATAATACCGAAGTGTATACCGAGAATGCCGATTTTATTGATGGATTGAAAGTCACTCCTTATAATGGGGAGTTACCAAAAATATCAAAATACGCTGATTGTAGTATGAGTCACTACCAATATTGTTTAAACCAAAAGTCGATTTAATTATGGATACAAAGATTAATATAGCAAAAATTTTGAAGGATAAGCCACAAGGAACCAAGTTGTACTCTTCTGCTTGTGGTAAATGTGAGTTGAAAGAGGCAGACGATAAAAGTTTCAAAGTATCTTTCTATAGTTCGAAGTTTGGCTTTATGAATGGTGGAGAAGGTACTTTTGATAAAAATGGCAACTTGTATGATGATGGAGAGTGTATTATTTTCCCATCAAAGGAAATGCGTAACTGGTATAAATTCGATTGGAAAAAAGGTGATGTTCTTGTAGGGGTAGGACAAAGAGTCATCTTTGAAAAATTCATAGATGAAAATTATACTAAATTTCAAGGTAAATATAGCCTAAGTACTTATGAGGATAGAACATTAGTAATTGATAGAAGTTATTATACTAGTAACTTTAGTAAAATAAATGACAGTGGCAATGTTAAAAATTATTTTGAAGATCTCGAAGAGAAGTTGGGTGGTAAGCTCAATCGTGAAACATTGGAGATTGAACCTGCTCATCCAGAGTCCAAGGATGGAGATATAGTTTTTGTTGAGTCTCATATGCTTGGCATAAATACAAGCTCAATGATTGCTATTTTTAGAAAAGAGAAAGAAATTGATAAGTATAAATTTAGTCCAGCTTTATGTGAGTCTAACGAACATGACACATACCTTAGAGAAGGCCCTGTAGTATTATCTCCATCCGATATTAAGATATTTCGCCATGCCACTGACTCAGAAAAGCAGCAGTTATTTGACGCACTCGCAAAGGAAAATAAAGATTGGGATAGCGAGCATAAAATGATTGTGGACTTGAAGCCAAAGGTTGAGCTGAAACCATTCGACAAAGTGTTGGTTAGAGATAATAAAGACCAAAAATGGCAAGCGAGTTTCTTCGGCTATAAAGACGAAAACCACTTTATGTGTGAGAATGGTTGTGCTTGGTTTCACTGCATTCCTTACGAAGGAAACGAGCACTTGTTAGGTACGACTAAAGATGTGGAGGGTTAGGTATGATGGATGATAATATCGCAAATAATATAATATTATCTTCAGGCATATCTCTTAAAGAAGCATTTGATAATGAAGCTCGTGCCTATAAAAGTAATGACCAAGTAATAGAGCGTCTTTGCTATCATAGTGACAAGGAAAGCCGTAGAACTAGGAGAATGTTAGAACTTAGGAAAAGAAAGGATAGATTATGATAGACGATAAGAAAATAGAAACTGCTGCAAACCTTCACAGATTTGAGCTTATAGCATCTATGCATGGTAGTACTCTTGGCACTCCCATGCAATGCTTTGAAGAAGTAGTTGATGCAGAAACTGAGTTAATTGAAAATTCATTTATTACAGGTGCTAAGTGGGCTATCAAAGAGTTTCTTAAGAACTTGTGGCATGATGCTAATGAAGAGCCAAAGTTTGGTAAAGGAAGATTGTTAGTCTTGATAAACGGAAGTGTCAGTATTCTAAATGTAGGTTTTGTTTTAGACCAATTACGCAACCTACATAATATATATGGAATTGAAGGTTGGTTATACTTGGATGATTTACTGCCAAAGAAAGGAGGTGAGCAATGATATATCCTGATGTTGATGGCTACTATCCTTATTATATGTATTCAAAAGAATCTCTCCCAAAGGTTCCCATTATTGACACAACCTTTCCAAAGGAATGTGGTCAGAAACTTTTAAAAAGAAAGCGAGGTAGAAAATGAAAGCAAGAGAACTTATAATAGGTGATTTAGTTTTATGCTTTGGACAGTTCTATAGTATAATAAAGGTTAATCCTGAGTCAGAGTTGTGTATTATAGAAGATACTACATCTTTTGAACAAGCTAGTATACATGATTTAAGCCCCATTCCTTTAACTCCAGAGATTCTAGAGAAGAATGAATGGAAGAAATCAAAGATAAATGATTGTGCATACTTCTATTACAAAGACGGATTGTTTCTTACTTATACATCGAAAGATGGTAAGTTTTGGTTTGACGACTTTGATTATAGTAGCAGTATATGCGTAGAACTTCCTTATGTACACAGCTTGCAGCACCTTCTCTTTGGTTTAAGACTTAATTCAGAAATGGAGGTGTAGGTATGGCATGTAGAAGTAGTTTAGGTTGTTTTGGATGCAAATATCTAGAACATTATTACTATAGCACAGGGAATATGGACTGTAAACTCAAAGGTCATATAACTTTGGGATTTGGAGATGATATGGGATGTGAAAATTATGAAAGTAATGTTTAACCGCCTTCGGGCATAAATAGTAGTTATATGATACAGAACATAATAAAAAAGGTGCTACGTAAGTGGCTAAAGAAGAAGCTATATAGTAGCAGTTTTCTATTTACCACCAACGTAGCACGATTTAAATGGGTTTATGATTCACCTCTTCGCCAATGGAGAGATAGAATTTGGGTAGTCAAGCAACACTATAAGACTATAGCAGGGATTGATTTGCTTGATAAAGTCTTGGAAGAGTACCTTTACAATTAACTCTCTTCAATCATGTGTTTTAGTTGTAGCCAGTTATCATACTTAGGATGTATATCATATCCACCAACCATGTGCATAATGATACCATTCTCTGTGTTCTCAACTGCTACAATCTGATTCACATTAACTAAGACAGATTTACTTCCACTGTCTTTAATTTCAATAAAATTATTCATATCGTTATATTTTTAAAATTAAGCGGTACAAAGATAACAATAATTTTCGAGAAGCAAGCAAACAAAATGATATTTTTAAAATTAAGCACTTTATTTTATCATCGCTTGCTTCTCATTTAACCCTTCTACAAAAGATATAAAAAGTAGTAATATGGATATTGATAAATTAGAAAGAGCAAACTTTTTAGCTAAGAGGCTGCTTCCTAAAATAGATGAACTCTTAAATATGTCTTCAAAATCACACTGTAGCAAACTTGCGGACAGTATTTGGGGATTATCAGAGTGTGATGAAGAGTTCAAAGCTAAATTCAATCAACTTCTTTTAAATACTAAGAAAAAGTGGCAGAAAGAGTTTGAGGAGCTTTAGTACTAACCATCCCTTATGGAATATAAATATAAGTAATATGAAAACGTATATTGGAACTAAGGTCATTATGGCAGAGCCTATGACAATGACAGAAGCACAGAAAGTGCTTGGTAGAGAAATTAAGCCAGCAACCGTTGAGGAAGATGGCTACTTGGTAGAGTACAAGGACGGATATAAGTCTTGGTCTCCTAAGAGTGTGTTTGATGAAGCCTACAAACCTTTTGAAAGCTTCATGGATAGACTTCACATTGAGTACAATGAGTTGAATGATAAATTAGGAAAGCTTAATACCGCTTTACAGAAAGATGATTTCCGTGAGAAGGTAGGAGACTACCAGTATCAGTTAATGATACAGCAGAAAGTCGGCATGGGTATATATCTTAGCTCATTAGAAGCTCGTATTGTAGAGCTAGATTCATACTCATTTTGTAAATCGCCTTCATTATGTAAATCAAAAGACAAGTAACTAACCACCCTCTCCTGCAATAGGGAGAGGGTAAAAAGAAGAGAATATGAATAAAAAGAAATTGGCTTATTTATGTGAAATAGCTGGTGCTTTTTTAGCATTTTTTGCTTTATTTTATGTACTATTTTCGGTATGTTGGGAACTTGGCACTATTGTTCTAGGTTCTGGATTATTCCTTATTGGACTTGTTCTTGATTGCAATGATTAAAAAGAAGAGAATATGGATGCAAGTAAAATCACATTAAGTAGCTATATTGCATATCTCAAAGCTATGTATAAACGATATGGCAATATAAGTATTGCGCAATTAAAGCATATAGAAAGAAATAGAAAAAAGGAGAATAAGCAATGAACAAAGAAAAAATAAAATCAGCTATTGAAAAGACTATTCGTTATATGAATGGTAACTATTATTCAAAACTTGAAGAAAAAATAATTGTTGGTTACTTGGAAGGAGCACTTAAAGAGTTGGAGGACTAAGCAATGGCAATATATAGAGTTGATTTTTTCAAATCGTCTAACCCTAAGTTTGTTATGGTTGAAGCAAACTCAAAAGAAGAAGCAATTAACAAGGCAATAGAAGAAGACAATTGGCAGAAATACCCTGTATTTTTTTCTACCTTTGAATATATTGCTACTCTACAAGAGCGTAAACCAAAGCAAGTATCTCCTATATGGGTATCTGTCAAGGATAGACTTCCACCAGTAGATAAAGAAGCTATTGTCCTCACTAAAGATGGCGAAATATGCTTTGGACATATAGTAAATAAAAGGATAGCCAAAGACTACAACGGATGGAATATCCCTGATGTAGAGTACTGGCTACCATTCGTTGACCCAAAAGATGAATAATTATGGATTTTATGAACTCAGAGCGTAAAGCTCGCAAACCTCACAGATGTTATATGTGCGGTTGTGAAATAGAAGTAGGACAAAAATATATTCGTCAGTTTGTCCCAGAATACAGGTCTGTAATCTGTATGCACAAAGAATGTCAAGAACTTCTAAGTCACGAAGGTTTCTGTGATGAAGAATCTGGCGAGGGTACAAGTGATGATTTCTTTTGCAACGCAATCTTTGATTACGTCAATAGGTATCATACTTCTTTTGATGGCAAAGCGTTAGATGAAGGTTGGGATGGAGATAATTATCACTTGGTAAAAATGATTTTAAAAGAATTGGAGGGATAAACATGCCACAACAAACGAATATTCACAATTTTCAAAATTTAGATTTGAACACTTTGAGAGAAGCACTTAAAAATGGTTATCAACAAACAGACTTTGATGCTACAATGAGAAAGTTTGATAACAAAGAAAGCTTCGATGCTGATGTACCTCGTATCCTCAATAGAAAAGAACGTAGGAGATTGAAAGCAATTAACAAAAAGAAAGGAAATAAACTATGAATCGTAAAGAAGCAGCAAATTTATTGCCTATTATTCAGGCATTTGCAGAAGGAAAGAACATAGAGTATAGAAGTAAAGGATTTAATGAAGACTGGAAGAAAGTAACTGAAATTCCTGAACTATCATTTGAATCTTTTGAATATCGCATCAAGCCAGAATCAAAGTTTCGTCCATTCAAGGATGCTGAGGAATGCTGGCAGGAGATGTTAAGACATCAGCCATTTGGATGGTTGTTTATAGAAGATAATATCCCTCGTAACATCTTAGCTATTAATAATAGAAGCATTGTATTAGCATCATTTGTTAAAGGTTATCTTATACAATCTTTTAAGGATGCTATTCATGTCTACACATTTGCCGATGGCACTCCATTTGGTATAAAAGTGGAGGAATAGTTATGGCACTACCTAAAAATTATAGTATATGGCTTGCCGTTGATTATAATGGTATAGAAAAAGCTTTTTGGCTTAAACCGAAAAGATGTGAGAAACATAGAGAATGGTGGGGTGATAAAATGGTTCTTCCGCATGGAAGCATTAAGAAGCTCATTGGAAGGGAATTGTCTTGGAGCGATGAGCCAGTCGAACTTAAATAAGAATAGTTATGCTTGGATTTTATATTCTTTTTGCAGCTTTTATGTGTGACTTTTTTAGTTTTTTAATTGATGAATATTGGAAAAAGGAATAAGCTTATGAAAATAGAAAACATAAAGTTCAAGGCTAAACGTCTTGACAATGGAGAATGGGTTTATGGTAGCCTAATCAGAAGTACTGCTGGGGTAAAAGAAAGAGCCTACATAGTAGATAACTTTAGCAGTATGAGTGATTATAGTGTTGTTGGTATTGACCCTTCTACCGTATGCCAATTCACAGGCGCAAAGGATTGTGACGGAACTTCTATCTATGAACATGATTTACTCAGACATGAGAAGACGGACAGCACCTATGAAGTAGTTTGGAATCAAGGCAACACTAGTTTTAGTTTGGTAAATACAGAATACCCTGTTCTTTATCCAGCAAATACTTTTGGTAGAATGTTACATAATAGGCGTTTAAAAGTTATTGGTAACAAGTTAGATAAGGAGAAGTAACGTATGGATATGGGAATTTTATATCTTAGTATGAGTTTTATCTATATTCTGCTTGTTTGCTTAGATGAGGAAGATGTAAAACCAAAGTGGAAGCAATGGCTAGCTGACAAACTAAGTATCAAGCCAAAGATAGAAGTTAGATATATAGAATCACAAGTCGTTAAGCTTCATTCAAGAGTTGCAATATCAAACTTTGAAACGCAGTACTATGACCATAATAAATCTAGAATAGAACAACTTAAGAAAAAAGCAATAGAAAGTATGTATGAAGAAATCCTTAAGAAAATGAAGGTAAACAACCTAGTTTCTATTCCACAATATAAAGATCTTTATAGCAACAACATTATTTATGAGGGAACATGTAGTATTTATAAAAAAATAGCATCTTATGAAGAAATATGAATACAAAATAGAAGCTTATACCTCTAAGGTCTCTATAGCCTTAGCAGCGAATATAGAAAGAACTTTAAACAAAGAAGGGGCTGAAGGTTGGGAATTAGTGAACTGGCAGCTATGTCCAGAACCACTTGATACAACATCCTTAACCAAAAATACACAGAAGTCACTTAATGTTCTTGCAACTTGGAAAAGAGAAGTAAGTCATAACAATGTAAAGGAATAAATATGGGAAAATATATTATAAGAATTATATGCTTAGTGTTTTGCATAGGTATGGCATTAAGTGCCATTGAACAATTACTCACTTTGAGTAATACTATTGCTAATATTGTGGGAGCCTTCCTGTCTGTAGCAGTTCTATGGATTGGTGGAGAAATATTTTTCAAATTAATAGATAAAGCAAGTAAAAATGAAGATTAAAGTAATTACATGTATGATGGCATTGATTGCCATATTGAGTATGACATCCTGTGGATATGAAAGAGTAGATGCAGGCTGTGAAGGTATTAAAGTAAATCTCTATGGCTCTGACAAAGGTGTAGATGATGTATCTTTAGTTACTGGTGCTGTATGGTATAATCCATTTACAGAGCAGGTTTATGAGTATCCTACCTATGTACAGACTATTGACTATCCTGCATTCACCATTAATGCCAAGGATGGTTCAGAGTTTAGTATTGATCCAACTATCTCCTTGAAGATTGTTGATGGTAAGTCTCCTCAGGTATTCAAAAAGTATAGAAAAGAGCTTAAGGATGTTATTAATGGAACACTCTTTAATTATGTAAAAGATGCCTTTAGAATCCAGCTTAATAAGTATACTACAGATGAGATTGTATCTAATAGAGATATGGTAGAAAAAGCTATTGAAGCACATCTCTCTAAAGCATTACTCAAAGAGAATTTTCAACTAGAACAACTTACCTCAGGATTGAAATATCCTAACTCTATTGTAGAAGCAGTTAATGCTAAGAATGCAGCCATCCAGAAAGCTCAGAAGGCTCAGAATGAGTTAGCTGTAGTAAAGGCAGAAGCAGAAAAGAAGGTAGTTGCTGCTCAGGCAGAAGCAGAAGCTAATAGACTCAGAACACAAGCTTTGACTCCTATGATTCTTAAGCAGCAGTGGATTGAGAAATGGGATGGTAAACTCCCTGTATATGGTAATCTTCCAACATTATTTAAAGGTATAGAATAATTATGATTTGGATTATTATAGGCTTATTGTCCTTTGTTCTACAAATTTATATATTAAAGAATACTTGGGTAGATAGTGGTAAGGGACTTGATGAATTCAGATGGGAACATGCTCAAAAATTAAATATTTATCTTTGGGTTGTACTCTTACTATTCCTATTGTGCATGACACCCATTCTCAACATTCTAGAATTTATTATATTTTGGATTGTATGGTGTAAGAAGTATGCCAATATGGATAGTTATTATAGTTGGAAGAACTATACATATTGGAGACTCAAGGATAAATTCCTATCCAGAAAGATATGAAATCTATTGTTCTTCTCTTTGACTTCCGTTAAGAGTCTGGAGAAGAACTTTATTACATAATTGGGTCCTATAACTCAGTGGTCAGAGCAGCTGCCTAATAAGCAGAAGGTCGAGGGATCATAACCCTCTAGGACCACTATTATTATTTAAAGGGTTGAAATGGGTTAAACAGAGAGTAATGACGATTGGTTATTACTCCCTTGTTTTTCTCCATTCATTTAAATTAAAATCATTATGACAGTAGAAGAACAGGCAACCTTAGACATCAAGGATGAACTAAGGAAGGGAAGCAAATGCTTCTTAGCATTCAGAAAGAAACTTAATCCTATAATGGATAAGTTAGTAGAGAACTATACTAAACTTCAGGAGGGGAGAGACTCATGGAAGCAAAGTTTAAAGTAGGTGACCATATAGTCCCTAAGATTCCCAATAGAGGATTGGAAAGAGCAACAATAACTAGAGTAGATGATAAGAACTACTATCTAAAGATTCTATGTGGTGTTGCTATACTCCCTATAGGAGCACAAGTAAGTTATAAATTAGAAAATCAAGATTAATATGGAACAGCACATTAAGACAAATGCACAGTTGATGGCTAGATGCTTCTTCAATAAGTTGACAGGTAAAGTAGTATTTGAAGATTTAACTGGGTACTACCCTACTATGAAAAGTAAGAGACTCTTTAACTAAAAAGAACTATGGTGAGACAGAAAAGATATATCACATTCTATACTCTTCATAAAAACATATATTTCCATCTGTATATCAGTATGGACTTATGTGTACTAGAAGCTGGTGGAAATGTTTGAAGTTTGGTTTAAGACATATAGTAGAAGGTCAAGCGATCTTCTTTACTATTGAAAAGGTCAAGCCTAAGAAGACTTCACATTTCCATTAAGAAGAGATTAGATTATAAATTAGATGTTTTGTAGTAATTCATATAATACGTAAATTTGCACTGATTAAAGTCATTGCGCACTTTTTTAAATACAAATGATTGAAAATGTTTGCTTCTACCATCTGTGAAGACCGTAGAAGTATTTGCTCCATTAGCTCAACTGAATAGAGCAAGGGAATTCTAATCCCTGGGCTGCAGGTTTGAGTCCTGCATGGAGCACAACGATTATCATTTCAAAAATCAAATTTAATATTCATTGTTCTTTATGGTCTGTGAAGATAGTAAAGAGCTACATACTCCTTTAGCTTAGTGGTAGAGCATCAGATTTTTAATCTGAGGGTCATGGGTTCGAATCCCATAGGGGGTACTAAGTTTCAAACAGATAAATTTAATTAGGTATGATTTGGTTTATTGTTATTTTATTGTAGGTAATTGTAGGTATTCTTACCTATAAGTATATCATTAACAAATGGGATAATACAAAGTTTGAGAAGGTATGGTTCAGCTGTGTATGGATTGCACTTATTCCTTTGTATGCTATTCATTTGTTACACAATAGGAAGAACTAATGTATCTCCTACTCCCTTTCATAGGGAGTTAATTGACTGATTAGCTCAACTGCACAGAGCAACAGTTTCCTAAACTGTAGGTTGAGGGTTGGATTCCCTCATCAGTCACTAAAGTTGTGAAGTTATAAGATTGTTAGTTATTAGTTATTATGTAGATAATACAGTGGTATTAAAAATGTTTTAATAATATTCATAAGCAAATTGTGTGTGAAAAATTAGCTAAGTCTCCTTTGTTGTGATAACAAGGGAGGCTTTTTAGTTTGTAATAGTCTGTATGTCGCTTGGACATACATATCATATAATTAAATTCTTTAAATAATGAACAGAACAAACAGAAAATGGACTGCTGAAGAGGAAGATAGACTTCTTCGGCAAGTGAGGGCTTTCCCTCAGAATTTAACAAAATGTTTTCTCATTGTATCAGAAAGCATTGGGAGATCTCCTCAGGCAGTAGCTAATCATTGGTATACTGTAGTATCTAAGAAACCAGATTCTACTTGCTTCTTTACAGCATCACCTAAGCATGTTTCAAGGAACAGAAAGAATGGTGAAGGTGTAGAGAGTACTAGAAGCATCTGGCAGCGTTTAATGCAAGTAATCCGTAATTTATAAGCCTTATGATTGCAGAGAAAAATATCAATGCTCTACTTTCTCAATGGAAAGAGAGACTAGGTAAGGATGATTATTCTGATGGGTACAAATGTGCTCTTGGAGAATGTGTGTATGACCTGATGATTACCCTTGATAAAATCAAGGAAGAAGAGAAAGCTAACCTTGAAGAGGTAATAGCTAATCTTCCTTCTAAGGAAGTAGAGGATTATCTTATGGGTCTAGAAGCTGATGAAGAACTTTCTAGAATGGATGCTCATGAGTCAGTTGCCTAAAGAAGGAGTCTTTATTAGAAGAGGTAAGAAGGTTATTGTATGTAATTCCTATGGAGGTAATACCTGTAGGTTATGTACTTTCTACAATAAATCTATATATGATTCCTGATGCACTATTCCTAATGAATGCACTTTAGGTAAGGATTTATATTATAAGGAAGTAACTGATTAAATAATGACTAGAGAAGAAGTTTATTCTGAATGTTTGACTAAGCTGGAGAAGTCTGATTTCTTATTGTTGGAACTTGCTACTGGAATGGGTAAGTCTAAGCAGGCAATAGATATAATCAACTATCTGGTAGAAACTAAATATCAAGGGAAGCATACATCAATGCTTCTCTTGGTAGCTAAGACTGTACATAAGCAGACTTGGAAAGATGAATTCAAAAAATGGGGAGGTATTAATGTTGATGACCTTACCATTGAATGTTATGAATCTTTGAAGAAGCATGAGTATGAATCCTTTGACTTTGTTGTCATGGATGAGTGCCACCACCTTCATAGTGATAAGCGTTTAGATCTCTTTAGTACTCTTACTTATGGCCATGTCATTGGACTGAGTGCTACTATTCCTAAGAAACTCAAGCAGTATTTCCAATATGAGTATGCAGCAGAAGTAGTAACCTGTAGTATAGTTGATGCTATTGAGGACGAAGTTCTTCCTGAACCTCAGATTATCCTCTACCCTCTTCAGCTTGATAATGTTCGTCCTACAGAATCCATAGAACTCAATCCTAAAACAAAGGGAAAGACTTACTATGGTAACTATAATGAACTTTGGAAATACAGAAAGATGAAAGTCCATGCTATCATATCCTGTACACCTAGACAGAGAGTAAATGAGTATAATTCTCAGATACTCTATGAAAAGAACAGATATATGAGAACAAGACAGGACTTTTTGAAGAACAAATGGCTGTTTGATTGTGGTGAGAGAATCAAGTATCTGGCTAACTTGAAGAATAATATTGTAGTATCAATTCTTCAAAGGTTGGAGAAAGAGAGAACTATCACCTTCTGTAAGACCATAGAACAAGCAGATATTCTAGGTGAGTATAGTATTCATTCAAAGAACAAAGATTCTGATATAATCTATAATAACTTCAATGCAAAGAAGATTAACCATATAGTATCAGTCAATGTTCTCAATGAGGGTGCAAACCTGGTAGATTGTAAGTATGCCGTATTTGCTAATTATTCTTCCTCAGAGATTTGCAGTGCTCAACGTGTAGGTAGGTCACTAAGACATAAGTCTCCAGTTATCATCCTTCCTTACTATGAAGCTACAAGAGAAGAGGAAATAGTGAATACAATGATAGAAAGTTTTAAAGAAGAATCCATTCATACGATTCATTCTTTAAAAGAATTAGATAAGTTTATACAATAATATTAAATAATATAGCACAATCCTTCATTGGGTTGTGCTTTTTGCATTTATAAAGATATGAAACATGAAAATAACAATAGACACAGAAATACTGCAAAGGAATAATCTTACCCTTGGTGAATTTCTTGTAATGCTATTTGGGTACTGTGATGTCAAGTACAAAGAGAATTTTGATAAACTTGTTGAGAAAAGTATTATCAGTAAGAATCTCTTTGATAAAGACTCTATGGTACTTTCAAACAATACAAGAGATTTAATAGCTAAGGTTCTTATAGAATCTGATGCTAAGGTAATGGGATATGACCTTAACTTTGAGGAACTTGCCAAGAAACTTCAAGATATATACCCTAAGGGCAATAAACAGGGAACTACCTATAATTGGAGAGACAGTACAGCAGTCATAGCTTTCAAGTTAAGAACTCTAGTAGCTAAGTATGGCTTCATATTTACAGAAGATGAAGCTATTAAGGCTACAAAGGAGTATGTAGAATCCTTTGAAGATGATAATAAGAATATGAAGCTACTGAAGTACTTTATTCTTAGAACAAGCAAAGATGATAGTATAGACTCCATGTTTATGACTATCATAGAGAATAACAGATAACATTTAAACTTTAAATAATATGTATATTCGAGAGGATTTAAAGGAATGTCTTAAACTTCAATTTAGAGACATTACCTACAAGGTAAATGAGAAAAAAGGTGTAGTTGTTGCTCTGGCATACTTCCGCACACCTTTATGTATGGAAGCTGGTGCAAATCAGTGTATCAATACTATAGGTAAAGCAAAACTCAATAAGAGTGCAGGAGACACTTTCAACATTGAGGTAGGTAAGAAGATTGCTAGAGCCAAAGCAGAGAAAGAAGCCTTTATTCAATTTAGAACAATGCTTCTTAGTTATGAGAAAAAGGTGTTTCAAGCACGTCTTAATATAGCAGAAGCCATTATTACAATGAGTTCACACATTGAACACCAAAAAGAATACATTAAGTCATTTTAATTATGAAAATAACATTAGATGAAAAGACATGTCTAAAGAATAAGCTCACCTTACAGGAGGCACTTATTGCTACAGCTGTAAGTATGGGAAACTACAAAAGTGTCTTTGATAATATGATTAATAGACATGTCCTAGGTATTATGGGACAGAGTGTTGATTCAAAATGGAAAGATATCATCAAGAATCTAATAGATGCAGAAGATGCAAGGTTTGAGACTTTAGCTATTAAAGTACAGGAGTGCTTCCCTAAACAGAAGATGATGTATGCTAATGATACTGCATCTCCATTCTACTTTAGATGCAACAAGACTGAGATTAAGAATAAACTAAAGAAATTCCTTACTATCTATGGTGATGTTTCTGATGAGGACATCATTGATGCCACCAAGAGATATGTAGCATCCTATGCCTCTAAGGGTTATAGAGGTATGCGTCTGGCAAAGTACTTCATTATGAAAGATGACAGAAAGCTGATGGCTGATGATGAAGTTCATGTAGAAGAAATCTCAGACTTGGCAACATTCCTGGAGAATAAGACAGAAGATACACCATCTGATATTGTAGATGGTGATGATTGGTTAATGAATAGTAGAAACTAAAAAAAGAATATAATTATGTGGAAAGTAAGTTTTAAAGACCCTTCTTCCAAGAAGGTAAAGAGATTTAATAACAGAGCAACTGTAGTAACCCTTAAAGGTGATATGAAAATTCCTTTGGAAGTAATGACATCTATGCCTAAGGAAGTATGTGATTGGATAGTAAAGAAGTCTAATCCTAAGGTAAAAGTTTATCATTGGCAAGGTATTATTAATGTTACTGCTACAGGAAAAGCAGTCAGGTCAAAGGATGGTAAAGATGACCTTGTATTGGCAGAGAGAATTGCAGAATGTAGAGCTAAGATTGCTATATATAAGTTTGTTACACATCTTATTGAAAAATACAACAAATATTATATTAAGCTTATTATTGGTAAATATGGTACCACAAGACCTGATTATAACCAAAAAGAAACTTTACATTCTATTCAGGGTAAATACTCTGCTTTATGGGGTAAAGAGTTAAAGCATCTTGAGGAACTGTTTAACTTAGTAAAGAACAATGGATAATTCTCAATTTCTTGCAGCTAGTACAATAATAAACCAATACTACCCTATTCTTAGGAATATAATGTTTACTCTTGCAGAACAAAACATAAAAGGAGAGATAACTAGGCATACTGAAGTCGGTAGTATTACATTCAAACTTGAATAGCATGAGCTTAATTGAAAGAGTACTGGAAAATGCTAAAGAACGAAGAGAAAAGATACTTAGTGGAAAGGTTAATTGTATTCCATCTCCTTTTAAGACCTTTAGATATGACTTTCCAGGAGTAGAGCTAGGTACTTATTATTTAGTGTCTGGTGGTGCAAAAAGTTCCAAATCAAAGATAACAAACTTTCTATTTCTGTTTAATAGTATTCTATATGCTTATCATCATCCTGAATTAGTTAGATTGAAAGTCTTTTATGCTTTGCTAGAGGAGAAAGCTGAAAACATTACAGGTAAGTTTATATGTTATCTGTTATATGTACTTTCTGATAAGAAGATAAGAATTGATATAAAGACATTCAAGTCTGTTGATGAAGATAGAATACTTTCTCCTGAAATACTTGAACTTCTAGGAACACTAGAATATCAATCTATCCTAAGATTCTTTGAAGAACATGTAATTTTTATTCCAGACAGAAATCCAACAGGTGTATACCATACCTTAGAGAAATATGCTGAAGCAAATGGTACTATTCATAGAAAAAGAGTTGAAGGATATGAAAAGGAAATCTTTGATTATTATGAACCAAATGACCCTGATGAATATGTTCTTTGTATTATAGACCATATCTCTTTGATAAGTTGTGAAAGAAGTATGGATTTACGTAACTCTATCAAGAAACTATCTGAATATCTAAAGATTGTACGTAATAAGTATAACTATATCCCTGTGGTTGTACAGCAACAGAATAGTGAGAGTCTATCCCTTGAAGCATTCAAGGCTAATAAGATTAGACCTACACAGAAAGGATTGGCAGATAGTCAGGATCCTGGTAAGGATTGTGATGTCATGTTAGGTATTACTTCACCATTCTCTTGGGAACTAAAGGAATATCTAAAGTATGATATAACAAAGCTTAGAGGATATTGTAAGTTCCTAGAGATTGTATTGGGACGAGATGGAGAAAGTAATGCTATTTTAGGAATGTATTTTGATGGTGCTACAGGATTTTATGCTCCACTGCCAAAATATGATAATATCTCAGAGCTTAATAGAGTATATCAGTTAATTCAAAGAAATCAAGAGAGTACATCTAAGTAATTCTTTTCATTTTTCATAGTATAATTAAAAGCATCTTACCTATGCAACTTTGTATAGGTATATTTGCAGTCCAATAATTTAATAAAAAAGTAGAAGTTAAAAAATGAGTAACATTGTTTTGCCTACAGAACGTAGGAAAGCTACAGACTACAACCCTAGGTTGATGGTCTTGTTTGGTAAGCCAAAATGTGGAAAATCAACCCTTATGGCTAGTCTTGACAACAATCTTATTATTGATTTGGAAGATGGTTATCGGGCATTGGATGTAATGGCAGTACAAGCTAGAAGTGCTAATGACATCTTTGAAATCAAGAATCTTATTACACAGAAGAATGAAGAAAATGGAGGTAAGCCTTTCTATCGTTTTATCACCATTGATAATGCAACCAGATTAGAGGAAATGGCTGTTTTCTATGCTGGAGTATTATATCGTCGTACCCAGATGGGTGTTAACTTTGGCTATAAGAAGGATAAGATTGGCAATATCTTGAAGGATGTCAAGGGCAATAAGGTTATTGATCCAAAAGCAGATGTACGCCAACTGCCTAATGGTGCAGGCTATCTTTATATGCGTAATGCTATTAAGGAAATGGTCAACATGTTTAAGCCTCTTTGTGATACTCTCATTCTTGTATGCCATGTCAAGGACAAGCAGATTAGAAAAAATGATGAGGAAACTACAGAGATGGCAGTAGATATTGCAGGTAAGACTGGAGATATTATCTGTGGTGAAGCAGATGCTATTGGCTATATCTCAAGACAGGCAAATAAGACATTAGTATCTTTTGTAGGTGGGGATAATGCCATTAGAGGTTCCAGACCATTACATCTTAGAGAAAAGGTATTTCAGGTTGCAGAATCTGATGATAAAGGTAATATCAAGGTAGATATGAGTAAGATTTTCCTTGATACAGCAAATTAAACAAAAAACATTCAATTCATAAATAACAATTTAAAATTAAAAAACAATGGAAAAGAGAATTTCATTTGATCAGTTTCAGTCAGTAAAGCGTGTAGCACGGGCTTGTAATCCACTTATGGTAAAACGTGAGAAAATCAAGGCAAAGATTGAAGCCTTCAATAAAGAGTATAATGACTATGGTACTCAGATTGCTTCATTGGAGGCAGGTATCAAGCAGGTAGTAGGTTTCCGTGTAGAGGAGCTTGTAAAGAAGGTTATTGAACCAGGTGTAGATGCCAATGGTCAGCCTAAAAAAACTACCAAGTATCTTCCTACAGATATTGTTTCCTATGATGAGAATAAGAAGCAGTTCATTGTATCTATTCCAGATAATGCCTCAGAAGAGGAACCAAAGTCCTTTTCTGAAAGTGAAGAAACAGCATCCCCAAGTGAGGAGAATAACATGGAAACCTCAACTGAGAGGCTTGATACTAACGCAGGAACAGAGGATGAAGATACACAAGCAGTAGAGGTAGAAAGTGTACCTACTGATGCTCCAATCTTTGAGTAATTATAGTACAAACAAATAAATAGTAAATAATAATAACAAATTAAATTTTAAACACAAACAGTTATGAGGATTAATAATAGTTACAGTTTCCTTGCTATTGGAAAGACACAGGAGTCAAAAGAAGCTCAGGAGTTTAAGAAGTATGTAGGTGTAGGATCTTCCTTTGTAGTAGCAGTCAACCCAACAAAGAAGGAACTTGAAGAAATCTATGGACATGAAATTGCCAATGACCCAGAGTATGTTGTTGATACTGATAATGGTAAGGAAGCACGTATTACATTTATTGTAAAGACAGACCCAGAGACTTGTAATGGTGTGGAGATGATTAACAGAATGATGTTTACCTTGCGTAATGCTCCTGCATATAATCAAGACCAGACTAAAGCACAGGTTATTGATAAGTTTGGTAATGTTACTTGGGCTAATGCTGAGGATGCAAAGGCTGGCAAACCAATTTTTACAAAGAATGGAAACCCTGCAAAGATTGCTCCAGACTATCGCATTGCCTGTGTAGGTGAAGCAGACCTTATTGGCTTCTTGAAACCTTATCTCTGTGTAGGTGATGCCTTCAATTATGTTAATGGTTCTTGGGTGTTGAAAGAGAATACAGATGATTTTGTATTTGGTCTTGAACATATCAAGGAGTACTTCAAGGGTGACTTCTCTGAGATTAAGGAGGCTATTGCTCTTCAGCCTAATAATAAGGTAAAGCTTCTCTATGGTGTACGTACTACAGATGAAGGTAAGCAGTATCAGGCTATTGCTACACGTAATGGCATGATTCTCCCTAACTATGCAGGTTCTAAGGCACTTGCACGTTTGGAGAAAGACCTTGCAAATGCTAAGGATAATGGTTCCTATGCTTCAACAGAGTTTGCTGTACAGGAACTTACAGAGTATAATGTACAGGCAACTAATCTCAATGCTGCACCAGTAGAGACAGGTACTGCTTCTGGCAGTGGTGATATGCCTTGGGATTAACCCCTAGAATTAACCCTTTTAAAGTAACAATCTTATGGTGGTAGGTAAAACTTCTTCCAGTATATCAAAGACAGAGATATTCAGTAAGTTCAGTGAAACACAGGTATTATGCACTGTGTTTCCTGAGATTACTGAAATCCCTTGTGTAATCAATTCTCCTTTAAGAACAGACAACCACCCATCCTTCAGCATCTATATGAGCAACAGCAATCATATTATGTATAAGGACTTTGGGGATAACAATGTTCAAGGAGGATTAGTTGATTTATTGTGTGAGTATTGGAACTGTACTTTTAATCAGGCTTTGGATAAAATCTGTAAGTTAATGATTAAGGATGATAATGTAATTATTAAGCCTAAGCAGATTAAAACCCTCACAAGAAAGGAAGCCAACCAACTTACTAAGTTAGAAGTTAAGGTTAGACCTTGGAGAGAGTATGATTATGAGTACTGGGCATCTTATGGCATCTCAAAGCAATGGCTAAAGTATGCAGAGATATATCCTGTCTCCTATAAGATTATTACTAAAAAAGATTCTATAACTGGTAAGAGTAAACGATATACTTTCCCTACAGATAAATATGCTTATTGTTATGTGGAAAGAAAAGAAGGGCAACTACAACTCAAGTTATACCAACCATATAATACCAAAGGCTATAAATGGTGTTCTAAGATGGATGCATCTGTCATAGGCTTATGGACAAAGATTCCAGAGTATGGTGATAGAGTTGTTATCTGTTCTTCTATCAAGGATGCATTGGTTATCTCTTGTCAATTACATATACCAACCCTATGTCTTCAAGGAGAGGGATATTCTATGTCTGATACTGCCATTAATGAACTAAAAAGGAGATACAAAAAGATATTTATCAGTTTTGATACTGATGAAGCAGGCAAGATAGATGGAGAAAAATTAGCAAAGCGTACTGGCTTTACTAATATTGTTCCCAATCTAGATAGTCAGAAAGATTTTAGTGACTATTTCAAAGCCTTAGAAGACAAAACACAATTCAAACAATTAGAAAAATTATTCAATTAACAAAACAAGATTATGGAAAGAGAAATTTTGATTGCAAATACAAAGACTCAGAAGAGAAGTAAGGTAACTACTAGTGCTACAACACTTGGAGAATTGAAGGCAGACTTGCGAGCTGCTGGTATTGACTATAATGGTATGACCTTTACAGAAGGTATCTCTAAGACCCAGCTTCTTGATGATGCTACTCAGTTGCCACAGAATGTAATGTATAAGGGACAGCCTACTAATAACTTGGTTATCCTTCTTACCAATACCAAGAAGAATATTGCTTCTGGTACTATGTCTAGAAAAGAAGTGTATCAGGCTATTAAGGACAATAACCTTCAGGATGCAGTAAAGGAAGAGTTTGGTAGAAACTTTACACAGGTTCCTACCAGTGATTTGTTGGTATTCCTTGCACAGGATGGTAATGCTGAAGTAACAGAGACACTTGATGATAAGCCTTCAGACACAGAGAATAATGATATTATTACCTCAGAGGTTAAAGAGGAGGAAACTCCTGATACAGAGGACGAGGATCTTCCTGACTATGTTGATGATATTATTACTGATACTCGTGTAGATTCTACTGTAAATTCCTTGTATGTTCATATTGCCATGCTGGTAGATAATGAAGTCCTCTCCGTTGCAGACCTTGAGGAACTTAGTGAAGATATTGAATATCTCACTAAAGTTGCAAAGAAAGAACAGAATACAATGGAAAAGCTTCCTTCTGAGTGGGCACCAAAGAAGGCAGTAAGTACTTCTGATGGCAGTATTACAGATGATGATATTGATGATATGCTCGATGAACTTGGAGTATAAAACATAACTGTTTGGCATTTAGTTGTGTAAGAGGGTGTGCCATAAGTCTGTGACGCACCCTCTTTATTTTTCAATTAAACAAAGTAGAGTTATGGAATATACAGTAAATCAATTATATCAACATCTCTTTGAGAAACCATTAAGTATCTATGATACTTTCAAGGGGTTCTTTGGTGAGGACTTTGTAGATATACAGACTCATCAAGGAAGAGAATTATCATCATTCAAAGAATATTTATTTGTAAAAATTTGTGATGAAGCATCTATTACAAATGGAGATAAAGATGAAGACTTTAATCTACATTTTGAAATTTCAGCAGAGCAATTAGTAGAACTGGAAAATATTGCTAAAGATAAAAGATTCATTATCTATGTCTGGTGGCCTAGAGTAACTGTCACTAATGAATATAACAAGTCTGTAAATATCCAAGACCTTTATGCTAAGATAGAAATTCAGAATGATGGTACAATTCCTTATGAATGTAATGGCTTTAGACTTAATAGGGCTACTTACACAAGAGAGCAATTCCTAAGTAACTACATGCATAGCCATATCAATACAATACCAAAGAATAACTTCACTCAATTCCAAGTACCATGTTTAGGTAGAGGACCAATAATCAGTACTATTGGAACATTGAAAAATGAATATGATGAAGTTACTTGGATGTTGTTCTGTCAAGAACTTAGCATGTATGTAACTGTAGAATCAATATCAGGTGGTCCATACCATAGAATGGAAACCATAGGAAATGTACCTCAGAATCTTATGTATTCTGGTTATTCTTTTAATTATACAGGTAAAGTAGATTTTCTATCTTTATTTACAAATGATGACTTAAAAAAGTTTATTAAATATTATCTGAAACATGGTCATCTGTCTTTAGGATATATGAATAGTGCATTTACTTGGAGTATGCCATATTATGAATATATTATTGATATTAGTAATTCCTTCATTGACTTCTATAACAAGTATTACAGTACTACAGCAGGAAACTTGGATAACTGCTTTAGCAAGGGTATGTTAAAACAAGTTATTGTTGCTGATGGAAAGTTCTATAATGAAGGTGACTATAATAGTTTTGATATTAATAATTTTAGTGAATACCAAAACAAACTGGTATTAACATTCAAAGGTAAGGAAATACGTACTACCATTATTAATAATAAACAAGGTAGTGAAGCAACTCTTACTATAGTTATTAGTAATAATGTAGCTATGTTCATACTGCAAAAAATTCTTAGAACAATTAATTTCAGATATAAAAATGAACACAATAAATACAGAAGAAACCAAGAAGCTACCCCAGCTTGTGAAAGGGTCCTCTATCTATAAACTCATTGTTCCTGAGAATGTAGAAGAGAAGATAAGATATCTGCTTAGAAAGTTTCCTAGTACTGAATGGTCAGGAGTATTGTTTGTAACTCATGAAGGTTCCTTTGAGAACAATGACCTGGTAATTACCTGTAAGGACATCTACCCTATGGATTTAGGTAATGCAACCTTTACAGAGTTTACAATGAATGAAGATGTAGCTGCATATATGTCTGAAAATATAGAGCTATTTGATTGTGATTTGCAATTAATCCATTCACATCACCAGATGTCAACTCAACCAAGTGGTACAGATTTAAATACCTTGAAAGAAGAAGGTAATGAAAGAAACTGCTTTGTATCTCTTATTGTAAACAATGCAGGAAAGTACTATGCAGCTATTACCAGAAAGGTACAGACTAAATCAGAAGTAACAGTTAAGAAGTTAGGCACATCTTATGAATTTTTTGGCGATGGTTCTAAAGAACTAGAGCATAAAGATGAGACTACAACAAAGGTCATAGAAAAAGAAGTAATTGAATACTTTGACCTTGAAGTAGAAAGACATGAAGTACCTAATACTTTAGAGTATCTTGATGCTAGATTTGATGAGATAGCTAAGAAGAAAACTATTGAAAGAATGAATAATTGGAATTCATCAAATATAGCACCTACAGGTCATTTCTTTGATTGGGTGCATAGCAAACCAGTACCTAAGGAACAGGAACTCTTTGGTGATACCTCTTACATAGAAGTCCCAGAGAAATCATATAAGGATAGCCACATGTTTAATCCATCTATTACTGACGATTGGCAGCCAGATCCTAAGAAGATTCATGCTGCTGTAGTCCACATGATTACATGTAACTTAATTATTAATCCTGAGAAGTTTGACCTCAAACAATGGATTACTAAGCACATGAAGAATGTTTATATCAAGATATTTGGAGAATCAAGTATTTATGAGAGTGAACATAATACATGTGGTGCTTTTAGTGAATGGAGAGACTTTATTATTCAATATACATTGGATTACTTTGATACTTTTGATGTACCTGATGCTATATTTGATAATGGTGATATATTTCAAAGTAGAATAGCACAGGCAATGAGTGATGAAATTATGGAGTTTATAGATGTAAATCCTTATATTGAAGCTTACAATGAAGCTCTTATTTTAAACATTGTAGAATAATTTATGAATGTAAATATGAATGATATTGATGATATTCTTCAAAATTTAGAAATGCCCGTAGAGAATTCTAATAGTTCCCAAGATTCCACTCCAACAGAAGAAACAAATATATCTCTCTCTGATGAAGAACTTAATGAGATTATAGAAGATAATGGTCTCTCAGAGGAATCTGAGGAAGAAGAAACTTATGATGAAAACCAAGGAGAAGGTAATGATATTGATGTAGAAAATGTGGCTGTAGATATAGCTCAAGAAGGAGGAGATATAACAGATGTATTACATTTATTAGTACCAGAGGGAGAAGAACCTCAAGAGGAATCAGTAACTATTACAGAGAACAACATACCTGATGATGCAAAGATTCCTCTGAACTCCCCTACTCTTCTTGTAGATGAATCTACTACCAGATTCTCTGGTGCAGAATGGTTCAATGAAATACAGAAAGCCAGAATCATTGTTGCAGGAATTGGAGGTATCGGAAGTAATGTAGCCTTTCAGTTAGCAAGAATGATTCCTGCAAATCTTACTCTCTATGATGATGATAATGTAGAGATGGTGAATATGGCAGGTCAGTTATTCAGTAATAATAATATTGGAGAATCTAAAGTAGATGCCATAGCCAATATGATTTATAGCTATACCTCTATGAAACAGGTATTGGCTATAAAAGATAAGTTTACTTTAGACAAAGAACCTGGAGATATTATGATTTGTGGATTTGACAATATGAGGGCTAGAAAAACTTTCTTTAATTCATGGTGCAATCATATTTCAAATAAATCAATAGAAGAAAGAAGTAAATGCCTATATCTAGATGGAAGATTAAGTATGGACACTCTTCAGATATTATGTATCAAAGGGGATGATCAGTATAATATTGACAGATATGAAAGAGAATTCTTGTTTGCTGATTATGAAGCTGATATTACAGTATGTTCTAGGAAACAGACTACCTATTTGGCTTGTATGATTGGTTCACTAATGGTTAATCTCTTTACAAACTTTATAGCCAATAGTCTGCATCCTGTCATTCCTTATGATTTGCCTTTCTTTACAGAGTATGATGCACAGAATATGCTATTTAAAACAGAAAGCTAATGAGAGATTTAAAAACTGCAATTTCTTATTGTTTTGAATGTGTTGCTGCTGACAGTTATAGCATAAGTAGAAGCATAAGCTTTACAGATAAATCTTCTTACATGCTAGTACCTACAACAGGTGATAATATTGAAATCCCAACAATGGCTATGTATTCTCTTCCTACATTGGAAAACAAGATTCTACAAAAAGAACCTATAGATGCACTGGTAGTAAATTTGAATAATAATGGAGGATACTCATCATTTAAATCTGTAAGTGCAAGTATTAGAGATGCATTTACAGTCTTGTATAAAAATGCCCATTTGAGAAAGCTGATAACTATTGGTGACCCTGAAAAGACATATTATGGAACCTATGGAGCCATCTTTGATGAGAACTTCAAACCAATAGTAATGCTCTCATGGGAATTAAAGAAAATATATAGGGATGATGATCAAGATCCTTTTAGGTACAAGTTTATCAGACCTATACTTAGAGTAGCTCCTGAAGTATTTATAAACAAAAGCAATACTGTAGAACGATTTATTATCAATCAGATTATTCCTACAGCATTATCAGTAACTTATCTTAGTTCTCCTATCTTTCATAGAAGTATGTTATATGAGAGCAATAGCAGTAACTGTGATACAAAGGTAAAGGTATTGATAGAAAAGATTCCTTTTATTATAAAAGAAACAGATGTTCCATCTATCTCTACTACTAATGAAGAGTTACTTGGTACTGCTTTAAACTATATAGATGAAATAGTAGAATGACAATACAGGAATACTTTGGAGATTGGTGTAAAGTTGTAGATATAACAGAGGCAGAGAGGATAACTAGAAGATTGATAGACTCAAAACAAGTAGTATGTCCTAAGGTAAAGGATATATTCAAAGCCTTTACGCTCTGTTCATTACATGATTTGAAGGCTGTTATTATTGGACAAGACCCTTACCCAGATATAAAGAAGGGTAAGCCTACAGCCACAGGAATAGCCTTTGGAAACTCTAGGGATACTCTTGAATGTGATTATTCACCATCCTTAAATGTCCTTATGGAGTCTGTTATTGATTTCACTCGACCACATGGAAATATTATCTTTGACCCAAGTTTGGAGAAGTGGGAAGCTCAGGGAGTGCTGTTGTTAAATTCAGCACTCTCCTGTCAAGCAGGTAAAATAGGCTCACATGCACTTATGTGGAGACCTTTCATTAAATCCTTTCTCACTAATCTTTCTATGTATGATAGTGGTATTATCTATGTACTGATGGGTTCTGAGGCTCAGAGCTTTGAACCTTACATCAATTCAAAGTATAATCATATTATCAAGATAAAGCATCCATCATGGTATGCAAGGACACACACCAAGATGCCTTCTGACCTATGGTATCAGATTAATGACATTCTCAAATGTCATTATGGCTATGGTGTAGAATGGTATAAAGAGTATAATTTTTTAAATAAAGAAGAAAATGAAGAAGTATTTTATGCAGGAGACTGCTGAAGAATTAGAGTTTGGAGACATGATTGTATTGGACTTGTCTGAAGATATGAAGAATGGTCATACAAAGCACCACCATCTTGAGTGCAAGTTCATACCAGAGTTAGTTCCTATTCTCCTTGAAGAAGGTGTTATTGTAGAAAAGGAAGTTAAAGAGGATAAGCCTCTTGATTTTCTGGATGATGATACACCATGCCCTTTGATGGAAGAGATAATCAAAGCCAATGAGGAACTTGAATTAAAAGTAGATAAACTTGAAAAAACAGTTATCAAGCTTCGTGAAATGGTAGCATCTCTTGCTGTTAAGCCAAAACCTTATAAGAATGCAAGGAAGCAGAACAGAAAATAAGAAGATTATCAATGCCTCTCCTTTAGAGTATGATGGTATCTCCTTCAAGAGTAAATTGGAGAAGATGGCTTATCAAACTCTAAAGGAACAAGGCTTTCCTGTACTGTATGAACCTAGAAAATTCATAATCTGGGAAGGCTTCAGACCTAATGTTCCTTTCTATAATAAAGATGCTAGTACTAGGATGTTGAAGATGGATAGTAAGAAAGTCATAGACATTTCCTATACTCCAGACTTGATGTTTGAGTACAACAACCATCATATCATTATAGAAATGAAGGGGTTTGAGAACAACACCTATCCTTTAAAGAAGAAGATATTCAGGAAATGGTTGGAATCAAACTATCCTAATAGCATTTACTTTGAAATCTTCACGAAGAAACAACTTCTTCAAGCAATAGACATTATTAAGAATTTAGATTAATGGAAATAGAAAAAGAACTGAAAGATATAGCTCTATCTATTACAGAGCTAGAATATAGACAAAGATCGGAACTTTCCTATAGTACTTTGAGCACTTATGAACGTTCTGGTTTTGATGGTTTAGACCATCTGTTTGATAAGATAGAAAGTCCTTCATTACTCTTTGGTAGTGTTGTAGATACTATACTTACAGATGGAATGGATGCTTTTTATGAACATTTTATAGTTCTTGATGTAAATGTTACTGATGGAGGTAAGGACGTTTGCAATAAGTTGCAGGAACTTTATCCTAATATCACTTCTTTTGAGGATTTTCCTGAAGAGTGTGTATCTTATGCAGCAAAGGAAGCAGGTTTTTGGAAAGCTGATAAATGGGATAAAATCCGTTATAGAGAAGTTCTTAAAACTGGTAACATTGCAGAGTACTTCAATGCTTTACAAAGTAGTGGAAAGACAGTAGTAGATTCTGTGACATACAATGATGCTCTTAAATGTGTTGAAGCATTAAGAACCTCTACAGCTACTCAAGGATATTTTGCTCAAGATGATAAATTATCCCCTCTAAGAAGATATTATCAACTAAAGTTTGCTGCAAAGTTTGAGAATGTAGGCTATAGATGTATGGCAGATTTGATTATTGTAGATTATGAAGATAAGAAAATTATCCCATGCGATCTGAAAACTTCCTCAAAGACTGAGTGGCATTTCATGGATAGCTTTGAACAATGGAACTATATGATTCAGGCAAGACTTTATTGGAGAATTATCAAAGCAAACTTGCTTAATGACTCATACTTCAAAGACTTTACCCTTGAAAACTATAGATTCATTGTTGTCAATAGAAAAACCCTTACTCCACTAGTATGGGAGTTTCCTTTAACTCAAGAATTAGGTACCCTTGTTGATAAGAAAGGTAATGAGTATAGAGACCCATTTGAGATAGGTAAAGAGCTTCAGAGTTACTTGAATTTCAGACCTCAGGTACCAAAGGGTATTGATAAAGATGGTATTAATATCATTGATTGTCTGAAAGTAAAAGAATAATATAACTGTATAATAATAGATATAATGTTAATAGTAAAACGTAATGGCACTAAAGAGGAATTTAATCCTGAAAAGATTGAAGGAGCAATCCTTAAAGCATTTAAAGCATGTAACTATAGAATTAGTGAGATGGGCAGAAGGAATATTTCTGAGTTTATTGATAGTCTTGGTAATGATAGTCTCGCTACCATGGATGATCCTATCAAAGAAGAAATCCCTGTAGAATGTATTCAAGATAAGGTAGAGAAGTTCCTGTGTAAGCGTTGGTTTCCTGTAGGTAAGGCATATATGCTTTATAGAGAGCAGCATAAAAAAGCTAGATTGATTAAAGCTAAGCTCCAGTATATTCATAAGTACACAGACTCAAATGATTCCGCAACTAATCTTTCAAATACAGATGACAATGCAAATACCAATGAGAAGAATGCTGCAACTCTTGAAGGAGAACTTTATAAAGACCTGTCACGTACTATACAGAGGTCTCAGATGAAAGAACTCCTTGCAGAGATAAAATCTCCATATAGAGACCAATATGTAAAAGACCTGGAGCATCATATCATCTATCAGCATGATGAGAGCTGTCCTGTCTTGAAGCCTTATTGTAGTGCCTATACACTCTACCCTCTTCTTGTAGATGGAACCACTAATGTTGATGGAACAAAGAATCATGCACCTCATCATTTGAGTTCTTTCTGTGGTCAGTTCCAGAATCTTGTATTCCTGCTTTCTGCACAGAAGAAGGGAGCTGGAGCTTATGGTGAGTTCTTCAACTTCTTCTCATATTTCTGTGAGAAAGAATGGGGATTAAACTATTGGCAGAAGCCTGACCTTGTAGTTACCAATGAATATAATCAGGAACAGAAGACTATTGGTATGATTATTGACCAGCATTTTCAGTCAGTAACTCATTATCTTAATCAACCGGCAGGCAACAGAGGATATCAATGTCCTTTCACTAACTTCAATGTATTTGATAGTTACTATTGGCATACAATGTTTGATGACTTCTATTTCCCTGATGGCACTCAGCCTCATTGGGATGCAGTCAACTGGCTTCAGAAGAGATATATGAAATGGCTCAATGAAGAGAGAACTAAGACATTATTGACTTTTCCTGTTATGACTGTATGTTGCCTTACAGATGAGAATGATGTTCTTGATAAGGAATATAAGGATTTCATCACTACTCAATGGGCTGAAGGTGATTCCTTCTTTGTGTATCTTTCAAAGAATGCAGACAGTATCTCTTCTTGCTGTAGATTACGTAATGAAGTTACTGATAATACCTTTTCTTCTACTACAGGTCTTACAGGAGTACAGACTGGCAGTTGTAATGTAATGACTCTTAATCTTAATAGAATTGTTCAAGATTGGTTCCATACTATTCCCAACTATGAAGACCATATTGTCAAAGGAAAATGTGCATGGCCAGAAGATTGGAATAGTAGTTTAGGGATTAGAACTGGGTTGCAAAAATATCTTGAAGTTATCCTTGATAGAGTCTATGATTACCAGAAAGCCTATAAGACTGGTCTTTACAATATGGATAAACAAGGTATGTTCCCTCAGACAAGAGCTGGTTATATTAATTTTGATAAGCTATATTGTACCATTGGTGTTAATGGACTTAATGAAGCTGCAAGATTCCTTGGACTTACAGTTAGTAATAATGAGGCATATATGAGCTTTGCTTCTTGGATTCTTAATGTTATTAAACTGTATAACAAAAAGCACTCAGAGAAGAAGTTTAAATTCAATTTAGAGCTGGTACCTGCTGAATCTCTTGGAGTTAAGAACTATAATTGGGATAAAGCTGAAAATTACTGGGTTCCAGATGATGAGAATCTGTATAACTCCTATATTTATGATGCTCATGATGATACATCTGTTCTTGACAAGATTGCTATACAGGGAGGAAAAATTGCAAAGTCTATTGATGGTGGTCAAGCTAGTCATATTAACCTAGAAGATAATCTCGATAAGGAGCAGTACACTAAGTTATTAGAGTATACTGTACAGGTTGGTAACAGCTTTATTACTTTCAATATACCTCAGACTCAATGTGATGATTGTGGTTTCATTGCTAAGCATCTATTCACGTATTGTCCTAAATGTGGTAGTGGAGAAGTAACACCATGGACAAGAATCGTAGGATATTTAAGACCTATTAAAGCATGGTCTGAAGCTCGTCAGTTAGAAGGACTTAAAAGAGAATTTACAGAGAAAAATAAAGTATGCTGAAATATTTATACTGCAAAGAAGTATTTGCAGAAGTACCCTCAGAAATAACTCTGGGGGTATCTATTTCTGGTTGTGCCATTCATTGTCAAGGATGTCACTCCAGGGAACTATGGGAAGATAAAGGTACACCTCTTACTATAGAAGAGTTACAGAGCCTATTAGATAAGCATAAAGGTATTACTTGTTTATGCCTCTTTGGTGGAGAAGCAGATATAGATGTCTTGACTGAGTTATTCCAATATGTTTATAAGAAGGTAAAGACTGCATGGTATTGTGGCTTGGATATGATACCAAAGGATAAACTGGGTATTATTCAGTATTTAGACTATCTGAAGCTTGGTCACTATGACCATGAGCTAGGAGGATTAGACTCTCCTACTACAAATCAGAAGTTCTATCAGATAGAACACTTCCCTAATGGAGAATATATGAAAGTAGATTTAACAAACAAATTTAAAAAGTAAAAATGAAACAGAAGATATATATTAAGAGATTTAGTAAAGATGTAGAACTCCCTAAAATTATTAATAAAGGAGATTGGATTGACCTTAGAAGTGCAGAAGAAGCAACACTGAAAGCACCAGTCACAAAGACTGTATCAAAAGGTAAACCAAAGGAAGTTGAGTTTAGTACAGCTCTTATTCCTCTTGGAGTAGCTATGCTGTTACCTGATGGTATGGAGGCAAATGTAGTTGCTAGAAGTGGTACCTTCAAGAATTATAGTGTTCTACAGACTAATGCCTATGGAGTTATTGATGGTGGAGAGTTTGGATATAATGGACCAAATGATGAATGGAAGTTCCCAGTAGTAGCTCTTAGAAATACAACAATAGCAATCAATGATAGAGTATGTCAATTCAGAATCCAGCTTAGTCAGAAGGCAACTATGTGGCAGAAATTGAAGTGGCTGTTTACTAGTGGCATTGAAATTATTGAAGTAGACAATCTTCCAGAGAAAGAAGATAGAGGAGGCTTCTCAACAACAGGAACTAAATAAAGTAACACCATGAAGATAGCAATCTTAGATTATCAAGATGGAAGCATCACTATCAAGGATGTTCCAAAGGAACTGGAAGAACTTGATGGTGATGATATTCTAACCAATATGGGATTTTGTCAGAACACTACAGAATATATGATAGTAGATGACCAGTTACCTATTAGTATTGAAACTAAAGGTTGTACTATTTACACAGCATTAAAATAAAAAGCATGATTAAAAAGATTATTCATAAATTTCTCAACATTCATCCTGATGCAATGTCCTTTCAGAATTCAATGGACCTTGCAGAATTACCAGTAGTAACATTCCGTCAAGGAGATAAGAAGATTAATTTTCTCCTTGATACAGGCTCTAATAATTGTGTTATTGATAGCAATATCCTAAAGAGCATTGACCATAAAATGCTTGATGTAGAAACTAACATCTTAGGGCTTGAAGGTAATGCTCAGAAAACTGGAGTATGTACTATTAAGATGTCTTATAAAGATAAGGAATATGAGTATCCTTATGTTATTCAGGACATGAGTGCAGCCTTTGATTCCATTAAGAAAGAAACTGGAGTTACAGTTAATGGTATACTTGGCTCAAAGTTCTTCAATGAATTTAAGTATGTCCTTGACTTTGATGAATTGATAGCATATAGTAAGGAATGATATATTTTGTATCTAAGCAACAGTCTCTATTTGAAAGTGAAAATTATAAACCACTATCAATAGAAGAATCTATAGAGATGATTAAGTCCTGGAAAATCTTCATGTTTGATACTGAAGGTACAGGACTTGATTGTCATATAGCAAAAGTGCTACTTATGCAATTTGGAAAGATGGATAAATCAATTCAGATTGTAGTAGATTGTACAACTGTAGATCCTTTACTCTATAGAGAAGTTATAGAACAGGGCTTTCTTGTAGGACAAAATCTTAAGTATGATGCAAAGATGCTGATGGCAATAGGTATTTTTATAAGAAAGTGCTACGATACCATGATAGCAGAAATGCTTAGATGCTTTGGATTTCCTAGAATACCAGTTTCTCCAGAAGAATATGAAGAACAAAAGTATGATTTTCCTTATCATACAAAGTATACAAAAGCAACAAAGGATAAACCTAGTTATCCCTATTATGAGTTAAGCTTTGCTCTTGATGCTTTAGGATATAAATATCTTGGAATTAACATAGATAAATCCATCAGAGGTACTATTAAATATGTAGGTATAACAGAAGATGTAATAATCTATGGTGCTAATGATGTCATCCATTTAGGTGACATTATGAATGCTCAAATAGAATATTTTAAATCTATTAATGCTATGCTTGCTCTACAGATAGAGTGTAGTGCAGTCTTGTCTCTTGCTTACTTTGAATATTGCGGAGTTAAGATTGATGAAGATAAATGGATGAAAATCTATAAAAGAAACTGTACTGACCTTCAGAAAACAATAGATGCTCTTAATACTTTTGTTGTAAACTTAGGAAATAGGAAATTTATCAGAGAGGCTATTCAGTTAGATTTATTCCAAGATGTAGATACTTCTAGTAAATCAAAGTGTAATATTAATTGGAGTAGTACTGATGATGTTGTTCCTCTTCTAAAGTATTTAGGCTTTAACACAAAGGGTTGGAACAAAAAAAAGAAGGAAGAGACAGAAAGCAAAGGTGCAGACCTTGTAAAGAAGCAAAAGAGTATCAATCCTGAATTTGCAGATTTATATCTAGAATACTCTAGATTAGATAAACTTTGTTCTACTTATGGTCCACAATATACTAATGCAGTAAATCCTAAGACAGGAAGACTTCATACTGAATTTCGTCAGCTAGATACTGTAACAGGAAGATTGTCTTGTGGTTCTCAAAAGCAGAATGAAGATTTAGCTAAACTAAAAGGTCTCCCTTTAAAACCGAGAAAAGGACATCCTGAAGATGTATGTGCTTACCCTCAGATTCAGAATCTCCCTAATACTGATGAAGTAAGATCCTGCTTCATTGCAGAGGAAGGTAATGACTTTATCTCTATAGATTATAATAGTGAAGAGTCAAGACTTCTAGCAAGTCTATCGGGAGACAAAGGTATGCTTGAGGTATTTGAGAAAGGTTATGATATGCATAGCTATGTAGCTTGGCTAATATATCCAGAAAAGATACCTAGAGATATTGACATTAGAGATATTAAGAAGAAATACCATGACCTTAGACAATCTGCAAAAGGACCAGAATTTACATTTGCTTTCCTAGGTAACTGGGCAACTCTTGTTGGAAACTATGGTATGCCTAAGGAAGAAGCTATGCAGATAGAGGACAATTATAAGAAAGGTTTTGCTGGAGCTACTAAGTATCAAGATGAATGTAAGAAGTATACTGAAGCTACAGGAATTATCAGAGTATGTAGAGAAACTGGACATATTTCTAGATGGTTGGACTGGAAGAAATGGTATGCTAGACAACGCTCTAAAGAGTTTTGGGATAGTTATAGAGAAAGAAAAGAAGCTGGATTACCAAGAAGTAAAGAAGCCGATGAACATTTTGCTGCAAGGAATAAATATGATAAGAATAGTGTCAATAGTACTACACAAGGATTAGGTGCTGTAATATTTAAAGAGTTCACTTATAAACTATACTTATGGATTCTTGATAAAGGTTACCAGAATAAGGTAAAATTCTGTGTACCTGTACATGATGAAATTTGTGAAGAGTGTCCTAAGGAACTTACTCAAGAAGTAGTAAAAGCAACTAAGCACTTTATGGAAACTATTGGAGCAAAGTATTGTCATAGGCTCCCACTCCCAGCAGAAGAAGAAATTGGTCCATTTTGGAAACATTAATTATGGTTTTAACAGAAGAAGAATTAATAGATATTTGGAAGTACTTCCAATATTGTTGCCTACCTTCCATCACTATGGCTAGGTATGCTTACTTAGATTACATTGAGGACATCAAGAAAGAAAAGATGTTCTATAGGCATGAAACTAAACAGGTTATCAATAAGATAGGTAAATACTTGGAAGCACTTCCTAATAGACTGATGGATGTAAGTAGTCAGAATGTAAGGTATATGAACATCCTAAGTGATAACATAGAGGAACAGTTTGAAGAAGGGGAAGAAGAACTACATAGAGCAATCTTTATTTCGTTTAGAAATGCTAAATGGAAACATGCAGAATGTTTAGCTTCTCTCCATTATATCCTAACTATGATGAGTATTGCTTCAGCAATATTCAATCAATGCTGTGAAGATTTAAAAAGACTTTCTGGGAAGGATGCTACTGAAGCTTTTCACATTTATAGCTTATCTGAAACTTCAGTAGAATGGCTTAAGATTGTCAAGAAAGCCAATACTATGTTTGATAATAATAAGAAAGCTGAGGCTATAGATTTAAATAACATCAGATGTACCAAGGCAGTAGATGCCATCAGAAAGAAACTGGCTGATATAGAAACCTTACGTATAGCTATGAGGAAATCTTATCCTTGGAGTTTTAACTATAAAGAAGGTATTCCTTTTGAGGAATCTGCTGACTATCTTATAGTAAATAGTAACAATCAAAAATTTGATAAATGTGGTTAAAGTAATGGAATTTATAAGAACATTCAGAGAGAAGCAACAGACTTCTCGGCAGAATACTATTTTAGCAGAGGCACATAATGCTATCTGCCTAGCTGACTTTGATGATACAATCTACATTGCTTACAATGGAACACCTCTAGTACCTGTAGAGAATACATGGACTCAAAAAGAGATTCTAGCAAAGTTAGAAGAAACTCGCAATAGCTTTATTAATTATAAGATGAAGCAGATTAATCAGCCAAAGGTAGCAGCAATGCTATAGTAAAGAACATTAAAATCAAATAGTTATGCTAATAGAAGTAAAAGTAAAGGTTGCCTGGAAGATAGATGGAAAGGTAAAGAAGAAAATAGAGACATACATCCTTGATAAGGAAGTATTTGCAGAAGCAGAATATGAAGTATTGTCTCTTCTTAATCAAGATAAGATTGATGGAGAAGTAGAAGACTTTGAGATTACAGGCTTGAAACTGTCTGTTGTCAAGGAAATCATTACCCAGTATGAAGGGAACTATACATTCATAGCAACTCTAAGGGATACTACCCTACTTGATGATGGTAGCGAGAAGACTATTAAATATAAAGTTCTTCTATGGGCTAATAATATTGCAGAAGCTATGACTCATACTAGAGAAATTTCTCAACAAGGTTATGATATGCAGATAGATGGTCTTAAGGAAGTGAATTATACATACTTAAATTCTCAGGAAAATGAAGAATCAGAGTCCACAGAAAATCAACTCCCAGAAGGAGCTTGATGATTTAATCAAGAATGTAAAGGGAGGATATCCTTTAGAATGCTTTGTTCTCCTTAACTTTGGAGCAAGAAGTTCTAAGGACATATCTCTTAATGAGAATAATGATTATCATATCTACAATGAAATAGACGACTCAGAAGAAACTATAGTACATAGTCAACTTATGAGTTCATTCATTGGAGAAGCAATTAGTAAAGGAGCATTATATAAATATTAATATGATACAAAAAGGAGATAAATTTATATGCATTAAAGATGTCATGATGAATGGTGACCCAAAGGACATTGTTTATCGTAAAGGTAAAGTCTATATTTGTGAAGAAAATGAGTGTATAACGGATGAACAAGGAAATATAGGCCATGTTTGGGAAGAATATAGTAATATAGAGAATAATAATCTAGAAGATTATTTTATAAGAGTACCAGAAGAGTTTGTATCTCAAGAATCTACACCTCAAAAGGAAATGGTTAATCATCCTTTGCACTACCAAGGTCTTGAAGTAAATGGTACTAATGTAGAATGTATTGAGGCTATGAAAGGACTTAAAGGTTGGTATAATACAGCCATCTTCTGTGAACTGAATGCCTTCAAGTATAGTTGGAGAGTAGGTGAAAAAGATATGATTCCTCAGGAGCTTGGTAAAATTGCCTGGTATGGAGACAAAGCTAAAGAGCTATGGAATAAAGCTTTACGTTGGCTATATCCTAAGAATGGGCATAAGTATGCTATCGTAAATCAAGGTGCTACAAGAATGAAGAATCCTACTAATGGAGAATGGATAGATGCTGTTGTTTATACTGATGGTAAGGGATTCTATGTAAGAGAAGCTAGTGATTTCAATAATAAATTTAAGTTAGAAAAATGAGTTTAAATTTATATATCTACAGTAAGACTCCTGTGCTTCATAGAGGTACAGGAGTTTATATTAGAGATAAGGGAGAAACAAGAGAGCTTGAAACAAAGCAGGAAGTTCTTACTTATTTCCCTGATATTGATCCTGATGATATTGAGGAGAAGACTTATGAGAGTAATACTTATTTCCATATTAATCTCACTCATAATCTGACAGATATGGCTGATGAATGTAAGGCTATAGGTAAATGTATCTCCAAGAAAGAAAATAGTACAGTAACTCTCTATGACCTTCTATGGCATCCTGAAGATAACCTAGGTATTAAAACTCCTAATATGGACTATCTGGAAGATGTGATGAGATGCTATAGAAAACTATTGAAGGAAGAAGATTTCTTCAAAGACTTCAATCCAGATAATGGTTGGGGAACCTATGATCAATTACTTAGAGGAACTAAGGAATATATAAAAGCTCTTACATCTATCTCTGATGACTTTGAGAACTATACTATTTATGCTAGTACATAAACTAATTGATTATGGATGATAAAGATATTATATATGATGATTTCTCTGATTTCCCTAACTATGCAAGAGAACTTCATAAGTATAGTAAATCACCAAGAAACTGCAAAGTGAAAGGTCTTCTTGTTGAACTCTATAATCTTGATGGTCAGCTTCTAGGTTCCTTTGATTCTATTGCAGAAGCATCTAGAGAAACAGAAATTCCTAAAAATATAATTAGCATCTGCTGTTACTTTAACAGAAGGATAGGAGATAAAATCTTTATGTTTAAAGGTGATTCCTTTGAAGATAAGAAAAGAGAAATTGAAGCCAATAAGTATAGAGATGGTTCAATTATAAAAAGAAATTCTATATGGATTAAAGAGTATTCACTCAATGGTACTGCAATCACTTATTGGAGTACTCCACTTGAAGCAGCTAAAGCCTATGGTCTCAGAGCACATGATATATCAAGATGCCTAAAAGGAGAAAGGCTTACTGTTGGTGGTAAGATATTCCTTCCTTCATTGGAACCAATATCAAAAAGACTTAATAGAATTAAAAAGAAAAAGAAATGAAAGATAATTATCCAATTGGAGCTGCTTTAGATCCTTCTGCTCCATATAACCAATCAGATCCAGAGCCTGTAGAAGTGGATTGCTGTGTATCTTATAGCTTGAGTAAATCAATGCCTGTAAAAGTTCATAACTATAATATATCTGAGGAGTACGAATCAGACATAGATAATGAGGGGCATAGATACTGTCATAAATTTAAGGAGAATCACTTTGATGATACCAACTTCATTGAAGAGTTTAAGAATGATAGTGATGCTCTTGGGATTCCTATCCTACTTAGGGAATTACAGAATTTATGTAAAGAAAACATAGAAGTACGTAAGAGACAAATAGAAATAACCAAGAATGTTGATGGCTATGAATTTATAAAAATACTTGAAAAAGATATTCTACACTATGAACTTCTTATAAAAGCTTCAGAAGGCTGGATTGTGGATGAGTTAGATGTATGTCAAGAGTAATTAAATAGAAGTGTTATGATTACAGATTTATCAATAAACTATGAATATGAGGGACTTCAATACTTTATCAAAGTGCCTTCAGATGACAATAACCTTCCATATAACCTAGCAGAAGCATTCAGGGAAGTTATTGAGAAATCAAATGCAAATCCTGATATAGTGATAGAACAGTTGATTCAGAATTTTGGTTATGTAACTAAAAAGGTAGATTTATGACAAAGAATAGTATAACATTAAGTCCTAAACATGGTGTTAATCCATCAGTCTTATGCTGCATTTGCTGTGGGAAAGACTATGGTGTAGCCATGTTAGGAAAACTCAAAGGAGACAAGGAAGCTCCAAGAGAAATATTCCAAGGTCTTTGCAATGATTGTGAAGGGGTTGTTAAGCAAGGTGGAGCTATGATTATTGAAGTAGTTGATGGTGAAACTTGCAATAATCCTTGTAGAACAGGAAGACTAGTAGGCGTATCTAAAGACTTCAAGGAAAGAAACCATCTTGAAAACTCTATCATGTATATGCCAAGGTCTTTATTCTCCAAAGTCTTTGGTGAAGTGAATTTCAGTAAACAATAATTCTTAAAGTGTAAAGCTATGTACTTAGATAATGGAAGAGAAATATATGAATGTGACCAATATCCAGGTTATTACATAGATGCTAATACTGGAGCTTTCTGTGATGAGGATGGTCACTATATTGGAGGTAATATAGATGAAGGTGATAAACCAGGAGGTAACCATATTAATATATGTACTAGAACAGTATGGGTATCTAAATCTGGCAAGCTGTATTACCCTGAAAGAAATAAGACTGCTACCATTCCTTTGCCTCTTGAGGAAGCTAGAAGAAGAAGGTATAAACCTTCAGCAGGTTATAAGAATTATATAATTAAGCAAATTAGGAAAAGAAACTAAAAGATTAAACAAATGAAGTTAATTAATCCATCAGTAGAACTCATTACTCAGACACCAGGTCTTGAGGGTATTTATAAACAAGTTGAACGTGTAGGTAGGGTTTGTTATAAGTCAGAAGATAAAATTACAGAAGATAGTGCTAAGCCATTTGTAGAGAGAATGGTTAAGATGCAACACTATGCAATGCTAGAACATGGTACTGTATATTTAGCTGCTCCATACAATAATGAAGATTTGATTTTCTGGAAAGTAGCAAATAGTCCATATAGTAAAGGTGTATGTGATGATGAATCCAATCTGCTTTGTCTTACCACAAACCTCAGAGTAATAACAGAATTAAATGCTTGGGAAGTTATTGACAAATATCTTTGTGAACCAACAGAATCTCATGTTAAGAGAATCTGTTTAAAGTTTACTACATCTATTGGAGTATCAAGAGAATTTAATCGTCATAGAACAGCCAGTATAGCAGAGCAAAGTACTCGTTACTGTAATTATTCTAAAGAAAAGTTTGGAGGAGAAGTAACTTTTGTAATACCTTCTTGGTTAAATTTTAAAGAAGGTAGTTATAACCAAAGAGACTATGATAAAGACTTCTATACTAATGATAGTCCAGAATATAGTTATATGATACATCTTCTTACAGCAGAAGCTACATATCTTAAACTCATCAATGATGGATGGCAACCTCAGCAAGCAAGAGAAGTTCTACCATTAGCTACTGCAACAGAGGTAGTATATACTGCTTTTGAAGATGACTGGAAACACTTCTTTAGCCTAAGATATAGAGGTACTACAGGACTTCCACATCCTAACGCTCAACAGGTAGCTTTTATGGCACATAATTTGATTCTTAAAGAGCTAGGAAAGGACTTGTAATATGAGTAGTTATCTATCAATTTATATTGTTCCTAAAAGGAAATCAGATAAAGAAGAAAAGAAGCATATCATTGTAGCAGCATTCTCTCGTAATTCTGAAATATATCAATACTTTAATGAAAATATACATCTTGCATATAATGGTAACAAGGAGCATCCTTATACTATTATAACAAAAGATAAGATAGAGGATGTTATAACTGATTTAAGCAGAGATATAAGTAGTTCTAAAGATAGACTTATGGAGTGTGAGAAGTATGCCAAGGACAATCCTGACTATATTCAGGAAATCATAGAACTTAAGCAATATATCTCTAACCTTCAATATACCCAAGGAGAAGTATGCTTTATAGAAGAGATGATAGATGGTATTGATTTCTATGAAGAGATAGAAGAAGTATGTTGTAACATTGATTAAAATATGAATAATGATTTTAGTAAAAAGAAGGTAGATTATAAAATAAAAATAAAGAATACATATACAGAACCTCTTACTGAAGAGTACCTTATACAGGTTTGTAAAAAGCTATTTACTTCAACATCAGAAGAATTACAAGCACAAGCTGAAAGAAAGAAGAAGGTAAGTAGAAATATTGATTTCTTTATGCATCTTCCTACGTATGCAGTATTAGAGAATTTTTCCCAGGAAGAAATATTAATTCTATCTTATATAGTAGGTCAAGCTGCAACTGGTAATCTTCCTATTGTAGGACAACAGGGTATAAAAACTATGGAGAAAGCTATTGAATACATTGATTGTCAATGTCCTTTAAAAGATAGCTTCTATAACCATGTTTTAAGTATTTATTGTGAATTTTTATAAAGAATGTAATATGAAAAGAACAAAATGGATTGTAGGAGTAAGAAATAAACTCTCCTCATTGGCAATGGAATGTGATTCCTATGCCGCTATTGAAGAATCCAGAATGAGAGATTCTGAAAGACAGACTCTTCAGAATATGTTAAGTAAAGCTGTTGAATGGATTGACAGTAAGATATAATACTAGGCTGAGGAGAGTATCACCCTACTCTCCTTGGCTTAAACAAAGAAACCCGTTAAATAATATAAAGATATTGATTAAGTAAGGCCTTCTCTTTAGGAATTTACTTATCTTTGCCTCAAAATTAAATAATAAACAATTTATGGGATGCGTAAATAGAAGCAGTAAAGAGTTCAAGAATCTATTCACAAGAAATAATGTGGATAGTAATACTCTTGAGCTTATTACTCACAAGTATTGGTTAGAAGCAGGAAATGAAACTCTCTTTCCTACAGATATTTATATTCAAGCTCAGCTTGGTAATACACATTATCAGGAGTCAGGTAAGTCTGTAAGGAAACTATGGGAGATGAGATATAATGCTCCACAGGAGTTTAAGTCTCTTAGAGAACTTCAGGTAGCTAGGAAGGAAGCATCAAACTTCTTCCCTCAGTCAGCTATTGTTCATTACAGAAATGCTAAGGGAAACTATGTACTCTCTGTTAAGAGACCTGTGGAGACTGTTAACTATGACAAAGATAACTTCTTTGAGGAACTAGATAATATGGGTTCTGTCAAGGATATTAAGAAATTGAATCTTGGTATTAAGGAGAATCAGACTTATACTCTTGATAAGGTGCAAGAGCTATATCATAGATTCAATGAGGATAGAACTTCAAAGATGCTGGCAGATAAAGTCTTTAGTATTGCTAAGGACTTAGGTCTTGAAGTAACCTTTGGAGAAACTCTACCTTTTGGTACTATTGGTAAGTACACCAACAACAATACTATCATCTATAAGAAGTCTTTCCTTGAAAGAGATATGATGAATAGTATGAAGGCTCCTATTATCCTTCATGAAGTACTTCATGCTCTCTCTATGTATGCACTTTCTAATCAGACTAAGAATTGGAAGAGAAGTGAAGATTTAGAGAAGTTCAGAACAGAAATGAACTCCCTATATCAAGACCTTAAGACTAATCCTATCTTAAAGGGTGAGAGAGGTATTGTCGATGTTTTTGAATTTGTTGCAGAACTTGGTAATCCTGTCTTTAGAAGTAAGATTCAAGAAATTGACAAGCAGAATAAGGATAAGAAGTCTTTCTGGTCTAGAGTACTTGATGCCTTCAAGACTCTTCTTGGCCTTCATACTTCCAATACATACTATCAGAGGTCAATGAATGCCTTGGAGAAAGCTCTTGATGCCTTTGATATTGATACCTATATGAGATACAATGGTATCAAGAATCCTTTAAGAAAGGGATATAATGAGAAGGAATGGGACTTCAGAACATTGTCTGATGATGAATTGAAGAAGGAAATTGTTCATGACTTTAATAAAGAGGTGTACAATGAAGAGTTACAAACTTTAAAGAGCAAGGCTATTGCTAATGGTACCTTTATGAAGGCACCTAATGGTAAGAACTCTAATCTTACAGAGAGACAGTGGCTTCAAGTTAGAACAAAAGCCTTCAAAGAGTGGTTTGGTGATTGGGAGAAGGAATATACACCTCCTAGACAATATGACTTATCTACTTGGGAAAGAACAGGAGAGTATGTAGATGTATTAGGAAAAGACTTTTTAGGAAATACTTATTCTACTTCTAATGAAATATTGTCTCATCCAGTAGAAAGAAAAGAAACTTCAAAAGAAGACCCATTTGGTTTTAATAGTACAGGAGTATCTAAAGCTATAAAGGTAGGAACATTAGTAAACAGATCAAATCCTTTAAATGGAATATGTCAATTTACAGCACAAAGAGTGCAGGCTTTCTTAAAGGATAGATATGGGATTAATGCTCATACTAATATTATAAATGCAAAAAGTCCTGTTACTGGAGAAACCATAACTCATCATGTAGCAGTATTGAGCATTGATGGTAAACCTTATATATATGATATGCCTCAAACTGAGTTTATTTCTACAAATGGAAATACATTCAATGTAGGTAATAAAGAATATAAGGAAGCTGTCATTACAAAAGAGTATTCTCCTAGGTTAATTGAGATTACAGAAGAGTCTTTGTTGAAAAACTATGGGGACTCTAATAATACCCAAATATCTGTTATTAAAGATACAGCCAAATTAAGTGGCAATATAAAATCATCAGATATTGAGGCTAATTATATCCCTGCATATTCTTCAGATGTTTCTAAAGTAGTAGATGAAAATGGAGAACCTTTGGTTGTCTATCACTATACTGATAATGAAAATCTGACTGAGTTTAGCACAGAGTTTGATAATTTCTTTTCAAAGACAGGTGGTACTAAGAATGCCATATTCTTTACCACAGATAATGTTGTACCTGGTAGTGAAGATAATTTCTTAACTAACAGAAAAGCAAAGTTATCACTGTTCTTAAACATAAAAAACTTAGAAGTATTTCATGGTACTAAGGATGACTTGCACAAGCAGGGAACTTCTTATAGAGAGATAGTAAATAAATCATCTAAAAGAAAGGGGTCTGAAAATGGTATAGTCCTTACTGGTTTTGATGATAATAAAAAAGAGAATCAAACTATATATGTTGTTCATAATCCCAATCAGATTAAGTCAGCAACAGGCAATATAGGGGCATTCTCTAAGACAAATAACAACATTGCTGATTATGCAAAGACTGGTGAGTTTGTTAGTACTATGTCCGGCAAGGAACTTAAAGATGAGTTATCTCTTATTGAGCAGGAAAGTGCAGATTATGATTTGGTAAACAATATACCAGAAGATAATAAACACAGCGGAAAAGCTGTGCCTCAAGACTTTACATTTGCTGATGGTACTACAGTCAAAGCACCATTCAAGCCTAATGCTCAGCAGATAGATGCTCTTAATGAGATGGATAGATTTATGAAGTCTAATGAGACATCTATGACTCTTAGTGGTTATGCTGGTACTGGTAAGACTTCCCTTATGGAAATGATTGCCAAGAAAGGACAGAAACAGAATAGACCTGTTATGTTCTGTGCTACAACCAATAAGGCAGCAGCAGTACTTAATGATAGAGTATCTAAGGCAGGCTTTAAAGCATCTACATTAAATAAGGTGTTTGGTATCAATGTAGAAGTAGATTCAAGTAAAGCTTATAATGCAAGAAATCTGGTGAATGTCTTGAAGGATGTAGATATTATGCCAGGTACTACCATTATTATTGATGAAGCTTCTATGATCAATGAGGAGAACTATAAAATCCTCAATGATATTGCCAAGGAACATCGTCTGAAGATTATCTATGTAGGTGATGAAGCCCAGCTGGCTCCTGTCAATGAAGATAAAATCTCCAAGGTCTTCAGAAATGGTGAAGGTAAAGTCATCCGTCTTACCCAAGTAGAAAGAACAGATGACAATGCTATCCTTAAGGAAGCTACAGCTATCCGTAATGGAGAACCTTTGTCTAAGGTATCATCATTCAATAGTAAAGGTGAAGGTGTTGCATATATCTCTCCTCAGCATCAAGATGCTATCAATGAAGTTATTGATAAGTATGTTAAAGGCTTGAAGCAGAATCCTAATTACTTTAGAATCCTTGCTTATACCAACAAGGCTGTAACTGCTTATAATAATCAGGTAAGAGAACTCTTAGGTTATGACTCGCCTATTCCACATGTAGGTGAACCTATGACAGGCTATGCTAACTGGGGATATGAATGGAGAACCAAGAGTTATAGATTCATTAACTCTGAATCATACAAAGTAACTCAGGTAGGTAAACCTACTACAGTACAAACCAGATTAGACAATGGTACTCCTGTAGTAATGCAGGCTGTTCCTATTACTCTTGAAGACTCATTAGGTAATATAGATACATTCAACTTCATGGACATTAAGAACAATGCTCAGAATAGACAGAGTGCTATGATTCTTGCTAATGAGAAGAAGAGGTTATGGAATGAAGCTAGAAGAGCCTATGGTAGAGAAGCTAAGGCAGCAGTCTATGCTAAGATTAATACCATTGATTCTTTCCTTTTTGTCAATGATAACATTGAAGATAATAGTCATAACCTTTTACAGGCTAAGACCATTGACTTTGGTTATGCACTTACCATTCATAAGTCACAAGGTTCTACCTTTACCCATGTACTGATGGATGATGTAGATGTATCTAGAGCTTCTATGAGTAGTAATAATGCAGCCAATGCTATAGAAATGGTTGACCTTGGAGAAGAATCTAGAAATGATGCAGCCAATGCAGAGTTAAAGAGTTCTGAAGAAGTTGATTTAGGGGACCTTAGTGATGTAGAAGTAGAGAATACTCAACCTGACCAAGCAGCTAATATCAAGCAGCAACTTGAATATGTGGGTGTATCTAGAGCTACTGATACAGTTACTATCATTAGTAATAATGTAAAGAAGGAAGGTTCTCCTTTACATCTTGATAAAAATATCAAAGATAACACAATAAATTCAAGTAATTCACGTTCTAAAAATAAAAATTCAAAAGAAAATGGAACAGAAGAATACAAAACAACAGATGAGTTTAGAAGAGTTCAAGAAGGAAGCCGTAGGTTTTCTGAAAAAGGAATATCCGATTTTAATGAAGGAAGACGCAGCCTTAATGACCAGGATAGAGAAAGAATCGGAGGGATTCTGGGAAGACTCTTGGAGTCCAACAGCAATGGTAGCTGGCATGGTGTCCAATCTAATTTAACTCATACTAACAAAGATGGAAGTATAGGTTCATTCAATATAGGAAAGGTAGATGGGAACCTTTTCCATGATATATTTGAAGTTACAAAAACCTATCTCTATAATGGTGAACTAGTAGATTTACATGATGATTATTCTGATTGTAACTGCTATATAACTTCTGATGGTTTATGTGGCTTTGCCATTGAACCAAATGGTAATCTTGTAAGTGTGTTCTCCCTTAGCCCTAGAACTAACAAAGGTTTCTTATATGCAATACGAGATTTCATAAAGCAAGAGGGGGCTACACATTTGGATGCTTATGAAAGTAAGAAGCAACCATTACAAGAAATGTACTCTAAGACATTAGGTTTCCATACTGCTGCAACCATGGATTACAATATGGAGTATGACCATGATAACATTGCAAAGAACCATGGTAATCCTCAGGTTGTATTTATGGTTGACCATGAAGTAGCAGAGCCTAAGCACTTTAATAAAGATTCTTATGATGCTGCTAATCAATATCAGTTAAGTCAGCTATCTAAGGATGTAGATGGTTTATACTCAGAAGATGGTAAATCACCACTTACTATCTATCGAGGATATGCCTTAATGGAGAATAGAGAAGCTAAATCTCTTAATGAAACCGTAGGAAAGACAGCAGTAGATTATGATGAAACTCTTAAGGGAGCACTCTACTTTACATCAAGTGAAGAAGAAGCTACTGATTATGCTAAGAGTAGAACAGACAAATCTTCTGAACCTCCTACAGCAGAGCATCCTGAAGGCAATAGAATCAATAGACACTATACTGGGAATTATGCTAAAGTTAGCAAATTCCATATTCTTTCTACTGCAAAAGTAGAACACTACAAAGATATTAGAGATTATATAAAGAATGGAAGAAATACTACAGCTGATGTTATTGTGCTTGACAAGGGAACTTTGTGGGCAGATAATACAGAATATATAGTGAAGAATCCTGATGTTATAGTCTTTGATAATAATAAAGGAACTGAAACAGAAGTAACTAATCCTTCTTTCCCAGAAGGACAGACACAGAAAGTTTCTCTTCCAGGTTATGAATACTTTAATGAACTCTATGATGAGACACCAATAGATGCTGCCTGGAAGATACCTTATTTAAAGGAATTGGATGCACAGTTATCTATGGAGAACTCATTTGAGGAAAATCAAAACATTATCAATCAAATGGACACAGTGCTTCAAGCAACAAGTGAGAAAGAGTATCTTCAGGAATCCAAGGATTCTCAGAAAAAAGAAGTAGAGACTAATCTCAGTGAGTATGATAAGCTTAATAAGCAGATTGACAACCTGCTTAATGGTGATAAGGACTTAGAGGAGCTTGGTGCTTCTCTGTCTGCTACAGAAGTTCGTCATACAGCAGAACTGATAGTTAACTCTATCTCTGATGAGATTACTAATCTTCAGAAGGAAGAAGGTCTTGCAAAGACTCTATTCCCTTCCCTCAATACAGACCTTGATTTTCAGTCTGCATCTAGAAAGCAGATTGTAGAGACTGTAGGTCTTGATAGACTTATTGAGAGAACCAAGACTCTGTTTTCACCTCAGGTGATGGATTATGAAGATACAGATACTATGATGCAAGCTCAGCTGATTACTGACAACTGGGATGCTATTATGTATCTGGCAGCAGACATCTTTGCTATGAATGAAGGCTTTGGTATTACCAAGGACTATAGTAGAGGTAATTTTACTACCACAGAGGACTCTAAGGTAGATTTCGATAACTTCAATGACTATTCCAATGACCAGGATATAGCAGCAGAAGAGGGAGAAAAGGATGAGCAGGAACATTGGCAGGTTGAATCTAGAACCATTGATGTTCTTAACTCTATGTCTGCCTTGGTAAGATTAGGTCTTCATCAATGCTATCTCCTGGATGCAGAAGGTAACAAAGTATATAGTAAGTGGGGAATTGCAGAAAGGGTAAATCCTAGAGAGTCTGTCAATAGTATCTTGAGATGGACCCAGGGAGCATTATCTCTTGATGATATGATTAAGAGATTGTCTGATAAGCAGAAGCAGAATCCTTGGTTGTCTCAGCTTATTGAAAGACTTTCTGATAAGAGTGGTAAGGAAACTGATTTCCAGAGCCAGTTCTATGGAGTATTCTCTAAGCATTTCCAGCTCTACTCTATTGTATTGCTTGAAGATGGTAAGTATTATAGTATGACTGTAAATAGTCATCCTGCACTCTCGGAAGCAATGAAGTCTATCTCTGCTTTATTCAAGATTGGAGAACATCCTCTCTTTGGTAATAATGGTAAGATTAACTCTAAGCTTCTTGGCTCTGACCAGACTACAGGAAAGAACTCTGAGTTCAATCTTCATAAGGCTCTGACTGAGTTGAGAGAAATTGACAAGGCTATTAAGGAAGGAAAGACTTTGGATGATACTATGTCAAAGACTGCTACTGATAACATCTTAGGTATCAGTAAGAGCTTTGGTTATAACATCACAGAGGAAATGCTTACTGATGTAGTCAATGCAGAGAACATCAAGAAGATTACAGAATCTCTTGGTTATATTGTCAAGGACTTGGATAAGGCTTTGCAGGCTCAGAATAAGGGTACACTCAAGGAGTATGATCCATTCAAGTTTGGTGGAGAAAGCTCTATTGGTGGTAGTCTGAGAAACCTTCTCACTCCTATTACTGACAAGCTGGAAGATACTGCTGTTAATGCATTCTATGATAGTGGCAAGATGTATCAGTCTTATATCACACCATCATTTATGACTAAATTGATGAATAAATTCCGTCAGGAAGGTCAGGCATTTGAGGATTTCATTATGGATGAATATGGTTCTTCTGAATGGTTTAAGTTCCAAAATGGTGATGTAGATAAAGGATGGAGAAATGAATGGCTCAGAATACTTGCAAAGGATGAGAATGCCCATAAGGTATTTGACCATAAGGTAGAGTTGAACTTTAACAAGCATAACTATATGCGTAATATGAGTGATGCAGAATATACCTTATCCCTCATCACAGAGTACTTTGCAGAGAGTACTGATAATAATACCAATATGGTTCCAGCTTGGTTCAGAGTACCTATGCAGTCTAATAAGCCATCATCAGAGTTTATCAAGTTCTACTCCTATAGAGGTGAGGGATATAAGAATTCCATTGTCTATGGTCTTCATAATATGTTCTTGCAGGAACTTAGTAGAATCCAGACTGTCAGAATGAGAAACATGGATAAAAAGGATGCTGGTTTCATCAAGAACTTTGATACCAATGGACGTAGATTTAACTTCCTTCCTGTATTGAACAATTATTTGGAGAATACTGCTGACAAGATTGCCAAGAGAGACATACTTCGTAATGAAGATAACACCATCTCTTCTGACAATAGTAGATTAGCATCTCTTCTTCAAAAGAAAGTAGAGGGAGAAGTAACTCTTACTGCTGAGGAAGAAGCAGAACTTGGTAAACTTGCAGATAGAGTTATCCGTCAGCACATGGAAGATAGAGTTCAGTCTATCCTAAATAACTGGGAGAATAATGGTATCTTGGAAGCAGCTAAGAGTATCAAGGGTATTTATCCTTCTGAACTGAAAGATGAGGAAGCTGCTGACTGGGTAAGAAAGCAGGTAGAGAATTATCTTTGGAATGATGCTTTTGCTTCAAAGAATATCTTGCAGCTGACTCTTACTGACATTGCTTTCTATAAGGATACAGAGGACTTGCAGAAGCGTTTAGCACAGCTTCATGCTCCAGGTGTAAGAGGTAACATTTATGCTACTGATTATAATGGTAACAGAGTATCTGATGGTAAGTATAGAACATTCATCTTACAGGACTTTGACAGTTTCAAGTCCAATATCATTGCTAATATTGCAGAGGTATTTGATAGAAGAATTGCTGCTGCTCCACAGAATCAGAAAGCTCAGATGATGGCTCTTAAAGAATCTCTTGTAGGTAAGGATGGTAAATACACTAAGATTAATGTTACTGATGCTCAGGGATATTCATCTCCTTCATCTTATAGGAAGAAGGCATTTATCTTTGGTAGATGGTCTAAGCAGGCAGAAGATATTTATCAGAAGCTACAGAAAGGTGAGTATAACTATACTGACTTGGAGACAGCATTCCAACCATTGAAGCCATTTGTGTATTCAAAGCTTACAAAGGATATGGGTGTAGCTAATGCTCCTATTCATTCTATGGAAGTACCTTTCCAGGCTAAGAATGCAGAGTATCTTCTCATTATGGCTGACGCTATTCTTAAAGGTGAAAAGCTTTCCAAACCAAACCTCCTTAGAGCTGTCTATAGAGTAATGGAAGATTCTGAGAAGTTGAATCCTACCAAGGGTATTGATACTGTTCAGTTTGAATCAGCCATTAAGTCAGGTCTTCAAGGTAAAATGAATATCTTCCAGTTCAGAGATATGGAAGGTGGTGAGGAAGCTGCCTATACCTATATGATGAATCAAATCTTCAAGGAAGAAACTGGTGCTACAGGTGAAAGAGTTTATAGAAACTATAATACTGATACCTTTGTGCATGAAGCTTCTTATGAAGACTACTGTTTGCAGCAGGAAGTTCCTGAGCATTTTAAGGAACATTCTCAGGCTCATGGTTCTCAGATTAGAATGATTACTCCTTCTGACCTTGACCTTTATACTACTGATGAGAATGGTAATCAGGTAGATAACTACTATGAGTGGACTGAACCTGATGGTACTCATAGAAAGGTAAAGGCTGATGAATTCAGAAAAGAGTATGAGAAAACTATCGCTGATAACATTGAGGAAAGTATTAATAACCTTGCAGCAGAGTTGCATTTCAACAGTAACGACAAGAAGGAACAGAATATAGCTCTTTCCAAGATTCTTCAGAGAGAAATCATGTCTTCTCCTAGATATGGAATAGACCTCTTGCAGGCTTGTTCTATTGATAAGGAGACTGGTGAATTCAGAATACCAAAGGGTGACCCAATACAGGCTAAGAGAATAGAACAGCTTATCAACTCTATCATCAAGAACAGAGTAAATAAGCAGAAGATTGCTGGTGGTCCTATTGTTCAGGTATCTAACTTTGGTACATCTACTCAGTTGCATATCAGATTCAATGACAAGCAAGGTAATCTTATGCCTCTTGAGGAAGAGTATAATGCTTCTGAGCATGACAATCTTTCCTATAAGGAGTATCTTAAGAGAAATCAAGGTAGTATTGCTTACTTTGAAGTTTTTGCTCCTATCTGGTCTAATGAACTCTTTGATAAGTTCTCCAATGCAGATGGTACTATTAATGTAGATGCTATCAATGCTGTAGATCCAGAGCTTCTTAAAATGGTAAGTTACCGTATTCCTACAGAGGATAAGTACTCTTGTGCTCCTATGAAGGTTATAGGTTTTATGCCTAGAGAAGCTGGTGATGCTATCATGCTTCCTTATGAGCTTACTGAAATTGATGACTCTGACTTTGATGTTGATAAGAGATATGTTATGCGTAAGGACATTCCTATCAAGACTAGAAAGAGAAGTGAGATTGAAAAGGAACTCTTTGCCAGAGCTTCTGAAAGCTATAAGAAGGCACATGATGGTAAGACCAACAATACTTGGGTTGGTGAACAGGTTAAAATGTTCATGGATAATCCTCAGAAGATGAAAGATACTGATAAGTTAATGAAATGGCTCTATAGTCAATATCAGTCAATAGCTTATTATACTGATGCTCCTACTTCTGGTAGAATATATAGAGATAACAAGATTATTGATATGACTTATGCAGTACTCACTAATCAGATGACTGCTGATAAGATTCTTAATCCTGGAGGATTTGATGCTCCTAAGAAGATGGGCTATATGGTAGCTGCCTATAAGAATCCTGCAAACAAAGGAATTAAATGGTCTGATCTTCAGAAGATGTCTATTGATGAACTCAAAGACCTCTCTTATACAGATAAAGACCTTACCTTTGCTGATACTCAGGTACAATTCTATAAGCAGAATAGTGCTGCTGCATCATTGATTGGTGTATTTGCTGTCAATAAGGTAGCTCATGCTACTCTTGAGAGTAATGACATTTTCCTTGATGTTTCTGAAATCTGTGGAGATAAACCATTCACTATTGCAGGAACTACCTTTGGTATTAGAATGCAGATAGACAAGAAGTATGATAATGAGGGTACATTGATTGGTAAGACTTTAGGTTCCTTGGTGTCTGCTTCAGCAGATGCTGTAAAAGACCCTATCTTGAATTTGATGAATATTAACATGACTACTGCTGGTATGTTGAATACTATGCTTAGACTTGGTATGACATTTGAGGATGCAGCTCTCTTCCTATCACAGGACATCATAGAGAGAACCCTCAACAAGTTCAATAGAGAGAATCTTACCAATTATGAATCTCTGTCCAACATCATTGAGAAATGGCTGACTGAGTATAGAGAGAAGAATAACATCAATGATGATTCCTTGATTAATACAGAAGAGCTTACCAAAGAAGAGTTGGTTGAAGGTCTTACTTCTAAGGAACATGAAGCTACTGATTATAAGGTACTTCTTGCCTTCCAGAAGATAAGACAGCTTGTAGATGCTATGCGTAAGCCTACCTATGCTACAAGATTCAATTCTATCTCTAGTGCTGTAGGCCCATTGATTGTAGATAATCTTATCATTGAGCATAAGATGTCTCAGTTCATTGATGCTAATACAGAGAATGGTACTCACTTCTATACAGCTGATGATATTCCTGTAGATATTGATGATATCTTCTTTGATCACCCAGTATTGAAGCAGTTTGCAAGAACTGTGGATATTGCCAAGACTATGTTCTCTGATATGCCTACTGGTAGTACTGGCTTTAGAAAGCTATTGGCTAATCTTCCTGTTGATATATCTGATAAGATGTATAATGACAAGAAACTTTTGGATCAGTTCTCTAACTTCTATCAGTCTTATCTGTTGGTACAGTCAGGTCTAATTAATCCAAAGCATCTTAAAAGTTATGCTACTCAATTCCCTAAATGGTTCATGGAACAGAAATTCAAGGAGAAATATTCTGATAATGCCTTGATTCAAGCTATTAGAATGAATGTTTCAAAGAAGACTGGAAGACCATATCTTATGATTAATATCACTGGTATGGATGAACAGAGAAAAGAGGAACTTCGTAGTGCTTGGATTGACTTACATAAGGAAGATCCAGAGCTTTCTCAGATGCTGTTCAACTACAGTTTCTTCAGAGCAGGTATTGGATTCTCCCCTAAGACCTTCATGTCTTTGGTTCCTACCTATGTAAAGGAAAAGCTGAAGAGTAAGGATGGTAATGCCTCTTATGTTGATACCTATAGAAATTTCCCTGAGGTAATTCCTGACTTGGTGATTGACCAATTTATCAGAAACAACTGGGAAAACAACAAGCTGGTTCCTAAAAAGGGAGGCAAGGATACTCACTATAATGTAGATATTAAGCATAACAGACTTACTGTCTATAGACCAGAAGAGATTGCTGACCTTGCGGGTATTTCCTATATGAAGACTAAGATGAATAACAATACTCATCTTTGGCATCTTACTTCTGATAAAGGTGAAGAGCTTGTCTTTGAGCTGATAAAACCACTTGGTAACAATGGTGAATATCTGGAGATGAGTACACTGGATATCAAAGATTCATTGAGTGATACTACAAAGACTACTGAGGATAACTCTGCTTCAGACTTGAAGACAGAGAGTCCTCAAGAGTCTAATGTAGAAGACACTTCAAATAGTCAGGTTATTACAAAGACAGAAGAGGTTAAGAACCTTGCAGCATTTGCTGAGTTGATTATGAAGCAGGTTCCTACATTAAGTAAGGAGGAAGCTCTACAGAAGGCAGAGAGTATCAAGGGTAGAGAAAAGGTCTTTGGCAAGTTCTTACAGAATGTATTTAAACAGAAAGGATTAGATTTAAGTATTGATGAAGCAATTAATGAGTTTAAAAAATATTGTTAGTGTATGAGTAATAGTTCATGTATATTATATCCTGAGGCTCCCAATGGGGAGCCTTCAAGGATGTATAAAAAGATGCTGGAGAAACTGAAGGATAGGCCTCTTACTAATTGGCTCTATGCCTCCTATACTGTATCTGATATGGCAGATAAGATGGATCAGGCTAATATAGAAAGAAATAGTCAGGGACAACATAATGCAGAAGATGTTTTGAAATTCCTTGACTTCAAGTCTATACAGGAAGATATTGGTAATCTTTCTACAGCAGAGCTTCAGTTGGGAGCTGTAGATATTAATGGTAAGAGAGTTGATTTTTCTAATGCAGAAGATGCATTAAGGAAAGCTGATGATTTCAATGATAATCATAAAGGACTTACTTCCATAGTAGTACAGCATGGTGACATCTATAACATCATTGTCTCAGAGAAGAATTCTAGGACACATACTTATGGAGATAGTGTTAAGAAAAACCTACAGGTGTGGGATGTTTATAAACAGGTATTTAATGGTGTAGGTGTAGATATAACTGCTATGCCTCAGGAATTGCAAAATGTATTCAATGCAATGAATACTGGTCTAGCACAATATCTCAAGAATCTTGCAGGAGTAGATATTAGTAATCTCTACAAGAAAGATGCTATGATTCTATTCTCCTTAAGTCCTAATTCTCCCCATGTTCAAAGAGTTATCAATGCCTTTGGTTCCATTGAAAATGCAGCACAGGCTCTAAATGACTTTAACCATGGAGCAATAAACCTTACAGTTCCCCAACAGAGATTGTTACTGAGAGCTGTAGCTGATGCCAAGAAATACCAAGGTATAGATATGGACGATCTTATTACTCAGGTTACCAAAATAGGTAAACATATTATAGCTTATAGCCCAGAACAGGAAATTCAAGGTGAAATCCAAATGCTCAATAAGAAGTATAAGATTGATATCAATGAAATTCACAGAACATCCTCTAAGATTAGTACTCTTTCTGATGCAGCAGCAGATGCTGCCATTACTCTTCAAAGGCAGATTAGACAGCTTGAAAAGGAAAAAGGCAATAATGCTGAAGGAAAGAGACTTGAAGATGTACTTAATAAACTGATGAAGGAGTTGTCCAGTAAGAAGTACTACTCTGGAGTATTAAACTTCCTAGGAGAAGCATCCTCTCAGATAGCAGATATTGATACTATGCTTCAAGGTATTCCTCAAACTGGTACAGAGTTAGAGAAAGCTTTTGGTACTGCCAAGATTCTACAGGATATAAAGTCCCTTAAAGAGCAATATTATCCTCTAGTATCTGCATTGGCAGATGAAAATCTTACCATTGATGAATCTATAGCCAAAACAGATATTGACAATATTCGTCAGACAGCTAAAGATTTGAAGGAATTCTTTGATAAAAAGGAAAAAATGCTTGATAATCTTACAGAAAGTACTATGACCAATCTTATGATAGAGATTGTAGGAAACACTACTCCTGATGGACAGTCTATGATTAATGCTATCAGAATGGCTGCTACAGATTCTACTATGTTTGATTGGTTATATAGTGTAGGCAGAGCTTCTAATCCTATCATAGGTGCTATGGGATCCATCATTAGGAATGCTCAAGATTCTAGGGATGCTACTATGAATAATATATCTCTTAGGATTCGTAGGGCTACAGATAAACTCTATAAGGCTGGACATAATTCTGAATTTATGTATGAAGATGATGGCCACATAGTTAGTGATATTGATTGGGGATTGTATAAAGCAGCTAGGTCTGCCAAGATCAAATCACTCTATGTTCAAGGTTTTCAAGGCTTTGACTTAAAGCAAGCTATTGAAGATTGGGAAGACCAAAATACAGAAGACAGAGTTGTAGATAATACCAATGGTAGAACAGAAAGAGTACCTAATGGCAGTTATAGAAAGATAAGTGATTTTCAGAAAGATTGGACTCAGGAGCAGATTGATTACTATGATACCATGATGCAACTTAAAGGTGAGATTGGTTCTCTTCTACCTGCTTATGCACAACATCAGTATCTTCCACCACAGGTAAGACGTAAATTCCTGGATGCCATGCATGATGCTAAGAACTTCAAGGATGTTGCTAAAGCAGTAAAGAATAAAGCAGAGAACTTCTATAAGATAAGGGAAGATGATGAAAATTATAATATGAATGGCATCATTGATGGTGATGAGTACCAGATTACAGAAGGTGCATTTGACAACACTCCACTAAGACAGATTCCTATTTTCTTTGTCAATAGAGTTGAAGAGGGGGAGCTTCTTAAGAACTTCTCAACTGGCATTGCAGCCCTTGCAGGTACAGCAGTTAATTATGATTCCATGAACCAGATAGCACAGGTAGTTGAGTTTATTGGTGATTTTGTAAAGAATCAGAGTGCTAAGGATAAAGACCCTAAAGGTGATGTAGTACAGAATAAAGAGATAAGAGTATTCAAGAATCTTTGGAAAAGAGGAAAGAATACAAATACTACAGAACTCATTGAAGGTTTTATTGCCCAACATATCTATGGTCAGAACAGAGACCCTAATGAAAACAAGACTTGGGCTAAGATGTTCAGCAATATCCTTGCCTATACTTCATTTAAAGGCTTGGCAACTAATGTCAAAGGTGCTGTTGCTAACTATCTCATGGGTGAATTTCAGATGATGATTGAGGCTGGTGCAGGTGAATTCTATAACTTCAAGGATTATGCTTGGGCACACACTAAACTCTTTGGTAGTGCAGGTATTGGTGGGGAATTAGCAGAGTTACTTACTAATAATGTAAACCATAAGAGTGTACTTATGAGAGAATTATTTGATCCTCTTCAGGAAAACTTCTCTGAGAAAAGTCATGCCAAGTATTATAAAAGTATGTTCAGACAACTAATATCTCATGATTGTTCATTCATTGGTTATTCGTCTGGTGAGTATCTTATTCACTATGTTAATATGTATGGTGTTCTCCATAATCAGAAAATATTGTTAAATGGTAAGAAGATAAGCTTGTATGATGCCTTTGAAGTAGTTAATAAACAGGATGGTAACTCTGAACTTCATCTGAAAACTGGGGTAACTGATCTTGATGGTAATGCTATCACAGATACTTTCATTGATAAAGTAAGAAAGAAACTTCGTTATGCTAACCAATCTACTCATGGTGCCATGAATGATGAGGATAAAGGACTATTACATCAGAAGTGGTGGGGACGTGGTATAATGAACTTTAGACAATGGATGGTTGAGCACTACTCTAGGAGATTTAGAAAGAGACACTTTGATGCTTCTCTTGGAGAAGACAGAGAAGGATATTGGTTTAGTTTATACAAAGGTCTTACCAATGATGATACCAAAGATACTTGGAATAGAGGTCAGAAGATAGATGCTATTGGGTTCTTTATGAAGGACTTCTATACCTTTATGTTCAGGTCACAAGCACAATGGCACAATCTTGATGATATGCAGAAATATAACATTAAGAGAGTTAGAGCTGAGATGATGATGTACATCTGTTTGTTAGGTCTTGGCTTTGCCCTTGGAGATCCAGATAAACATAAGAGAGAGTTATGGAGGAGATGGTGGATATATCAGACAAAGAGAGCTATTCTTGATACAGAAGCTTCAATGCCTCACCCTAAGAATATTTCTAACTGGTTGACAGTGCTTAATTCTCCTATGGCATCATTGAATACTATGAATTCCCTACTCTATACCTTCTATGGTCTTACCAATGGTGATATTGTTACAGATATTAAATCAGGAGACCATAAAGGAGAGAATAAATACTGGAGAAACATGGTTAAGTATAATCTCCCATTCTTCAAGGATTTGGAACAGATGCAGAGAATGGATGAAGACGATGCTATCTTTAAGATATTTGAAGCTTCACCTTCTAACAGATAATAGGTATAAAGGGGAGCTAATCACTCTCCTTTATTCTTTTTGTTCTTGCGTTCCCATATAAGATAAGCAATATACCCTACAATCAAAGGTAGAGTAATAATCCAAAAGATAAACAACTGCCAGTAATCACGTCTAGCATCAGCTATAGTTATTAAAACTATACTAATATATATAGCATAAGGAACAATAAAATGTATATATTTCTTCATGTTATGTAATTTTAAATATTAATACTCTATGTATAATAGTGCTTGGCAAGCTTATATTTACCACTTTGCACTTTCATAACTATCAACTCATCCTTCATATCAAGTAATTCTTTCTTAGTATGTTCTCCTAACTTAGAAGAAAAAGATACAAAGGTTCTAGTTTTACCTTTAGTAAACACACAACTTTTGAATAAGTCTCCTGTTTTGCCATTAGCATATTCCTTTACTTGCATCTTTGGTCCAAACTCACTAGTAAACTCATCTAAAGTCCAAATCTTAATAGAAGAAAAGTCATCTGATTCTGAAGTATCTTCTATATGTTTATCATCAGAAGATACTTTTGTAGACTCTAAATCAACAGATACAAGAGAAGAACTATCTGATATAGGTGGAAGAATATCATCTATAGATACCTCTTTATGTATCAAATACTTCTTAAGTACATTAAGAGCATCTTGCTTTAATTCCTCTTGAGTCTTTAATCCTAGCTTCTTATTAGCAACAATATCCCATTTCAATATAGCCTCTATTGTAGCTAATATCAAAGTTTCTTTAGAACAAAACCAAAATTTAAACATTCCTTTTATAGTAGATAGGAACTCTCTATAATTAGGTACATGCTTCTTTTGTAGAGATTTATCTATTATCCTTCCTATTTTAGAAGAGGCAACAACAGCCTTCAAGACTTTCCTTGCATCATTTCTACTATGATCCTGACAGTAAAAATTCCACAGAAAATGCCTTCTAACCTCATATAAACTAAGAGGACTCTGACTATAATATTGATATAAAGAACACTTCATAAGCAATCTTTTTTATGATAACGTTCTTATCTTTAAAATATTGTATAATTCATAAGAAAAATAATAGCTATTCTTAGTACTTTTCTTAATATCTTCATAGTTCTCTATAATGTATATACCTTTGCAGAAAGGATAGATATTGTTGATATGGGAATTTGTAAGATACCTTTTGAGAAATCCAGACCAAGACAGCATTATACCTCTAGAGGTAAGAGTAAAAAGACTTATGAAACAGAGAAAGAAGCTGACAAGTATATCTCTAAACATAAGTTATATGAAATGACATCCTATTTCTGTAGGGTGTGTAACAAATATCACATTGGACATTATGACATCCTTGAACAACAGTAAAGAATGTGTAAATAGTAAAGGTAATGTTAGAAAAAATCTCTAGTGTGATACAGGCAATCACAGAATTTCTAGGAGGATTCAGTAAACTAAATGAAGTAAAAGACCACTCAGTAAGTATCTTCTTCAAGATAATCCTCTGTACTTTAGTAGCTTTATTCCTAGGTAAACTATTTCTTAGGGATGATTTATATGATTGGATAGTAAATATTATAATGGAACCCAACCCCATAACCATTGGTGTTATTGTTGGGTTAGCTATGATACTATATTCCACGTATGCTCAGAAAAGAGTAATGAATGCTGTACTTATAGCTATACAGGAACAGAAGAAAAAGGATAAACAGAAAGACAAGGAATGCTATGCTCAGACATCAAGGATAGAAGAGGAAGCCAATGAAATGACAGATTATCTTAGGGATGCTCTTCATTGTGATGTAGTAACAATTGAACTGATGCACAATACAGAAAAGTATATAGGAGGGTATCATAAGAGATTCTATGATGAGAGTTTCCCATCAGTAAATACAGCAGAGGGAGTAATATTCAACTATAAAGATTTCCAGTGTATTCCTACCAATCTCTTCCCTATCATTGGCTATATGCTGAAGACTAAGTTCAAGTGGTTCTCTAATATGAATGAAGTAACAGAAGTAGATGCTGGTTATGCTAGAATCCTTAAAGAGAATCAATGTACAGCTCTTGCTATGAGGGCAATGAAGACTTCCAAGGGTGAAGACTTAGGTATATTGAATGTTACTTGGAAAGAAGGACATGAGAACAGAATCCCAGAGATTAGTGTAATCCAGGAAAGAATGACAGAGATAGCATCTAAATTAGAAGTACTTCTTGATATGTCAGACTATGAATAAAAACAATGCACAATGAAAACAAGATTAGCAAAAAAGATTTTCAACAGTAATAACTGTTATTGGATATCCAAAAATATTGTAACAAATGATGTTAGATTTGCAAAAGCATGTAGGATTCTTAAAAGAAAAGCCAAGAAATTAGCTTCCTTAGCAAATGTTCTTCTTAGATGTTCAACTTGTGAATGGGAACATTGGATAGAAGAAGATGGTGATATCTATCGTGATTGCCTAAAGAACTGCTTATGCTTTAATCATTGGGAACTAAGAAAGTCATAAAACCATCCAATTCTTTCCAATTCTTCAAACATTGGAAAGAAATGATATAGAAAAAGGTAGAAGGAAAACCTCCTACCTTTTTTTCTACATAGTTTATGAATTATATATTTGGTTAACATAGGACAATAAACCTGGAGTACTAGTACCAGCCAACCCTGCAAAAGGAGTATCTTGACCTAGTAATCCCATAATAGTATTCATTCTCTTCAATCCTTCAAGCCTATCTTGCTGAGGGTTATATACAGGCTCTTCAGAAGTAACTTCAGGTTTAGAGAATAAAGTCTCATCAATAGTAGGAGCTTTGTAAAGAGTAGTAGGATCAACAGCCATACTGTCGGGAAACTGCATTTGAGGAATATTGATATTATCTATCATAGGACTAAGGTCTTCATAGTAAGCATATTCTGAAGGGTCTATATGAATACCTAATGTACCAGTTCCAGTAAAGGTAGTTCTATAGTTACCTTCAAACATTTCTCTCTCAGCATTTCTTCTAGCAGTTAATCCTCTCAGTTCATTATCTCTTTTAGCCCACATAGACCTTTGAACATCTTCTTTACTAGCTTTACCTTTTGTATATGCAGTCAATGTAGGCACTACCCTCTCTTTAAGATTACCCATACCTACATTATAACCGTAGGAATATAAGGCATCAAGCTGTTGGTGAGATAGCTTACTTCTTATCTCTTCAGGAATTACACGATTAAAGTCCTTAGCTTCAGCTTCAAAGCTTCTGTTGGTTTTCATAGAAGAACCTTCCCAATTAGAGATTCTCTTCTTAATACTTGCAGATGGCATATAACCACCTTTGGCAAACTCATTATAAGCACTCCTAATCTCTGGTAATGTAGTAATACCATTAGCAACTGCTACTTTAATCATCTCTGCTTTATCAGCTAGAGATAGACTATCCCAAGTATTATCAAGGTAACCACCTTCATCATAGAACTTATGCTTAGGTACAAACTTAGGAGACTCAAACCTAGAAGGATTATAAGTACTTTGTCTTCGAGAATTAAAGAACTTATTATGGTTCTCTGCTCTTGGAGATTGCCTATTCTTTTGATAATAATTTGATACTGCTTTTTGCATATCTTCATTAGAACCAGAATAATAAGCATTTCTTAAAGAAGGATTATTAATTATCTTCTTAACATTATCCCCCCTATACATCATGCCTAAAGCCATTGCCTTTTTCTCTTCAGAAGGTATTACTCTTAATATTTGAGGAGTCCAATCTTCCAATATATTTTCAATATAATCAGTATGATCTTGTCTTAATTGTCTCTCCTCTTCCTCTGTAAGCCACTTACCTTTTCTATGTGCAGTTAAAGATCTAGTAGCATCATTATAATTTATATCCATACCAAAACCTCGACTGTTAATATCATAGCCCTTGCCTTTATGAGGTGCTTCCCACCTACCATTATTGAATCCTACACTATCAGGATTTTCTATTGCTCTTATATATTGAGCTACTAATGAATCGTCTTTTACTGGCATAATTTTACTCTCTTAATCGTTCAATAGAATCTTTCCTTCTCATTACACTATCAGGAAGACCTGTAGCATCACTATCTCCATAGATTTCATAAGCCTTACATTTTAAGGCATGATGAACTGAATCTATATAGGAATAATCCCATACACTATCAGGAGCAATACATATAGTATCACTACTTTCATTGTTTGAAGTTCCTTGGTGAAAACATCCTACATTAAGAAACATTATTATAGATAAATATACTAACTTCTTCATAACTCAAATTTTTATGCAAAGATACTATAAATATTCTTATACAACTATACTTTATACTTTCTTTTAAGATTTCTTAGACTTATAGAAATTAGCAAGTTGATGCTTCAAACGCCTATATAGATATTCTTGCATATAAGATTCTGCCTCTTCATCTTTTATTCCTCTCTCCTTACAAACAGCAGTAACAGCATGATGTAATTCATGAATAATAACTCCTGTGTCTAAGGACTTCGGAGTTCCTCTAAAGATTAAAAAGAAATCTCTACCACCTGTAGAGCATGGAACATCCAATAACTGTCCAGATGGAAGAACCTCATCTTCATCAAGAGCTTTTCTAATTTCTACAGAAAACTCATTAGCATATTTATCCTTCATACCTAAATCTTCCGATAAAACTTTAACTATCTCTTGATTAAGATAATCTTTGGAGTTGGTTATAATAAATATAACTTCTGAATGAAATATCTCTAAATCAATTACTCCAGACCAAATATTTGCTTTCATACTAATCTACCTCATCTAAAATTGTTAACTCCTGACTGCCTCTAGCCTTACTTTGCTCACTAAGTTCACTCTCTACCTTTCTCTGTAGATTCTGTAGAGAAGATACTATACCTTCCACATTCTTCAATGCAGAGGTAATGGAAGAAATTTGGTATTTAGGTTTACCCTTATCATCTTCCATATCTAAAATATCATCTCTCATCAAGAACTCACTTACTGTATGTGCAGCCTTTAAAGCAGCATTAAGCAACTCCTGTGAAGGAGTTACTGTATGCTTCTTATATACTGTCATAGCTTCTTCCAATAAAGGTGAGGGTTTGAAATCCTTCTCCAATCCTTCCTGCTCTATAATAGCCTTAGCTCTCTCTTCTTCATTGAGGATATAAGAGTAAGTACTTCTTGGATCCACCATAAAGTAAAGATAAGACATCTGTTTATAGAATTGCTCTTTTGAAGCACTTCTGTCTTGGTTAAATAGCTTCCTTATAGGCTTTATAAGTAAAGCTTCATCAGCTACCTTTAGCTGGAAAGATTCTATAGTTATTAACTTCATTACTTCTACTCTTTATATATTATACACTTCTACTTCTTACTTGTACTCCTCTTAGCAGATACTTTAATCTGCTGTTCTTTAAGCCTGGTATCATCAGCTTGTATTTTCTTATCAAGGGAAAGCTTCTCATTAAACTGTCTAGCATTCTCTGAGAGTTTATCTCTTTCAAGATTAAGCTTCTGTTCCATAGTCATTGCATCAGAGCCTCCCATTAATTGCAATCTATCAGCTTCTGCCTTACTATTAATCTGAGCAACCAACAAGTTGTTCTCCATTTCTTCTTGGAACATTTTATACTTAAGTTCTTGCTCTGCCTGTGCCTGCTCTGCTTGCTGCTGTAATTGAGTCTGCTGCAACTGAAGTTGTTGTTGCTGTTGCTGCATAGTTTCTTCTCTCCTCTGCTTCTCATTATTCTCAACCATTCTGGTTTTCTCAGCAGTACTCTTGGTGGTATATATCTTCATAATTGTAGAGAAGTCAAGAGCTTGATTCTGAAGAGCTGCCTGAGCCAAGGTGTCAATCTTCTGATTAAGTTCTTGAGTACCATTGCTATTATCTACTACTAGACCATAGTCACATTCTGCAAATTCATCACCATCTATCTCCATCAGTTTCTTACTTCCGTCATCAAGAATATAATCAAACTTCTTCTTTCTACCTCTAAGAGCTATCTTAGCAGTTTCCAAGAAACATTCTAGTACTCTCTTCTTCACACTATCATGTACAGAGAAAAGTGTTTCAGTAATCATAGATGACTGCAAAGTAGCTCTCTCTACTCCACCAACAGTTTCTCTATTGGAAATCTGACCTTCTCTCTGTTTAGAGATACCTGCCATTTCACCAACTTTATTGGTAATCCATTCCAAAAGACTAATATACTGCTGGATCTCATTGCCTAAGGAAGCATCAATAACACCAGATGAAGCATTGTTCATAGCACCAGCAAGCTTACCTGTAGCTACACCAATATTACCTTCCTTAAAGCTATCTTCTGCAGCAATGTTATTCACATTAATATAATAGAGCCACTTATCTACACCCCATCCTTTAGGCACTTTAGCAAAGTCCATCCTTACAATCTTACCAAAGTTCTTGGAAAGAAGCTTGATGAGCTTATCATGAATAATATCATAGAAATAGGAATAAGGCTTCATTATATCTACAAGAGAAAAAGGAACATCACCATTAGTACTGTAGATACTGCCAATAATACCAAAATGACATCTTGAAGGATTGCTTAACCTATTATACTGAATAGGTCTAGGTCTCATATTTACATATATATCATTGCCTATCTTAGTACCTTCCCATGCTTCATTAACCCAGAAGGTCTGTTCCTCCTCACCCTTTAAAGGGTCGCAATGGTAAGCCTCAGGATAGAAGTTAAACTCTTCCTCCCCAGTCTCTGGGTCATAACTCTTTACTTTCTTTATCAGTCTCCTTGATTTCCAATATACACGTAATACCCTGATATTACCATTCATATCATAAGGTAAGTATGTAGTATCAATAGTATCATCAAACAGACTCAGAGGATTAAATATAGCATCACCAGCTGTTGCATCTACATTAATGTTTGGCACAAAGCCATACCTGGCATCAATGTTATCCAAGGAATCAGTATAGGTGCCATTCATATTATTTGGAGTAGTCTCAAGGGATTCTATATCCTTCTTAGTCAGCTGGTCATAATAAGTATCAATGATTCTGCCTGGGTTCCAATAATCTTCCAAGACTATCATATCAGCATCCTCAATCTTATTAGAATAGCCAGACTTAATGACTCTCATCTTTAAAGGGTCAATCTTTTCTATATAAGGTTCTCCACCAACTATATCACAGAGATATGCTTCTTCACCATGAGTATAAGCATCTACAAAACCCTCATTAAAGAGCTGTGGAATATCCAGTTCCTTCATATAATGATTAAGCAGAAGATTGCCTCTTACTTCTCTCTTATCCTGATACTCATAGGTAAAGTAGCCAGACTGCTTCTGTAGTTCCTGATTAAACTCTTCCTCATCCATTGAGTCATCCATCATTAACTGTTGAAGCATCATATTTACTTGATTATTCTTTTCTTCTTCCATCTCTGATACAGCAGTAGGATTGGTAACTACTACTCTGAAATCAAATAACCTCCTAGACTCTTCTCCCCTAAGTACTGCTAACTTAGAGTTAATGATAGGATAATGCTGTATGTTATCAGGAATAAAGGATGCATTAATACCATAAGGATTAAGGTATAACTTCAAGTCACTCATGTGTATCTGACCATTAATCAAGTCTTTGTTTATCTTCATTGCAGCAACAGACTTTCTGGTCAAATGATAATGAAGTAAACTATGATTGTCTCCAAAATCCACGCATTTTTGCCTCCATGCCTTTCCTTTCTTACTAAAGACTAACTGTTGTGATGGGAATCCACCTATTGCGTTACATGCCATATTTATATTTCTTTATTTTCTTTATTTGCAAAGATAACAAAAGAAGTAATCAATATAAGGTATCTAACATTTTCCCTAATTCAATCTAAATCAACTTACTAATATAATATAAAAAGGAGAAGACTCTTTGTAGAATCTCCTCCTTAACACAAACAGTAAATCTTATGATGTAATATCTTTATACATGAAAGTATGCTCGTATATCAAACATACCATCTTTATCCTTTAGTTTATCTAAAGCAAGACAATGTATAGCCTTGAACATTTCCTCTCTAGGCATCTCAGGAAGACTCTTACCTGCAATCTTAGCAATAGTACTGGCACTATCAGAGTAAATCATATTCATTGCAACATACATGGCCCACTTATTATAATAAGGTGAATCCTCTGTACGGAAATCCATATTCTCCATACATCTCTCCCATTCAGAAACATCCCAACCTCCTGAAGGTTCCATACCATTTACTATGGTTACAGCTTCCTTTTTGGACAGGTAGTTCTTCCAGTTGATAGCTTCTAATTTATCAAGATATTCCTGAGCTACATCTGGTCTCCATTCTATCATATCTTTAAACATACTCTTCATAGTATTACCAAAGAAATGCATATTATTGGGATCACTGGATGTACTCATCTTGGTATAGAGCTTATCAAACATATTCATTATTTCTTTCTGTTCCATATCTCTAAGTATTTATTATTCAACAAGTAAAGACTTCAATTCCAGGAAGTCATTTTCATTGAATGTGATAGTTTTCTTATTACCAAATATGATGTTAGTAAAGATGTTATCTGGTAAGGTTATGGAAATTCTTCCCTTACCTACTACACCTTGAACCAGTCCTATATCAAAAGTATTATCTTCAAGACCTTTAAAGATTTCCATTGCATCAGCAAACAATGTATTGGTATTGATGTCTCCATTCTCATCTGCAAGGAACAAGGCAGCATTATCTATACTCTGACTTATCTTTCCCTCATATTTGTTAAGAATGTTATGACATCCACGCTTAATATAAACTGAAGGTAGAGATAAAGTTGGATTATCACTTACCATTTCATCAATACGTCCCTTAAGCCAGGTATCTAGGCTACGAAGCATCTTTTCTTTAAGTGTAGGTATATTCATTTGGAGCCTCCTTTCTTATCTTGCTTCTTCATTACCATAAAGTCCTTGAAAGTCATATCACTGTAATTGGTCATATATTCATTCCATAAAGCAGTCTTCTCTTCTTCTGCCTGCATAGCACTCTTCTTTAGTTTCTTAATAAGTGCAAGATGTTTATCCAAAGCTTCCTTACCATCCTTAGTCTGTTCAACAAGAGGTCTAATGATCCTAAGTTCTTCTCTTTGAAGAATATTAGCTACATCTTGATAGCTCTCCACAAAGTCCTGGTTCTGGTTAAGATAGTTCTTCTGGGTATCTGTAAGACTGTCCATTATCTTGTCTATCTCATCCCATGTAGGAGTCTTTGATTGCTGAGGTTGCATATTGAAATTGCCTTTCTGCTTCTGTAACTCTGCAAACTTCTGTGCCCACTCATTCATCTGACTGAGTGTATCCTGCTGACTTTGTTGTCCTCCTAATATAGGGTCTGCTGCAAAATTCATACTAACATCTATTTAAAATTGATACTTAATTTAGAAAGGAGGAGATATACCTTAGGTAATATCTCCTACCAATCTTATTTTCTCTTTGCTCTTTTCCTAGAAGCTTTCTGCTTAAGCCCCAGGAGTGGGAGTCGCACTACTCACACAGTTGCAGCCATTATAGCTTCCATAGCCATTGACTACAGGAGTATTAGGCAATACAAGCTGACCTCTAATGCAAGTGCAAGTCTTCTTATCAGTATAATCCATCAACAGCTTATCCTGATATGGACGGATAGCCTTCAATACTGCTACTTCCTTATCAAGCTCATTGAACTTTGCTGCATACTTTTCATTGAGAGCATCAAAGCCATCACGCTGACTCTTGTAAAGAGAGAATCCCTGCTCTACCATAGCATCCTTCAAGTGATCATCAGCATCCCTCTGAGACTTATAGAGACCAAACTCAGCCTCCATACTTCTTCTATTCTCTGCATCCAATGCACTTACAAAGCCCTTCCACATACTGAACTTCTCATTGATGTCAGTATCTCGATGGTCATACATCTGCTGCTGAGTATTCAACTTCAAGGTGAACATATCAGTAATCAACTTCACCTCATCAGAGCACTCTTTCTGCATTACCTCAAGGGCTGTAGGAGCAGTATTACTTGCAGTCATACCGCCATAGGTATTGATATTCACATTATCTGGCATACCATTACCAAGTGAACCAAAGATACTGCGACCCCCATTACCAGTAAGCCAAGGCAATACACCAAGAGCAGTGCCGGCTATACCCAAACCAAGGGCAGTACCTGCAACACCTTTAGATGCATATTCATCCTTCTTGTTTTCGTAGACTTTCTTTTCTACTATTTTCTCATTTGTCATATCCATGATACAATCTGATTTAACAATTAACTATTAGATTTAAAACACTTTGTAACCGATTACTGAGGCAAAGATATAACAAAAAAGCCTGAACAACAAACGTTGCTCAAGCTCTACATTTAATATATTATATATCAGTCCTTTACATTGAGCAACATCATACGCTTTAATTGCTCAATATCATCATATTTCCACACTAAATTCTTTTGGTGGACTATTTTCTTTCCTCTAGGTAGGACACCTTTAAGAATCATTCTATCAAAAGTAGAGGTACTAACTCCAAGTTCTTGACTAGCTTCTATCTTTGTAAGCCATCCTTTCTTATCTACAGTAGCACCTCTTCTATCTAATTCATACTTAGATAGATTAGAAAAATAAGCAATGTCTGCTTTGGAGCAGTCACCATTGGTAATCATTTCCTTAAATCTATCTAAGGCACTACATAAAAACTGTTCTCTTAAATCCATTATAACTGCTTCTTTTCAATTATATCAATAATCTCATCACTCATCTTGTCACTGGTAGGACTAGTGGCAAACATTCTTTTTGTTCTTCTTAAGAGGTGAATCAAAAAAAGTCTAATACCTCTATTGATATTCTTCTGATGCTTCAAACATAAACCAATGAGTTCCATGACATAGATACAAATGATACAGTAGATAAGGATATAATGGGTATCTATCATTTCATTGGTACAGAACCAAGAGCCATAGTATAATCTCTCTACATTAATAAATATAAAGTATACAAATGGAACTCTAAAAAGATTGCACCATCTAAAAAAGTAACTAGCAGGTACCAACATAATAGGTACATACAGATATAATATAGTGTAAATCCAAGCTATACATATTTCATTAGCTGGTGAATAATGCATCAGTTCACAGTTATTCTGACTGAATACATAGAATATGTACCAGTGAGAAAGCATCAATACAATAGGTGCAAATATAACAGCCCATTGATAAAATGCCCAAATTGTTCTTTCACTTGCAGTAGGCATACTACTGCCATTTTTACTTTCTTTCATTCTAAAGTCTCCTTTTTCTTTTCAAGTTTAGTTTCTATTTATTCTTAGATGCTGCAAATTTAATCTTTTTTACACAATAACCTTCATTTTGAGCAAACTATTTCAGTTAAACTTTGTAAATACTATCAAATTGATATATTTGTATTGAATATATGGGGTAAAAGTTTTAATCTGAAAGTAATATATCCTTTTACATAAAAAGAGAATGAATCTAAACTACTCAGTAAGTTCATTAGTTTGAATAATAATCATCATAAAAGAGGAAAGTACATCTAAGCAATTTATTAATTTTGCAAATAAAATTAAAATATAGAAGTTATGCCAATAAACAGACCACAAGGATTACGAGGCTTACAGGGACTAGGAAGTCTTTCAAAAGCTCAGTATGATAGTTTTATAAATAAGAATAGGGATTTGATTTCACAACATGGTTATGATCCTGTATATATCAATAATCTCTATTCAAACAAGCAGTTCATTGATAAGTATGGTATTGAAAAATTCAAAGCTATACCAGATATAGATATGCGCAATACCTTATATAAGGATGACATAGTTAACACAGAATTTACAAAATTATATAGTCCTATTAATGCTGATGGTACCAGAAATAACAATAAGGGGTTAGGAGCTGATTTTGAAAAATATAATCAGCTCTCAACTGATGCTAAACTTAAACTGATGGAGAGCAACTATCTCACTCCTTCAGAGTTTGAGAATGCATGGCAGAAAGATATTAATAAGTATGCTAAATATAAGGAAGCTACCAACAAAGGATTCTCTGGCTTTTTAAAGAATGCAGCCCAGTCTATGAATGTTACTGGAGGTCTCTATACTAATATAGATAATGACAACAATGAATTAGATAATGAAGCTCTTAAGAGAATCAAGAAAGATGCAAATAATAAGATTCTTCAGAACATCTACAATGATGATATAGATAACCATGCAAAGAACTTGGGCACTCAAGTATCCCAGACTTATCTTAATGATCCATATATTACAGGACTTAGTGATAAGCAGGTAAAAGAAGCTTTTGTACAGGCTATTACTCCTGAAAGTTATAAAGATAAGAATGGTATATCCAATATGGGTATATCTGAGTTTGCTTCTCACTATGGTAATGGTTCAGAAAATCAGATTACTTCTGAAATGAAGAACTTTAGCATTGATGATATGCGTCAGATACTTGCCAAAAAGAAAGTATATGAAGCTAATATGTCTCCAGATATGGCAGCTACAGCTTTAAATAATGAAGCTAAGAGATATATCAAAGAGCACCAAGGTAACTTTAAGAAATTTGGTTTATTTGCTAAAGATGTAGGTATTTCTGCTATGAGTTATTCTGCTGATAAATTGAATGGTATTGCAGAATTATATAGAGCAGGTCAGGATGCTTATGCTGAAAAGCCTATTGTAATGGTAGATGATAAAGGTAATGTTCTTGATCCCAACAAGACTAAAGTCATAAGAGATAAACAGGGAGGTCTTCATTATAAAGATAATGAAGGAGCACTCCATTCTGTCCATAAGATGCAGGTAGATTATACCACTCTTCATAATATGGGAAAGAATCCTGATGGTAGTGATATTAAGGGAGCATTTGGTATTGACTGGATGACACTTAATCCTCAGTACTGGACTAAAGCTGAACAGTTTGGAACTCTCGATGAAAATGAACAGAAGCAATATGAGAAGATTGGAAGTAGTCCTTATAAGGTAGCTTATAATCCTAATGAAGATAGTGACCTTTGGTATGAGTCTTTTAAGATGATGTCTTTTGGTCTGGCAGATGCTGCTGCACAGGCTATTCCTTTTGGTATTGGTACTGTAGGTAAGGCATTGAGTACTGCCAGTAAAGTAGGTAAATTGGCTAGAGGCTTTGGTAAAGTCCTGGATACCACAGGTAAGTTACTTACAGCAGAGACTAAAGTAGGTCAGGTTACTCAGGGAACAGCAGGTGCCTTGGGTATCGCTTATGCTTATAATAGAGGTACTTTCCAGGAGACACTTCAGCAGAATCTAGCTAATGCAGAAGAAGCTGCAATGACTGCTAGTAGAAATGATATTTATAATCAGTACCATACTGATAAAAATTATAAAGCAAGTGTTGATAGACTTATTAAGGCTAGAGCTGCTGGCTTAAAAGCAGAATATATTGCCCAGATGCATAGAGATGGAGGTATGAAGATTGCTGATGAGAAAGCACTTGATAAGATGCTTCATGCTAAAGCTCAGGAAACAGTTCTTGGAGAATTAGTACAAAATAGAATTAAGGAAAGAATGTCTTCCAAGGAATATGCTAACTTGCAGCAGAAAGCTATTGATGGTGCAGGAGATGCAGCATTTAATACTTTCTGGCCAGAAGCTATTAAGTATGGCTTTGTCAATACTATGGGTTATAGAAAATTCCTCTATACCAATCCTGCTGGATTATCAAAGAAAATGTCAACTACTCTTAAAGGATTAAAGGAAGTAACTACAGCAGAAGGTAGAAAGAGATTAACTACTGATGCAAGTAAATTTCTTACTAGAGCAGATAAATGGAAAGAGTTTGGTAAAACATTAGGCTCTCAGGCTTGGGGTGGATTCTGGACAAATGGTACTGATGATATGCAGGTAGATGCAGCTGAAAGAATCAATGAGGATAGTTTTAACAAGTATCTTCATTCCTATCAGAATGGTGAGGCTTTGGCTAACACCTATGGCTTTGCAGACGGTATATACTCTTATATAAAAGGTTTAAAGGATTCTATGGGTCAGGAGACTACATGGAATGCTGGTACTGTGGGTGCCTTAGGTAGTATAGTAAACTTCACTCCAAACTTTGCTAACCTTGCAAGACTAGCTACAAAGGAAGGTAGAGAAGCTTATAAGAATAACTTTAGACGTGAGATAGAAAGAGATGAAAGTAGTAATCCTTTGAAGAATGAAGATGGTTCTGTCAAGTATAAAGACCTTGGCAAATGGAATGACTGGAGAGGACAAATGAACTATTTCATTCAGAATGGTGTACTTAATACCTACTATGGCAAGAAACAGGCAGAAAGAGATTTAAGAAGTCATGCTGATTATGTAAATAATCTCTTGAATGAATATAATGACTTTGTAGATATTGAGCACTTGATAGCTTCTAATATTGCTTCAGAGAATGTAGAGAGCTTAGGAGACCAGAAGACTATGGATTTTATTAAGGCTCTTCATGCAGTAAATACTTTAGATAAATTAGGTGAAGATTCTAATGATCCAACTACTATGTCTTCTGTAGTACAGAATGCTAAGACATTGATTGAGAAAGCTTCTCAGCTTAACCTTGAGGAAGGTAAGAATCCATTTAGTGAAGAAGAGATTTCCAATCTTCTCTCTCAATACTATGCTTCTCACCCAGAGATAGAGCAGGATGAATATACTTCTCTGAAAGCTTTATATGAAATTGCCCAGAATGCTCAGAAGCTACAGAAGGCATCAGAAGCATTTAATAAGGCAGAAGATGAGATTCAGAAGATTGAGAAGAATAGTGGTATTTCTATATCTCCAGAGGTGAGAACCAAGATGAAAGTACAGCAAGCTCTTAATGGTCATTGGGAAGAAAGAAGAGAGAAAATGCAATCTGAGATAGATGATTCCTCTTCTATGGATACACCTAAAGATGCTAAAACTAATGTTGCCAGTGTTGGAGGTGTAAAGAATGCCAAATCCTTAGTGAAAGTCTATGATAAACAGAAAGCTGAAATAGAAAAGGAACTTGAAGAACAGAAGAAGAAAACAGAAGCTCTTGATAAAGAATATATTAAAGCAATAGATGAAGGTAAGCAAGTTAGAAGAGAAGAAAATAGTGATGCTATCCTTACTACACAAAATAAGCAGAAAGATGCTAAAGCAAAACTTGATGCATCTAAGGAACAGGAAAGCTATCTGGAAGATTTAATCTCTAGAACTTCTATAAAAAGTAATGAGCTTCAGGCTAGTATGAGAGATTTAGAAACTGATGCCTTTAAAGATTCTAAAGATAAAGTTCTTACTGCTGATGAAATTTTCTCTTTGGATCCTGTAACTAGGGCTAGAATGATGAAGCCTGAGAATAGAGATTTGTATAGTAAAGAGCAACAAAGAGAGATTGAGAAGTTGGAGAAGGGACTTCTTATGAAAGATGCTGGTGCTCTTCAGAAAGTACAGGATATTGCTTTACTAACTCAAAGGATAGATGCTAATCAAGATGCTTATAGTAGAATGGCTAGGAATCCAGAAGCTGCTGCTGTAGAGTTAGAAGCCCAAAGAGCACAAGCTGCTGAAGCTGCATATAAACTGATTAATCAGAGAAATGCAGAGACCATAATAGACTATATCAATGAGTTTGATGAAGGTATGAAAGGTCATACTGATATTACAGAAGAAGCAAAAAATCAGTTTGTCTTTAAGACCCTCAGAAAGCTTAACTCTACCCTACTTGACCTTATTGATGAAGACACATTACTTCCTCAATATCAGCAACAGGTAGCAGACGCTAAGGAATGGGGAAAGACTGTAGATGATATTATGGCTGTAATTTCTCAATCTGACAGAGATGATACCTGGAAAGAGAATACTCTTAAGAACATTGATACTATTGTAGAGAACTCCAATAATAAAGCAGAAATATTAGCTAGTCTTGAAAAGGTTATTGATGATGTCAATAATCCAGATGCTACAAGTAGTTTAGATTATGTTCTCAATGGTCTTGAAAGCTTAGGTTATCTAAGAGATGCTACAACCTTAGAGAATAGAAAACAGAGAAAGACTAGGGAAGCAGAAGAAAAAAGAAAGAAAGAAGAGGAAGCTAAGAGGGTTGAAGCTGAAACAAATGCTGCTGCAAAAAAGAAAGTAAGTCAAAGTTCTACAGATAATATAGAGTATCTTGGTAATGAAGAAGATGTAGACTTGTTTGGTAACTCAGAGGAATCAGAACCTACAACACAGGTTGTTGAAGATGAGGATTTACAGCAAACAGATAATAGTGTCTTAAATGCTGGCTCTTTGATGAAAGATAACTTTGGTAATGGTAGTATTGACATGGGTGATATGTGGTATGGAACTGCTGATAATCCTAAGAAAGGAAAATTACTTGTTACTAAGGAAGATAATAAAGTATCTTTCAAGGTTAATGATAAAGATACTTCTATAGAAATCACTCCTGATGAGTATGAAACTGTCAAGGATGAACAGGAAAACAAGAAAAATTCATCCTTCATTGCAAATTCTGTGGAGAAAAAAGATGGAGATTGGTATTTTATTGGTAACTTTGCAGGAGACAAAGAAGAATCTCAAGTGAAGGTAAAAAAGGATTTCAACATAGATCAGGCAATAGAGAGACAACAAGCAGCTAATGAAGCTGACCTTGCTGCCAAAGGTATTGACACTGGTAACAAGAACCTTATTGACAATGGTGATAGTGTTCAAGGTAAGTCTGAAACTATTGATGAGCAGTTGGAAGATAATACCTCTATTAATAAGGAAGTACATTCATCTGATGACAATGTAGATGCAGCAGAGCTTAATGGTACTGGTCAGCATAATATAGAAACCAGTGTTACTACTCTTAGTGGTAATGCTATGAGTGAATATAATCCTACAGCATTACAGAATGATGGTATCATTGAGAGAAAGAAAGGTTCTGAAATCAATGATAACATGAATCAATATTATGCTTGGATGAATGCAGCAGGTGTAAAGTTACAGAACATCATAGACCATGAGCTAGCTAGAATCATAAGAAGAAATCCTAATGCTAAAGTTAAGTTTATGGCTGTCAAGCCAGAACGTAATGCTACTAATGATGTAACTATGCAGAGTCATTTAATGCTAGTACTTGATTATGATAACAGTATCAACAAGGGTATTACAGCAATCCATGATGATGCTAATGGGGGTATTATTGAAAGCAAAGGCAAGAAGTATTTGATTATAGGTACTGCTGGTTATGGTAATAGAAATGCTAGTAAGTTGGCTCTTTATGATATGCTTTGGAATCCATATATCTCTGGAGGATTAAACTTGAAGAAGCAGAGAAAGCAATTCTTTGATGCACATCCTAGTGAAAGGTTCTATGTAAATGAGAATCTTAGTACTGAGATTGTGCCTGCATCATTGATTCCTGGATATATAGTAAGACAGACTGAGAATGACAATAATTCTGAATTTAGAAGTGTTAGAGAATTACTATCTGATACTGCTAGAAATCCTATGCACTATGATTTGGATTCTGTAGCATGGGGTATTCAAGAAAGAAGTAAGTTCCTAGTTGTAGGAACATCACTTGATAAAGTAATGATTCCTAGAGATCCAATGGGTAATTTGGGTAGTGCTTTTGTATTGATGCCTGCTAGCAATGGTAAGATGGTTCCTTCATATTTGAAAGTCTTAAAGTATAATGAGATGAGAGATGGAGCCTTGAAGAATAAGATAAATACTCTTTTGCAGGAAGTAACGTCTCCTAACTATAAGACAAGACTGAATGCTGTTATTGGATTAAGTAAAATCTTCTACTTTAATAAAGAAGGAGATACTATCTTACTTAGAAAGAACAGGGACGAGATTTCTTTGGTACATGATGGTAAAGTACAGAAGACCTTCGTTCTTAATGATAACTTTGATAGAGCAGAATTTATGCAGAATATCCAGGATATGAATCCTAGAATCAACATCACAGCATCAGTACTCAGAGACATCCCTACCCTTATGGAATATGATGAAGCAGGAGCATTAATGACAGATGCTGCACTCTTTGGTACAGTAGGTAGCTCATATAGTATCTATGGTTTGGATGGTGATGGTAAGATGATAAAACCAGAATCTCTTGCTAATGGCATACCTAGAAGTGATAATAATAGTGATTTTAAGAATGGAGATAAGAGTCAGGTAATCTTTAAGCATCAGTATTATAGAGAAGTAAATGGTATCTTTTCTCTCAATGGTGAGATAGTAACAGATGAAGCTACTCTTAAGCAACTTAGATATAACAAAATGATTCTTGACAATCAGCTGTCTCCTTCTATGACTAAAGGTGTATGGGATTACTTTATCTTAAGTGAAGGTGAAAATCCTAGAGCTATTAAGGTTAATAGAAATACTAAAGAGGTAAAGGAATCTTCAGAGGAACAGGCAAGAGAACTCATTGAAAAAATCAATGAGGAAGAATCTAAAAAACTTAGAGAGCAGAAAGCTGAAGAAGTTATTAAAGAAGTAGGTGAAGCTGAAGAAGTTGATTTAGGTGAAGATACACTTTCTGTAGATCCTAACACAGGAGAATTAATTCAAGCGGATACTCAAAGTACTTCTCCTATTACTGAAGAATCTACTGATGAGAAGAAGACTTCCCCTACTATAGAGAAGACAAGTAATAAAGATGACTATACTCATACTAGTTCAGAATCACTCAATAGTAATGAACATAAAGCTGCAACTCAGAAATTCTCTGATCTTATTAAGGATAAGAAGTATATGTTGAGAGTTATGAAACTTGTAAGAAACAAATGGAAAGATGCTCCTAAGAAAATAGCAGAGCTTGAGAAATTCTTAAGAGATAAGAATGTAGAAGTAGATGCTATTGGTACATCTGAAAATGATGTAGAAGCCTGGATAAGAACTATTGAGGATTGTAGATAAAATAATAAGTGGAAGGCTTCTTTGACTTTCCACTTATTTTTTATATCTGTGAGCAGGATGGAATAGATATGCTGAGCGAAGAACCATGTTATATCATGGGGAGTTTGTGCGAGAAGTTCTTCAAACTTATGGGTTAAGCTTTCTGCAAAAGAAAAGAGGCAGTGCTAAGCACCACCCCTATTAAATTTTCTAATCCTCGAAAGCCAAAAACAATTCTACATCAGTTCTCGGGTGTACCTTATCTAGGTTGACTTTAAATTTGTTCCAATCATAATCAGACATTACCACTATTGTATGAATTGATGCAAAATACTCTTTCAGTTTAGGAAGTCCTTCCTCTCTGCTTAGGAATTGATGAAATTTCTTAGAACGATGCCCATTTGCATTCTTTGGATTGAGTTTCTCTAATTCAGGTAGGATAGGAGCTATACGCTCATAGACAATATCTCTAATCCAGTTACCCATAACACCTGGCATCTTTCTAGTACTCTGCCAATCCCAATGTTTCATCTTATAAATATCCATAAAGAACTCATCAGGAAATGTTTTCACCCACTTAGCTGCTTCTTTCATCAAGAATTGATTCAAGAAAGTTTGCAACTTGTCTTTGACATCATCCTTTACCTTATCAAAGCCAGTGGCTTCATCCACCATGGCGATTATGCCAACTCTTGCAAAAGCCCTCATTAGTATTTCACATTGTGCAGCTATAATAGCTTGTCTTGAAGACAGGGTTACGTGCTTTCTAGCTTCCAAGAATGAGTCACAAATATCTGCCAATGTTTCTGCCTTATAGCCATTGATGATACTATTACCATCTGTGCATTTTATTGGCTCTAGTTGGCCTCCATCTAAATACTTAGAAATGAATGGGTTAAGTGTCTTTTGACTAAGGTATCTGGTCAACCTTGTTCCTGATGGTTTTACCTCGTCCTCATCTATCATACACAATGCTTTTTGCATAGCATTACCAGAGATAACTCTAGTTCCATCACTTAAAACATAGCAAGGAATTTCAATTCCATTTAAATCCAATATTCCCCGAAACTTAACAACTCTATCTTCACTATATAAATCACCGACTTCAACTCCTAGAATGTCTGCCACTTTTTTCATTGTAGCTTTAGAAGTAGTTCCATTTACTATTTTGCTAACTCCTACTTCTGTCATACCTAGTTTTTCGGCAAGTTCCTTTTGGCTCATGCCTTTTTCTTTTAAAAGTTCTTTTATCTTATTCATATTATAAATTGTTTTATTTCGATTGCAAAGATAAAACAAATTATTAAATAAACAAAGGTAAATTAAACTATTAACTTATTTTAGTAGTATTTCTATGTATCAAACAAAGTTTTCCAAATAAAAGTAAAGGGTAAGCCACTGACCTACCCTCTATCTTATCTACTCAAACTTTGGCTCCTCATACACCAAGTTATGCTCATCTACGTAAGCCTTGGCTTCTGTGTATGTGTCAAACTCTACTGCGGTGGCATTCACTGCTGGGAATACCTCTGCGTTGTCACCTTCTTCTGTAAGAGGGAACACCATCTTGGTTCCCTCATGTACTACCTTATACTTCTTTGTTAACTTATTCATATATTATTTCCTTTCTTTACTTTGATATTATACTTACGATACTTTATGCAGGAGTGATTGAGACTGTGTAACCCTTGGACTGCAAAGTCTGTACTGCTGCATCTGATGCTGAGGTGCGAGTGCCTATAACTTCTATGATTTTTAGAATAGAAGCCGTGGATGGAGTTTGACATTTCGCTTGGTCTTGAAGCATTTTGTCAATGTTGTCCATTTTTGGATGTCCTTCTATAGAAATAATGCAGGATGTTGAAGGTCTCTCTGACCAAGTTAAAGTTGAAGGTTTTCCTGTATTTGTCATAAATGTAATAAAACTGAGTACTGGGGAAAGAGCTGCACAATCTCCATAAAAACTACCGTTTTTAAGCCAAAGTGTTTCTAGCGAAGTAAGAGGTTTGAGTGCAGAAACATCTCCTCTAAGATTTGTTGACATTAAAGTCTCCAACGATGTTAATGCTTTCAATGAAGCTATATCTCCAGTTAAGTTTGAACCAGTAATTAGCAATATTTTCAAGGAAGATAGATTCTTCAACGAATCAATATCACCATTTACATTTTCAAGGTTGGACATATTTAAATTAGCAAGAAACGTAAGATTTTTAAGAGAATCAATATCTCCGATTATATTCTCTGATGAAATTCTTAATGTTGTTAAGAGTGTACTATATTCAATCTGGTCAAGATATACAGTTTTGTTTTTTACAGAATTATCAGAGCCTGATTCTTCAGCAAACAAAGACAATATAGTCAAAGAATACTTATCAGGAATGGATATATAAAAGTCTCCATTAGACGCATAGATATAATTCAATGAATTAGGCAAGATGCTAAGTGTTTTACCTTTGTTTTCAGTCAGAGTTTTATCTGTAAAATACCCATTACCGACAATCTTCAAAGTAATAGGCTTTGCAGATTGGAGTGTAATACCCTGAGTTTTATTTGATGGGGCTGAAACTGAGTTAAACTCAATTCTCATTTCTCCCAACTTTAGCAGTTTATCTGTATTAACCGAACCACTTAATTTTGTTACTAAACATTTTCCCATAATAATTTTATTTAATATTAAACATTTCTATTATAATGATAAACAGAATCCATATTTTTTACGTTTTCCTTTATCCATTTTTCTGCACGATAGATACTATCTACGTGTCCAAATTTAGATATAGGGGAGTAATCACTTATTGAATGAGGAACATTAGTACTTATAGCACTTGTTGCTTTCAGGCATCTAAACTTATAGAATCCTGCAATTTCATTCAATCCAAAAGATACTTCATCACCAATATTATACGAATGTGTTGCATCAAAGGTTTCAGATGTGTCTGTTTGCAGATTACCAGAACTATCCTTTACGAGTTCCCAATATTGGCTTCTAACAGTACTATTAGAAATACATGGGCAGAAATACCATTTCTTATATTCTTCTTTATAAAAGGTAGTACCTATTCTCATTGTCCAATCCTTCAACATGGAAAAGATATGTTCATAGGAAATAATTCCCAGTTTTGCCAATTCACTATATCTGTTTTCCATTTCTGATGAATAGTATTCAACAACATATCCATTTGGTCTTCCAATTGAAGTATTAACATGAGTAGTAGGAACCTTTCTTATATAATATATATCACCACCAAAAGACATATCTGTATCATACAGACCAACCCACCACTTAACTCCATCATACGTAAACCATTGCCAGTTTTTACCAAAACCGTCATAATTGTAAATAAGGTCTGACAGAATCATATAATCTATCATATTTTCCTTATCGAAATACTTCTCGTAAATACTTTTTAGAGTGCTTAAATCCTCTTCTGATTTACTTGATGCCTCATAAATGGCTCTTGCTTTTTTGATAGTTGGCATGACATCAGAAAAGTCTTGAATATACTTCTTAACTTCGGCAGTCATTTGAAGAGATTTTTTGATTTTGCTGTCTATAGCTTTACCATCTGGCAGTTTTCCTGCCTCTATCCAAGCATTCACCTCAGCTTCTCCAGCTATCTCTTCCTGCTTGACATCAGCATCATATTTATTTCCTCCAATAGCATAGAGTCCTTTTGGATTTCTGATTTCAAACATTTCCCAGTTGATTTTGTTCCTGCCATTAAAGAGACTTGCTTCATAAATATCCCCATCCAAATGAACGTGTTTGGCATTTGACTTATTCATGTGATAATTGTCACGGTGCTTTTTCAACTGAAAAGAAAAGACTCCATAGAATGTTCCATTAAGATATACGGCAACAGGAAAACCATCAGGGAAACATCTAGCACCTGTATCTGTAAGAAGTTCATATTCTCCTACATAAGGATTTTCAAAACTCTTGGTAGTAGTACCTATAGCAGACATATCAATCAGTGCTTTCTTCCAAGGTCTATCATACATGTTGCCTCTAGTTTTAACTATCTGATTATATAATTTATATGCTACAGCACCAACTCCTTTGAAGAAATCTGTATGATATGCCTTTAAATGAAAACTATCTTGTGGGACCCAATCACCAATTCTAATCTTAGGAGTCTCATCACCAATCCACTCATCGTCACAAATATCCATTGAAACATTTTTCTTTGACCATCCCATTGTTGAGGTTCCTTGTGCATTGAGTATAGCGTGTTTCTTGAAATAGTTTCCCTGCATATCCCAAAACTCCAAGAATGCCTCCTTGTTGTCTTGTTTGGTTGTAGGCATGGAATCTATGTTTGTGACATTGATAATTGCAAAGCGTGGCTCTGGTATCTGAATGAAATTACTCTCGCTCCAATCAATAGGAGTCTTTACGTCAAAGCCATTAGCTTTCAGTGCATCTTGAATATTATTCACACTATTACCTTTGAGATTGAGATTTGAAACATCAAGGTTTGCAATATCCATATCATGCTCATGTTTCTTGCCACTTGAATCACGATATGACATTACCTTTTTGTCTGCATCTAAAGTAATCTCTGTCCTTCCTTCTGGGTCTTCAATATGCTCAAACTCTGTTGGAATAGTTTCTGACTTGGCATTATGGATATAGTGACTACCATCGGGATTTGTTGCAGAAAGAACCCTTCCATCTGTATCTTTTTCTACTGCAAGATACTCAGGATTCTCCTGCAAAGAGAAAACATCAAGAAGTTCTTTGAGGTTGGTATCTATTGTACCTACCTTCTCCTGCAATGATGCAAGGTCTGATTGAAGCTGAGAGATAACTTGTTTCAAGGCATTGACAGCATGGATTTCGCCAACGATTTCTCCGTCTCTTCTGATACCAAGTACTACTTTTTCGTCAGTAGTAACCCAAGCAGCAAAGTACTCTTCGTTCTGAATGACGTGATACATTTCATTGAGAGGATAATATGGCTTACCAGTTGCTCTGTAGATACCATAGAGCACTCTATCCTCAGAATCAACTACAGTCCAAAGGAACTCTTCATTCGAGATTACCCTAAATGGAGTATCTTGAATTTCACCTGCTTCATCCTTAATAGCCACCTTATCCATAGTAGCATTGAGGTTTGCAAGAATGCTTGTTAAAGTCTGAGTATTATCAATACTAGCAAAGAAGTCCTTCAACTCCTTCAAAGTATCAATAGCACTTGTGGTATCATCATCACCCAAGATAGCGGTAATCTTATCTGCCAAGAGATTTACTTGTGCCTGCAATCTGTCCTCAACTACACTTGTCTTACCAAACTTTGGTGTACCATCCCACTGAAAACCAAAGAGAAGTTTGTCTTCCGCATCTATCTTGGCAAAGATAAATTCCTCATTCTGAATATAGCGGAAGGGGAGAGCAGATTGAGAGACTACCTTATCCTCTGAATCACCGAACTCTTGAGCAATATTTTCCTTATTAAACTTCTTATCAAGTTCTGTAGCTACCTCTGATTTCTCTGCCTTAGTACCAATAGCAGCATCTTGCTCTTGGTTCTTAGCTGCAAGTTCATCAATAGCTCCTTGGGCAGTGACTGCGGTCATGCCACTAGTCTCATTATTATAAGAGACAGCATTGGCAGTAGATGCTCCACCTGAGATGGTGATGTCTTTGATGGCATCCTCCAACTGATGGGTCTTTTCACCTATCTGCTGGACTGTTTCCTTGTCTCCATCCATGAAGACCTCCCTTGCGGCTACAGCCTTTCCTAGTTTGGTGGCTGAATGTATCGGGGCTGTTAAATTAATATTATTATCTGACATATCTTTTAATATTTACGATATTACTAAATTCCACGTAGTTGCAGTGAGAGGGTTGATAGTTCTGTATGCCTTGAAGATTCCTAGGTTATTGTTGATAGCCTGAGGAGCAGATAAAGGAACATCGAATCCTGCACTGGTTACACGGCTGATTGAGAGATAACTAGGTACTATTAGCCAGATGTAATCATTATCTTTGGTTGTGATACTAGGGTTGAATGATACTCCTGTAGTAGAAACTCTGCTCAGAGTATTAAGAATTTCAGCAGTTATAGTTGATTCTGCATTCCCACCATAATAACATAAGTACTTAGTTTGACTTACGCTTTGACTAGTTCTACCTTCTTTAGTAACAGCAAACTTAAAGATTTCTCTTGCTCCTTGTATTGGTGTAATCAAGCTACTATTTGATGTTGGATAGTTAGTAAGAATAGTTTCTGCTGTATCATTAACCTTCTTAGTAATATTCAATGTATCAGGGACAAGATACTCATTATCACTCTTAACAGAATAAACAACCTCAGTCTTCATAGTGCTGACATTAGGATTAATAGTAAATCCCAACACTATAGGATATACTGTGTCATTAAGTTTATTCAAGTTCTTATCTACATCTTGAATCATAGTAACTAATTCATCAGGAAGACCTGTAGCAGCATCCAATGCTTTCCTCAATTCTGGATCAAACTTATCCTTAGTAAGAGAATCCTTTGCTACTTTATCATTAGTAATAGCTTCATTCTTGATTTTAGATGTTTCTACTGATGCATCTGCAAGTTTTTCTGTTGTTACAGATTCATCCTTTATTTTACTAGTAGTAACACTATCTCCTGCAAGTTTTTCATTAGTAACATTTTCATTTGCTATCTTGTCTGTTTCTACAGCACCAGAAGCAATCTTAGGAGTAGTAACTGCTCCTTCATTGATAGTTCTTTCAACAACAGCACTATCCCCTAATTTACTATCAGTGATAGCTTGTTCGGCTATCTTAGAAGTAGTAACAGCCTTATTTGCTACTTTCTCTGTAGTAACATTCTCATCTGCTATTTTAGGAGTAGTGACAGAACCGTCCTTAATGACAAGGGTTAACTTCTTGCCAGGCTTATCCTTAAGAGCTGCTTCACCTATATATTTCTCTTTACTCATAACTTATCTATTATTTTTGCACAAAGATACATATATTGGAAATATTCTATTAGCACCTTATAAATTCTCTTATGAAAGTTAAAGCGAATAAAAAGGTAAATCAAATGTAATATCCTAACAAGTTTTACGTTCTTCTAATAAATATTTTCAATATTCAAGCTTATGGAATCAGAACAATTTAAAGCTGCAAAGGAGCTTCTTAATAAAAAACTCAAAGAGTTAGGTGTTATAGATGATAATAAAGTTCAAAGAGTTTGTAGCTCTCTCTATGATGGAAATAAAGATAAAGAGATAGTTGCTTTATCAATAGAACAGAAATGTTCTTTACTGAATGCTGCTGCATCTCTTTATACCATAGATAACATGCCAAATAATAGACAGGAAGCTAAGCAAGTTCTTGTTGATTTCATGCATTTGCTTGGACTTAAAGATGAACATCTAGCTTATTGTATGCATCACCAATCATTGTTAGACAGAAAGAAGTATATTGATATTATGAAGACTATCCAAAAGGATGGTCCATTCATTCAATTCATCTACACTTGTAAAGAACTTATAGACTTAGGAGGAGATAATATGTTCATTAACTATACCTTTACAAGAATTTTAAAAGACATAGACTTTTCTCAAAAAGATATTTATGATATCGTTAAAGGAAAGTACAACTATAGATTTGATAGTGTTGTTCAAGAGGAGCCTGTTGAAGAAACTAACTCATCTATTCTTCAAAGCTGGTCTCTTTTAGAGTTTGCCAAAAACTATGTAAAAATGAAAGTTGGAACCTTTGTAAATTCAAATACAGGAGAAGAATTTAAATCTTGTATGTTCCTTAAAAAGGATGGTACTTTTGATTATGTAGGATTTCATTATCAATTAGGCGAACTCACTCCTGCTGAAATTTCTAAGAGAAAAAAGGAACTTAAAGTAGGTCTTACAGAATCAGGGAAATATATACTTTATGATCATATAGATGATTGGGAAATTGTCGATTTAGGATTATAGTATAAGAAAAGAAGGTGTGTCATAAGTTCATGGCGCACCTTCTTAACTATGATGTTTTGTTGTTTTTGCTAAATAAGTACCTTGCTACAATAGCAAAAGTTCCTATGATTTCAACAGCTGTTGTTCCAAGTAAAGCAAGTATAATATCATCACTTACTTTAAAATTATTAATGGTAATACCATTTAGCATTATAATAAAGAAAACAGCTCCAAGATACCAACACATAAAGTCAAATATCTTATTAGCAAACTCTTTTCTCTGGTCTCTATCTTGTTTCTTTCCAGCAAGTTCTTCAACGAGAAGTTCGTTTTCTGTTTTCCATTTATCCTCTTGATACTTTCGCTTAATCCTATCACCTTCTTGCTTATCAATAGATGTTAGACTTTCATCTTTCTCATCTTTACCCTTCTTCTCGTTAGATAGAAGATGTAGAATATCAACAACCTGTTCCATAAGCCTTATTTGTTCTTTACAACATTTTCTATGAGTCTTTTATAATAAAGCTCAGTCAACTGGTCAGGAATTTCTATATTTTTGCCTTCTTCAAAGCAAATATCCCAAGGAGAGCCAACTTTATGGGTTAGATCTACTAATTCTCCATCACTGAATGAAGAATAACGTTGCCACACCATCTTTACAATGGCAATTTCATCTTCTTTAGTTAAGTTAGGGGTTTCAAACGTAGGTTCTTTTTTTATTGCATCCCATTCCATTATAACAGTCTCTTCCTCTATTGACTTTTTCTTATATTGTTTAAAAGAATGATACACAGATGGAATTACCGGACCATATCTCCATGCTTCAACCTTATCAAATCGAGGGTTTAATAACCCACGTCCTAACAAAGCCAAAGCAAAGCCATGTGCAATATACACACGCTTAACAAGCCCAAGTAGATGTATGGGTGTTCCTTCTTCATGTGCCAACTTTATGAAATAATTGGCAACAGAAAGTGCATTCGTTTTCATAAGCCTGATAGTTTTATTTGGATATTACAATTTACATATTGATTTTAATCATATTTTGTTTCTTTGTGGTGCAAAGGTAAAAAAACATTTTCAAGTTGCCAAACTTATACTGTTATATTTGTATAAACATATAAAGAATTACCGAATGTTTGACATTCTAATAGTATTTTTAGAATATTATTGAACTATTATAAGCATTTTATAGCTTTCAATGTACTCCAATAACAGAACAACTATAGTGAGGAAAAAGAGGATGCGTTAAGAACTTATAATACACCCTCTTATATTTATAAGGCTATTCAGGAATATCATTATCTCCACTAGAACCAGTATTTACAGAACTTTCTGAATTGGCAGCAGCTCTCTTAGACTCACGAGGAATAGCAATATAAACATCTTCTGTTGTAGAATCATCCCATATAGTACCAGAACCATCAATCTTTGAAGTACCAGCAGGAACTACATAAATTTCGTAGTCTGAGAGATTACCATTACCTATTGCACTTCTAAGATGCTCATTAGTAATGTTTCCATTAGCATCAACCAACTGACTATACTCTTGTGAAGATAAAGCTCTAGCACCACTTAAATCCTCCAAAGGAGCACCAATACTATTTTCATCATTAGTATCTTTATACTTAGTACCAGTCTTAGCACCAATCATGGTTACCTTCTTATTTCTTACATCATAAGCTGTACCACTGCCTGTCTTCTTTCCTGCTGCTGCAGCCTTTGCTTGTGCTATAGCAGATGCTTTCTGCAATGAAGGATCCTTTGTTGGATCATAAGAAATTGTACCAGTCTTTTCATTATAAGTAAGACCCTGTGAAGCAAGACTGATATTCTGTCCTCTTCTAGTAAGTTCCATCTGTTGTCTAGCTCTAGCATCAGCAACTCTTTCTGCTTTTGTAAGTACTCCAAGATCTCTCTGAGGATTATGGTTCTCCTGATAGATAGCACCATCAATCATGCCATTAATAACACTTTGTCTAGCCCTTTGAAGATTATTTCCTGTAAGATTCTGATTAACTCCTCTTTCTTCAAGGATAGCATCTGCTGCCATCTGTAACTCTGGGATAGTAGACATATCTTTGTAGAACTTCTGAATGGTATCTCTACTATAACCCATCTTCTGTACATAATCTCTATAGTAACCATTCAAAGTACTTCCAGCATCACCAGCAGAGAATACTCTAGAAGAAGCAGCCTTACCTGCTGCTGCCCCTCTGGTATAAAGCTCATTACCACTAATATTATAAAGATTAGGGGTATTATCATCTAAGAAACTATCAATATCAAGATTATCTATAGCATATAGCATAGAGGAATCCTGAGCACTAAGACTTCTCCTCAGTTTCTTCTCTTCTCTCATAGCTTCATCTGCCTGGAGTAACCTACCTATCTCTCCCTGGTATCTTCTTCTTAGAGAAGTCAAGGCTCTTCTATTAGACATAGTTAAACCATTATGTGCTAAGTCCTCTGCCTGTTTAGCTAAGTCATTAGCATAGCCCTCATATAGTTTTCTAGCCTTACTCCCTTCAGGTAATGTTTCACTAAGGTACTTAAACTTATCTGATTTATCTGACAAATCATTGTATTGTTCCTCACTCTTTTCATAAGCATCCTTATATGCAGAAAATGGTACTAACATCTCCTGCATAGAGAAGGGTTGAAAAGAATTATCTACAACAAATGCATAATTAGCCATATACTTCTACTCTTTAAAATGTTAAACCTCTTTTTCTTTTAATCTTACCACCACAGGATTTCTTTGTAGTAACTACCCTCTTACCAGTATTACTCTTAGGAGTCATTACACCAAAGATACCATCAGCAGTCATATCAGCAATCATATTATGCTGTGCATTTTCACGTCCTAAATCACTGATACCTTTGAAAAGGCCAGAGACATTGCCATAGATACCTTGATTCCAAGCAGCATCAGCAGCCATTCTCTGTCTTGCAGCATCCATCTGCATCTGTGCTCTAAATTGTCTTTGTCTGTTAGCAATCTCAGCATTAGTTGCAGAAGTCTTTGTAAAGGCATCTGCATTATACATATCAGTACCTCTATTAAACTCAGCAACCTTCTGTCTCTTAGCATCATTGTATTCAAGAGCCTTTCTATATAAATCACCATCTGCAATCTGACTATTATAGCCATTAGCAAGAAGTCCTGCCATCTTGGTTCCTATAGGAGAAGCATTGTTGAGAATAGCTCTATCTGTTGCTCTACTATTAGCATCCATTCTATTCTGTTCATACCATATATCCATAGGATTATAGGTAAGATAGTTGCCTATAGGCTTATAACTAGCTAAGGCAGGAGCACCACTAGCAGCTTCTACTGCTACATCCATCCTAGAATAATCAGGTTTACCTATACCCATAGCCTGCATACCTAAACCTACTAAAGGACCAAATAATCCTGCATATCTTAACTTCTCATTCTTATGCTTAGGTACTATCTCCTCCTGATTACTTTCATTACCATCAGTAGTATTAGTACTAGCAATAGGTCTCTTATAGTAGTTATATGTATAGTCACTCTTGTCATCTTGCCAACTATAATTGCCTGCACTTGTCCAATCCTTAGGCACATTTCCATATATCTCTTCTATACTTCCATCATCATTTACTACATAGTTTCCAGTCTGCTTACTTCTGAGGATTTCATTAGGTGTTTTCCAATAAGTTCCTGGATGAGTATTTCTAACACCAGTACCATTTGGATCTTCAAAAATAGTCTGATAATCTCTCTTAGCATCTTTCACCCATCCATTAGCATTTACATACTTAGCTGCATAGTCTCTAGCTGCTAGAGGAGCATCCTGACTATTGAGAATCTGCTGTAAATAGAGAAGTCTATTATTCTCGTTAGCCTTTAGCCAATCAGAACCTCTTCTATAAGCATCTGTCTGAGATAGAGCCTTACCTATTTCCTCAGAGTTCATACCCTTTTTTACAAGACCTTTCTTTACAGCTTCTTTCCATGCAGCATCAGTACTTCCATTCCAAGCATCATAGTCTTCTTTACCCCATCCTCCATGGGTAAAGTCAAAAGTTAGCTCATTATTTGTTTTAGGTACATAAGTACCAAAGTCATAACCTCTAGAGATAGCATCAGATAATACAGGGTTAACACCACTCAAAGCATCCATAAACTGCTTATTCTTCAAGATATTCTCCCAATCAGTAATACTATCTACTTTCTTATCATAAGCCCATTTATCAAAGTCACTATCCGTATGTAATCCAAGAGCACTATATATCTTTTTTTTCATATCTCCACCTTTATCATACTTATTTATCTTTCCTCCACAAGCATTCACCTGAGGCTCTTCTTCTATTGGTTGCTCTACAGGTTGCTGCATCATCTGTTCATTTGCACTCTGTTGTTCTGCTTGCTGAGGAACTTCATCAGTAGGCTGTTCCATCTGTTGCTGCTGTGCCTGCTGCTCTTCCATAGCTACCTGTTGCATAATAGCTCTCTGTTGTTCTGGAGGAAGAGAAGCAAATACTTCCTGTGCTTTCTTAGACTGCATTTCAGACTTCTGCCTCTCTTGCTCATCTGCAAGGTCATGCATCTGTTTTTCCAGTCCTGCTTGACTAATAGCATCATTAGGTCTTTCTGCACTTTCCTTCTCTAACTTTTTAGATAAGTCTGCATAACTGATATCAGCATTCTTACCTACATGGAACTTCTTCTTTGTTTGAGCATCAGCTTTGATTCTCTTAGAGAAGACATAATCATCAAATATTGTCTCTCCCTCTTCTACAAGATTAGGTTTCCCTTGTGCATCAATACCTAATTGCACACCATCATAAGGTGAAGACTCATGGCTACCACCTGCATCTATATGCATTAAACCATTACTAAAATCAGAACCATTTGTCTGCATATCTCCACCCAAAGCAAACTTGGTACTATTCCTTGCAAAGTTTGCTCTTTTAACTACTTCTGGAGAATACTTATCTTTATTAGCTAATACATGGGAAGCAAACTCCTGTACTCCCATACCATGTTCTTTAGCTTCCTTAGTAAATAATCCTCTATGGCTTTTTTTGATGTGGATACCACCACCAAGTGCAAAAGTACTAAGTGGAGTAACAGGAAGGTTACCAAAGACATTGGTTAGTATTTTATTCTTTGCCTCTGCTGATTTATTCTTAGCTACAAGGTAATCAGACATAAAGCCATAGTCTATCGCTCCAGTACCTAAACTAGGTAATCCCCCGAGAGGTCCACCAAAGGCTGCATAGTTTGCAAGTAAGTTATCCATCTGTGCATCTGCTATGTTATCAATGTTATTATCTACACTTCTATTTGCCCAAGATTCAGCTAATGTTCTGTCAGCTCTAAGGGCTGCATTCTTTCTTCTGGCTTTACCCTTTCTAAAAAGACCTCCCTTATAGGCATTCTGTACATTAGCTACTGCATTTGGTCCTTGTATTCCATCAAATGAAGAAGCATTAGAAGTAAAGTTATTCAGATAGTTAGTTCCTTCATTAGCAGCATTAAGCTTCTTTTGATCTGTTTTCATGCCGAAAAGAGCATTAACGCCTCCACCAATAATACCAGATGCAGCAGAGACAATACCTCCTACTACAGGATTAATGGCACTTACTACACTACCAATAGTACCTCCAATATTACTAATTGCATTGCCTGCACCTGAGCTAAGTCCTCCACTAATAAGTTTATTTCCAATAGTTCCTACAGCACCACCAACAGCACCTATACCACTCTTAGCTATATTTCCAATACCCAGTCCTAATCCCTGACTAGGAGTAGGCATGGCTTTTATCTTTCCTACATCTATCTTTGTAGGATTGCCTAAAACAGATGTAGTGCCTATGTTCTGTATACTTGAGCTTAGCAAGCCATCAAAAACATTCTGGTGTACCCTATCTATACCTTGAGCAAACAATGGTTGATTCCATTTATTAGCTGTATATAATTTATTCTTCTTTTTCATCTGAGTAACATTTTACTGCAAAGATAATACATTATTAGTATCAGTGTTATCTCCTAACTCCTATTATAAAAATAGGTAAGAAAATCATTAAGACTCCCTTACCTATTGTAGTTATTATCCAAAATATGTAGCCATAATATCATGTATCTCAGTCTTGCTGAGTGATGATTTATTTAAAGCTACATTCTTTGTAAGCTTTATATATGCCCAAGGATTTCTAATTCTATCCAGAGGTCTAACTTTAAATCTCTTGATCCCCATTAAGGATTCTGTAGTAGTATTCACCTCAGCATTATCTCTAGGAATATCACAAGACCACATTCTAAACTTCCTTGCTAGGATTCCCTTTTCCTTACCATGAGTAAATTTATCATTGGCATTTCTATTATTGAGACTTAATATACCATGTTGATATTCATCCCATGCCTCTAAACTATCAAATGGAAGACTAGGTACAAACTTATCCTTGGTTTCATCATAAGAACCTTCTCCTTCAACACAAGCTCTAAATTCCAGGTTAGTGAATACCTTATCCATCTGAGGTTCTTGATTAGCTATCAATGTCATAGAGAATGGTTTGTTCTCACCAAAGAAATTACAGTATTCTCCTGCTTGATGTTGATATAGATTATCACCTTTTATCCAAATACCTACATCATCAAGACTATTGAAGTAAGGTGCTTCTTCATAGTCATAGAAAGAAGTAAAGCAATTAAACTTCTCGGAGTAAGCCAGAGCTGTTTTCTTATTAATGAATAGAACATCTTGGTTTAGCTTGTCATAGTAGGCAACAAATGAATCAAATGCATTAGGAGTCCATTCTATATTTGATGCAGGAATATTCTGCTTAGCCCAAGAATTGAAGCCTCCTGTTGTACTAATATTATTAAGCTGACCATTAAAGAGATAAATACTCTTTTCGTTGCTATCCATAAAGTAAATACCAGCAGGTGTCTGCGTCATAGCCCATTTATTAGAACAACCAACTATATCAGAATAATATCTTTTCCCTTGAACCTTCTGAGAGTTAGCTATCTCAATAGGTACTCCCTCAGTAGTTGAAATCTGTGTATTCTCATTATAGAGTATCTGAGCAATACCTTTATCCTGAAAAGACAACAACTGATTATTCAATCTGATGAGCTTATTGACTGTACCTTTATCTCCATCCATCTCTAAAGTATTAGCTAAAGTGATGTTAGTCCATAAATCCACGTCAGCCCCATTCTGTTTTGTCTTAGTCCAGGTAATAGTATTAGGGAATGCAGTGTTCTTATAGTTATCCTCATCTACTATCTTATAGGAGAAGAAGTTATCCATCTGTGAATATACTGGATTTAAGAGGTTAAAGTTTTGGGGAGACATGTTCAAATTACTAGTCTGTGCCTTATTTCTATCATATCTTCCGTCAATATTAACTCTAGTCTCTATCATAAAGGAAGCAATTTCTACTACCTGATTCTTATCTTCAGGTGTAAAGGCATAAGTTTTCAAGCATTCATACCTTTGGAAATAAGTATCTCCCCATTTGTAGCTAAGAGTTACAGAATCAGTATCTTCATTAAAAGCAACCATTGGTCCACAAGGAATCCAATTAGCAGCCTGTAAAGCTTCATTAGATGTTCCTCCAAATATAGTATCTTTATTATAATCTTTGTATATTTCAACTACAGGTATTTCATCATTGTTTACTTTTGCTAATATACCATTTACATTTACTGAAGCATTACCAAAGGAATTGCCTCTCTTAAGTTTTACAACTATATGGGGAGTAGATTTATACTTCATACTGATAGATTCTCTCCATTGGTCCAAACCACTTACATAATCTCCAATATCATCTGCTTTTCCATTATTCCAATAAAAACTATATTTACCATCTCTCTTTTCCCAAGTCCATACACCAGAACGAGAGTCTGTATTACTTGGATCTTTAAGAGCGAGAAAGTTATAACAATCTGAATTAAAATCAGTATCAACCTTCTCTCTCCAAGGACTTCCTACAAAGTAAAAAGGAGAAGGTGTAGTGGGAGTTAACATTGTCTCAATATTGCCCATGTAAGGATGACCACTGACCTTTACTATAGATAAAGTATCACTACCAAAATATTGCATATCCTCCACTTCATAGTCAGAAGAATCACCATAAGATGTTTCTGCTCCTAATCTGAAGTTGCTGATTTTCTTCTTCAAGAGAACTGCACTTCTATTATCTCTAGCTACATCATTATTCAGAGAACCATTCTTATGCCACATGAATATAGGAAAGTCTACAGGTGGGCTACTAGTATTATATGCTGTATACTTAGGAGTCTCGTCTGCATCATCTACAATATAATCATTAAAGAATAATCCTGAAATAAGAGCAGCAGAAGGACTGGTTACAATACTTTTATGTATAAAACCTGCTGCATCAGAACCTATAGGAGGGGATGATACCTGTATATCTATATCTCCATAGGTTCTAAGAAAGCTTGTTCCACCTACATATCTCATTTTGCAACCATTGAAATCAAGATTAGCAAGTGAAGTATCAAAGATAGTCTCAGGAGAATGTACAGTTGCAAGCAGATTATCTACATAGAAAGCATGTCCATCATCAAATTTACCCATTACTTCCGTATTTCTAAGCCAAGGAGACATCACTTTTAAATAATTATCACTACTTGAAAGTGTACCAATATTAGCTACAAATTGTATATCAAATTGAGATTCCAATTTTCCATTATAGCAGATTTTTCCTCCTCCATTTGTAGCATCTCCATTATCTTCCATAGATACTGGAGTTCTGAATAACCATGAAGATTGTGCATATATAGATCCCTTTTCATCCGTCCCACTCCACATTCCTGTAAGAGAATTTGTTTCATGGGCATCTGAAAATCTATCTATCTTTCTATACATGGTAGGGCATCCAACACCTTGACATAATATAGTCCTGTCAGAAGGTCTTGGTTCCACAAAGACAGGTCTCATTCTCCTGTATCCTGCTTCCCATAAACTCTTAAAGATGTCTTGAAATGTAGCAGTAAACTCTGGTATTCCAAGTGTACCATCTACAGAATTTTCTCCCATACTAGGATAGTTACTCTGCTGTTTATCTCCTATCCAACAAGGTTCTGACCACTTACCATTTTTATATTGGAATTGTACTCCCAGCCTATAATACTCTTTTGCCTTAAAACCAGAAGCACCTTGATACTCTGTATCTTTAGGACTAGAAAGAGTATTTATATAGGAAAATGGAGAGTCATAAGCCAAGGTAAAAGGTCTATATACTATGGTTGAAGCAATATTATTATTAGCTAGGGGATTATCCTTAGATACCCCATTAGCATTTAATATAGCATCTTTAACAGTGAGCGGAGGTCTGATAACAGTAATATTACCTAAAAACAGAGTACCATCCTTCTGCTCCATAGTTTTAGCTTTAATCTCTTCACCTCCTTTATACAGGAGTTCTGTAGGATCTATAGTGTCTCCCTGCAATCCATCATCTATAAATGTTAGGACATCATTCTTAATTTCAATATCCTGCACTCTTTTAACAAGAGGAACAGTGTTCTTTGAAGTCCTTAAAATAGAATAAATTCTTAAATACTCAAAGCTTTCATCTACATCAGATATAATAATTCTAAAAGAATTTGCTATCTTACCTTCTGGACTTCCACCCCTATCAACATAAGAAATATATTGTAAAGGAGTAACATGAAATGTATTGCTCTCCTGACCATACTTATTATAATAGGTAAAGGCATATTGAATAACACCTGGAGGAAACTCTCCTGAACCAAATATCTTTGTAACATCAACAGATTCTCTTAACTGAAGCTGAGGAACAAAGTCAAATTGATTATCATTGCCTTTTTCTATAGAACCAACAATATTGATAACTCTAGGCTGATTCTTATTATCTGTCCAATAGACTTTTTGGATATTCTCTGACTCATAAGATACTAAAGTTTCTATTGGATATTCTGGACTGAAACCTAAAGTACCAAAGTATAGAATCTTACCTTCTAGAGTATTCTCATCTTTGGTTGATTTCTCAAAGACATAGATAAGATCAGAACATGTAAAAATGATTAACTTATGATTCAACACTGCTGTACCTACTGGAATACCTGTAATAGAATCAAGATACTTCTTATTAAAGTTCTCTTCCCATAGCCCAGTAGCAATGTTAAGGGTCATCTTTTTAGTACCTCTTTCATTTACCCAAGACATCATAGTATTGCCTTCATTGGTAGCTAACCTGAGGTTATGATTCTCAAAGGCAAACTCTGGATTAAAGGCAGAAACAGACATATCTCTGTTCATACCTTTTGTCTTCCAATTTATATATTTCTTAGCCATATTAGTGTCTCCTTAAATATTCACGATTACCTAAGTCCTTAAAGCCATTATCAAACTGTCTTACAGGCTTAATCAAAGTATTCATCATTCTAGTGAGACTCTCCATCTCACTAACACTAGGCATAGTCATTTCACTCTGTAAAAGATGGCTAGCCCAAGCATATTCAGTCTGAGCATTACTAAGTGCTCCTGCCTGAATCTTTCCTGTATCAAACTTTACTGTAAACACCTTGATTTTGATATAAGCTTCCAAGGCATTGAGATAAGTTTCATTATCTATCAAAAGAGGAAAACCATCTTCATCTACAGGAATAGCTTTATAAGCAATCTCTACCCTACCTTCTGGAAAAGAAGTAAAGATAATCCTTCCTTGGGTCTTGAAGGATGGTTCTTCCCTATATTCCTGCATAGGTGGAATATAAGTATCTACTGGAGGCTTCATATTATTCAGTAAATCCTTAGGCTGATTCCTCATATCTGGCTTAGGTCTTAACCCAGGAGTAAAGGTATCAGTCATAGACCTAAGACATACATCAGTCTTTAAGTCCTTTACCTGAATAATGGAAATCAAGTCACATGGAAGAAGTCCTCTAAAGTCCTTGATATCTACAGTATCTATCTTATCCTGATAAAGCTGGGGATAGCCATGTAGGGATATAAATCTGATAGTATGCCTGATTACCTGCTCTAGAGTTACATCTCTTAGAAGAGGATGTTCTGTAATATCATCCAATACTCTCCTGATGTTGGTATATTGTATATTTGTTACCATAGTGTATCTATTTTTCCTTTATTAATATTCTCTTTGAGTGCCAACTTGATGAACCTATTGAGTTTAAACTCATAGAAGCATTGGTTGGTATAGTTGGCACAGAACTTATTATACTTTACATGATATATATACTTTGTCTCATTCCTAAGGAGAGTCTTGTTATTCCTAGCTTCCAAGTCTTCAAACCAAAGCCTTGTAGTTCTTAACCAATCTATAGGATAGGTATTCTTAAGCTTTCCATCTACAATACTGACACCACTCTGTATCTTCCTGAGTTCCAAACCTCCCATCCTGCTAGGAAATGTTACTTCCTTACCATTGGCTATATCTTCTGCCAGTAAGTTATTAACTCTTCTGATAATACTATAGAATTCATGTTCCTTCAAAGGTCTGCCTATATCATACCATTGGTGTTTACGAATAGCCTTATAACTATCATAAACTCCCCATGAGTTAGTTACCTTGACTTCCCTAGGAAGAGTTCTGTCATGCAAAGTTTTCTCAAATTCCTTATACTCCATTATTAACTCTGTTTAGTTGATACCTTTGATATATCATCGGCAGCATTGTTATGTTCATCTACTGGCTGATATTTGGCTGAAGTTAATTCTTTAACTACCAGTTCCATTAATGTAGGAACTAAATACTCTCTTATAGGAAATACTTCATCCATAACATCACAAGCCATAGAGTCTCCATTATCATTGCATAAGTAACTTGACATTTCATCAAAGTCTTCAAATACAGCACTCATTCTCAGCTTCTTCAAGTATAAGAACTGAGGATTCCTGCTATTTAGATATAGATGTAAGTCTGGACCCAATGAAACATAGATGATATTCTGTAGGAACTTATTAGTACCTACATATCTCATTCTATCCCTAGGGATATAGCTGATATTGATTCCCTGATAGAAATCTACAGGATATACTCTAGGCTGATTATCCTCTAAAATCTTTGGAATCTTCTTAGTAGTTCTGAGATAATATCCTCCAGTACAAGGCTCCCCATCTATAGCAGGTACTTTCTCTAAGTCCAGACATATCTGCTGATATTCAAACTCAGAGGCTATATCAGTAGTAGCTTTCTGCTTCTCCTGCTCCTTCTTTATCAAGAAACTTCTATATTTCTTTAGCAGAAAGATAACATGATCTTCTGTCCAAAAACTATCATCAGAAGTAGCAGCTTTTGCTAAGTCCAAGACCATATAAACAATTTCTTTTACTAACATATTCTCTTATTATTAATTATGGCTCAAAGGTAGTATTTTTTAACTAACCTCTGAGCCATATTAAAGAAACTATTTACTGATTTAAGTAAACCTCTTATTCATTATTACTCCTCAGCCATAATAAGTACATCAGACTGAGGGTCACCATTTACACTATCAAGGTCATGGATAACCTTAACTACTTCTGTCTCTTCAAGAGTCTTGACTCTCTGAGCCATCTCTGTTATTTCACCTAAATGTAATTTTCCCATTTTCAAATAATCTGGATAAGGTATTAAACAACTAGTCCCATAGATACAGTCTAAGGCTCTCTCTATAAGACAATAATCTTTCTTACTAAGCAATGCTCTGTAGTCATTATACATAAAGTCCCAATAGAAAGCCATTACCAATAGCTTTTCACTGTGGACTTTTGACATATAGCCTTTTACCTCCAGAGCATGATAGTACTTAGTCAATGCTTCTAACAATATATCACCCATTGCATCCACAAATTTTAATTGTTCTATTCTGAGAGGACTTTCCTACTTCTTCAAACATCATGTTGAAGAACTTGATAGCAGGAATATAATGTTCTGTCTCTATTGCTGACTTGAATGCATTCCATAGAAGAATAAAGTCAATGAATGCTGAAGGAACACTGCAATCTGCAACTAATTCCTTAGTATAATCCATAACCTTCTGATGCAAGACATTCTCATCAAATACTACACCAAGAGTAGTCTCTTCATCAAGTCTACAAGGAGTACAGGAACCTGGAGTACCTTTACACTTAATATAAACAAAGAACAAAGTCTTACTCATATCTCCCCTACCAAATGCAATAGCCTTAGGGTCTGATTCCCAAGACCTAGACATGTCTGATGCTTCAAGGACCAAGTTTAGCTCCTTGGTATTCTCTTCTACCTTCTTGATATAAATATAGTCTGATGTAGGAAGTCCAGGGTTTGTTTCAGATACTTTATCTGCTGTCTGAATGACAATAGAATCAATGTATATATCATTGAAATAATCTGCCTTGTTTACATGAGCATTGATATACATTCTCTTACCATCATCAGATATTCTGAGTTGATCAAAGATAATCATATTTTCTTATTTATTAATGAAACAAAAAAGAGGGAGAAGGGATATATTTCCCCAATCCCTCTTGTATTATGATAAACAATTCAGATTTAAGTTACTTCAATGTAGCTACATTAAGACCTGTTGCGGTATTAAGGGCACCAATGATAGCATTGATAACAGTATAATCTGCACCACCACCATCAGTAGAAGTCTTAACAGCTGTTGGAACAGCAATGGTAATGTCCTTCTCTGACTTATAGCTGTTTACACCTGTATCAGTGAAAGCATAATGAATCTCAAAGACATCATAGGTCTTGGTAGGGTCTACCATACCTACAGTCTCTACATCATTAGGCCAACCTATCTTTCTATACTGGTCACCACGCTCGCCTAAGCAGAAATACTCAAGGTCAGCAATCTTCTTACCATTACCAATCTTAGTGGTAGCAGTTTGCTCAGCAACACTACCCCAAATGAGGTCTGTAGTACCATCATATACAGTAGTAGGAACTACATCAAAATATACTCTCTCCTGTGCCTCTGTACCAAGATGCCATGACTGAGGTTTTTCCTCAATGACAAGACCTGATGCACTAGAACTGAATGCAAGATAAGGATTACTCTTTGCATTAGCACCTACTTCACGAGAGAAGCAAAGGTTAAGAGCCTTCTCCATTGCTTCATAAAACTGCTTAGCAGTCATACCTTTAACTGCATGTACAGCAGCATCCTTAAAATACTGGTCCTGGTCACTCATGCCATAGAACTGACGGAGATTAATGCGGAGGATATAATCCTGACCTACAATAGGAGCACCACCATTTACACTTGAATCCAAGGTTACCAATACCTTCTTCATTGGTGTCTCCATATCAACAGCCTTAATAGCCTTAGCAGCTGCAATATTCTTTACCTGGATGTAATCACTCTTAAGAACAGTATCTGGACCAAGAACCTCAAAGTAAACTTCCTTCTCAATGTCACCAATACTCTTTACCTTCATCTCACCCTTGTTAGCCAAGGCTGTAGCACCAGTAATCAACTTATTTGCTACATAGAACTGTCTGTTCTGTCTTGTTGAAAATACACTCATTTTTATTATGTATTAAATTAAACATAAACCTACATTAGTAGGTTTTAACTATCTCTATTTTCTCTTTGTAAATTATAACCCTTACTCTGAAGAGCTAGCTGTACTGCCCTATCAAGAATCTTCTGATGAAGAGCTTCATGTAAGATACAACCACTAGCCTCACTCTTTTTCCCAATGGTTAAGCCTTCAGGTAAATCTGTAAGAATAATAGGAGGAACCTTTTTGATATACCTTATATAATATACTGCAATCATATACTTACAGATAATCTCCACATTACCTTCAGAAAGATCCAATCTTAAAGCTCTCCTATCATTTGCTCCCCTAAATGGATTATCCTTGATATTAAGATATTCATCCTGTTTAGTGGGATAGACTTTCATATAAGTTTCTCCTCTGCATTTGCCATTATCAAGTATTACTGATTCCAAAGTTATAAACCATAAATCCTCAGGGAGAGTGAAGAATGTTGAAGTACTTGTAATTCCTAATGGAGTACCGCTGGTATTAGTTATTGGCTTTAAGTACTTTTCTACTACAAGATTAGATAAGTACCTCCTCATTTCTTCTGTACTTTCAAAAGAGTCTCCATAAGGATTTTTACCATTATAAAGACTAGTAACTATATCCTCCTGTGCTTTAGTTAGAAACAAAGACTTCTCATATTCATCAAGTGATACAGATTGTTTGGTAGATTCCTCACCAAACATAGCTGAAGCACTATAGCTATTCAACATAGTATCAAATCCATTAGAAAACTCTTCTTTAGTCATCTTTATAAGAATTAAAATTATTCACTTCTCTGACCTGCCTGCATTACTGCTTGTAAGTTATCCTGTCCTGTGTTAGTCCATGCGACCTTAGCAAGTTCTACTGCCCTTTGAAGAATCTCCTCATGAAGAATAGGATCTAACTCACATTCTGTTGCTGTACTCTTTCCTTCAATAGTAAGACCATCAAGATTAGATACAATAATAGGATTAGGTCTTCTTACATATCTAATAGTATATTTAGCAAGTGTATCTGAAGGACCTACTACAATATCAGCCTTATTGACTACATCATTATTAGTAAGTCTCCATGCCTGATATTTCAAAGGTCTCTTGTAAGGTTTACACATCAATCTGGAGTACTCATCAAATTTAACTGGTACTACCTGTAATAGAATCTTTTTATCATTTCTAGTTACTTCTACCATCTCATTGATAGCATACATAAGTTTAGAAGGCAAAGTAACACTCTTGGTATTTTCTCTCATATCAAAGAGAGGAGTACCAAAATCTGAAACATCAGTACCTCCATTTCTTATATAAAGAACATTGTCTTTTTCATCCTTAAGAACATTACCATCAGAATCATAAGCTTCAGTATAACTATAGGTAGACTTAGGAGCAATAGCTTCTGTTCTTGAATATACAGATTTACCATCCCTATCAGTCTTTCCAGTTACAAGACTATAAGTATAAGAAGTTGCACTTGTGGTAGCTACAGTAGTAAGCATGGAGAAATCCACCTGTCTTTTGACACTATCATCAAAGCCTTCCTGGGTATTGTTACCCTTACTTTTAGGATTAAAGTAATTTTTCAGAATCTCATCCTGACCTTTGGTAAGGAAAACACTCTTCTCATAAGCATTTAATCCTGGTGCTTGGTTTGAGGTTATATTGTTATACAACACATCAAACATATTATCCATCTCTTCTACTGACATATCTTTATAGTTTTAAGGGGAGTGGGAAGGGCTTTCACCTCCTTCCCTTAGACTCCATGTATGATAAATTCAAATTCACTTATTCCTCTTTCAACTGTGCTTCCAGCATATATTTAAGCTCCTGATGCTTAATATTGCTGATATACCTTGCTGCATTGTTCAGGGTACTCTCCTCATTCATTTCACAAAGAGCAGAACCATCCTTACGGAGATAGTAGGTGTTATTCTTTGTGCCTACCAGACCTGCCTCTACAGCTCTCTTGATAAGAACCTTTGCAGGAAGGAGTTCATCCTTAATAACAGAATGGAACTTCCTTGGGTCTGCCTGAATATATTCATTGACCTTATTCTGCAAGTAGTCAATCTTAACATTGGAACCAACTGGTCTCTTTTCAAGAATCTCAATGATAGTCTTGAGAGTATCCTTATCATTTCTGACAGCACCATACTCTGTATAACACTCCATTGTAACATCCATTCTACTGAGATTCTTCTGTGACTCCGCACCCTCAGAGATTATGACAAACTGGTAAGTTGCTTTTGGTCTCTTTTCCAATTCCTCCATAGATGGGGCAATCTGATCATTATTAGCAAGTAAAATCTTATACTGTATGTACTGCTCTGGGATACTGAGGTCAAAGTAGTTATCTTGTTTATGCAGGGTTACTCTACCAATACCATTAGGGTTACTGTCATCCCAGAAGTTATTCTCTTTCTTATAGATACTGAGAGCATTGATTTCCAAACCCATAGCCTTCTCAAGGAAGGATTTCTCACTATCTGTAAGAACATTCTTGAACATACCTGTCTTATTGAGTCTTGGCACTACAAAGCTTCTTATAGCATTCTCTGCCATACCACCATACAGAATATGTCCTTTTCTCTGAACCATTGCTGTAGGACTTGGAACAAACCTTACAATGATTTTCTCATTTTTCAAACAATTAACTGGTTCATTACTATAATACTGCTGAGCTGCAGGTTTACCTACTTTCTTAGTAATCTCCTCTACAACTTCTGGCTTCTCAGGTATTGCTTCTGCCTGTGGTGTTACATCTATTTCTACACCTTCCATCAATGTATTATCCATATCAGAACCTCCTTCTACTTTTTTTGGTCTTCCCATTTTAACTTCTCCTTATTTTTTTGTTCTTCTACCTTATTATATTATAAAGCAAGCAGGAGGGAAACTGTTTTCCCTCACTACTGCTTTTATAGTTTAGCCTACAAGAATTGCAGGAATCAAACTCATTGTCCTTGTAGGGTCAAGCACACATACACCAGTGGTAGTCATCTTGTGAATGGTTGCTGAATCCTCGTCATGTGAAGCATTAAGATTACCCATCTGACCTGTAAATGGGTTTCTCAATCCCCACTCATAACTTGTCAAGTCACCTTCCATACCTTTAACTGCGCACTTGAAGATGTTAGGCTGATCCATTGTACCAATATCAAAGATATCATACCTATAAGAGAAAGCAGGACCGCCATTAGGATGCATAATCTTATTTCTTACTGGATCATCATAGTAAGCATCTACCTCTACCTTAACCTTTACACCATTAGGTGCAAGGAACTCAGTAAACTGGAAGCCTGCTGAAAGTGCATTCTCATGGAGAGGAGACTGGGTCTTCTTAACTACATTAATCTGATCACCATTGATAGTAAATGCAGACCAGCCACTTACGGTATCAAGTACTGCCTTATGGAACTGAATAGCACCACGCTCACCAGTCTTAATGATAAAAGTTCTATCCTTCATATCAAGCTTAGCTGCTGACAACTCATAGAGAGCATCCTCAATAAGCTTCAAGGAGAATACGTTATAAGGCATAGTATTAGACACTTCCATCTGCTCATAGAGACCAGCACCCATACGGATAACCTCACCAGACTTACCAATGTTAAGGTACTCACCATTCATATTTCTGTTAGAACGACCAAATGCAAGAACATTGTTCTTATAGTCATTCCACTGCTGCTCAAGCTGCCACTGTACCTCATGCATCCACATGTTTACAGTATCCTTTACGTAGCGACCATTAGTCTCACGTGTTACAGGAATACCAAAGGCAACTTTCTTATTAAGCATAGCGCCTGAAACCTTGTGATGGATTCTAATGGTAGAGAATTCATTTCTCATAGCCACAGGGCTAGCAAAACGAATATCACCTGCCTTACGAGAGAACTCCCTCTCTACTGGAGCATACTCTACAGAGAAACGCTTACCAGGTAGCAACTCTTCTACAGGAATACCAGCAATAATACCACCCATCAACTCACAGCGATATACTGTATTGGTTCCTTCATTTCTACCATTGGCAAGAACCCTAATAGGATAAACCTCATTACGCTCACCAACAATAACCTCCTGGTCAGCAAACCAATCCTCAGCAAATACCAAATAGAAAGGCTCACCATTTACACCAACATTATCACCACCTGCTGCAACTACCTTACCATCAGCATCACGTGCTTCTACCAAAGGAATATTTCTGGTAGCACTACCAATAATATCCCATGTATACTCTTCATCAGAGTCAAAAGTCTTAGTAGGGAACTGTGAGAGGAATGTATCAAGGGTCTTACCCTTATACCAAGCAAGCAGCTGTACCATCAGAGATGTTGCCTTCTGTGGCTGCAACTGGAAGATACCACCAAGGTGATTATTCTTGGTTGTACCCATCCAATGGTTGAAAGTCTGCTTCTGAAATTTACTTAATTTTCCAGCCATTTTATCAAAAAGTTAAAACATTTATAATCAAATCTTATCTTATACATGGTCTTACAAATCAAGCTTCATTCCCTTACTAATAAAAGAGTTAGGGTCATCCTTCTGGTTAGTTACCATTCTAAGGCTACCATCGTTGTTTCTTCTAGTATTGTTTAGGGTTTGTTCTAGTTCTCTAAGACCTTTTTTTACTTCTTTCTTTACCTTACCTTTGGCAAAGGAATCAAAATCCTTAAAGCCATTGGTCATTGCAAAGATGAGACCTGTATACTTAAGGAACTCTGCTCTATGCTCAGATTCATACTTCTGAATAGCAGTCATATAATCGCCTGTCTCTGGGTCTTTATATACTGGCTTGGAAACAGAATCAAATGCTTTCTTACGAATGTCATTACTAATCTCCATATCACCAAACAACTGCTTATCCTTCATAAGAGTCCTTTCCAATTCCTTTGCATTCTTCTCTCTCTCAGCCTTATCTTCATCAGCTTTCAGCTGAGCATCCTGAAGCATCTTGTTGTATGCATTGCTAAAGAACTCCTTATTGCTGAGCAAAGCCTCCTTTGCATCCTCTACATCTGTACCTGCATCTACTGTCCTGTCAGCAAACTTCTTTGCTTTATCAGGAGTCATTCCCTTATTGATAAAGTCCTGATAAATAAGATTGTACCTCAACTGCTCACCCTTTTCACTTTCCTCAGCAATAGCTGCATCAGTAATGGTATTGATATAATTAAGGGTTGATTCATACTTCTTAATATCATTAGGCTCTACACCATTCTCAAGAGCCTGGGAAATTCTCTTCTGTTTTTCATCAAAGCGGGCATTAATCTCTGCTTCAATCAGATTACTGAAAGACTCTGCATCTACAGCCCTCTTAATAGTCTCATCATCAAGGTTTGGGAAGATACCATCCACTGCACAGGCATTGGCAATGGAAGAGTAGAAGTTATTTGGAGAAGTGCCATCTGCATCATTGTCAGGGGCAGTATCTTCCTTACCTTCATTATCTTTACCACTACCTACGCTCTCTGGTGCTTTATCCTCAAACAAATCTTCAGGATCCACATCCTCAGTAGTATTATCTTTTTCTTTCTGCTTTTTATCATCAGAACCAAGAGTTTCTACTTCCTCCTCTTCTGCTTCTTTATGTTCTTCCTGAACATCATTATCTTCTGGGTCAGTAAAGAGAGTTTCAATCTCCTGCTCACCTAAGATATTATCAAAACTAAGTGCTTCCATACTTTTCTTCTCTTTTTAGTTCTACAATCTTCTTTTGATGCAAAAGTATAGAAATATTAAATATTAAACAGGTATCTTACACAGACTCTAAGATATACTAAAAAAGGTACTTAAACAAGCACCTTTCCTAGTTTATAGATAGTAACTTTTTACTGCTATTGCATTATTTTTCTTACCTGGATAATTTTTATCCCAATAATCATCTTTTTCCATACCTGAGCTTACTTCTTCAGTATGTCTTAGGTCACCATGATAAAGTACCATCTTTTCTTCCCTATAGAGCATTAATTGTACAAGACTCATAACCCTATCAAAGTTACCCTGAGGATTCCATAACACAAGCTCTTTTAGTAGTGCTCTATTCTTTATCCTATATAGATTAGGTATAGATACTTCATTATTATTACCATCTGTATCAGTTTCTATGGAGACAATAGGTTTTCTAAGCCAAGTCTGTATCATCTTGAAGGCTCCATTAATAATAGGTGTAATAGCTCTGATACCTACAGACTTATTACCATAACCAATACTGCTAATCATGTTTCTCTGTACAAGGTATTCTGGAGTCTCAGCCAATAAGTGTGTAGCATTATGAGAACTGAAGTAAGAGAACATACCCATTACATTCTGCTCATACATACATCTACAGTTATAGAATAAACATAACTTTCTACATATCTCATAGAAATCCTCAGCAAAGGCAGGTCTTCCTGTATATTCTGCTACTATCATATCTGTCCATAAGTCCATTACAAAGATAGAACCTAAAGACATGGTATTAGAGCAGTCTGCATCATAAGGGTCAGCAGAACAGATATATCTACCAGCAGGTATTTTACCTTCACCATTTTTCTTAGGCATTTCAAATATCTCAAGAGCACCCTTAACCTTGTTATCTTTAGTAGGAAAGTCTCTGATAGGTAAGTCAATAGTTGGATTAAACTTCACTTCCCCAGTCTTATTATCCTGCACTAACTCTCCAACATACACATCATCAAAGGCATTTGGATCATTATCCAGCTGATTCAATCTCTCATTAAGATCTGTCACTGGGAAGATATTACCATGACTTCTGAGCATAGCTTCTTGTGGCACTATAGGATATTGAGAGATACGCTTAGTAATAGTATTTACATCCGTAGAACCATATTTGGTTTTATACCTATCATATAGGATAGCCAAAAGAGATTTAGTAACATCAGAATTACCATTCTCATCTATACAACTATCATCATAGTTCATATATGCACCATAGAAGAAGCAGCATTGCTTTCTACCCTGACCTTCTTTATCATATACATTATTTAGTGCTTCCATATTGTAACCAATAGGTGAATAGAACATTTCTGCAAAAGCAGTAAAGTCTGACTGGTCATCACCAGCAGTTCCATAACAGAAGATTTCACCAAACACTTCATTACCATGTTCTACAGAAGGTCTAATCATATTGTACATACTAAGTAGATTCTTAAAAATACCTGCTTCCTCAATAAGATATAATACTCCACGGGAACCATTCAGCTTATCCTGATTAACACCAGAGATAATACCTGATACAGAGTTCTTACTACCATATTCTACTTCACTACCTGCTTTCTTAAATCCCATCTTCCACTCCATCTCCTGGTCAGAAGATTTTAGTCTATGAGAAGCAAACTGGGTATATTTAGCACAATGATCTAGATTATCTTTGAATACTCTTAGAATCATATTAGTATCCATCAATTTGACTCTATCCACAGCAGTAACCATACACTGCACTTCTTTTTGATTATCTTTTGTTTCTCCAATAATACATCTTCTAGCAAGTAGTCCTCCACCAAAACTCGTCTTACCTCGTCCTCTAGATGCTAATGCAGAAGCATGGTGACCATGCAATCTACCTTGATTGAGGTAATGAGACATAAGAAACTGACCATCCCAAAATCTAGGATGAGCAACAGTCCTCATAGCAACACCTTTATCATTTTTCTCTACAAGGTGCATAGGACAGAAATTAAGCATCCAATAGTAATCTCCCGTTACCCACATACCTGTTTTAAGGTCACAGTAACCATTCCATCCTCTTTCTCTTTCCTCATATAGCCATTTACCATAGTCACTATTAGGGTTAGCATTTGGTCTTAAGGTAGTATATCTACCTTTATTTCTCTTGAAAGCCAATGCAGATGGTCTGAAATAATCACTATCTTCAAGGATTGGAGGATGAGTAATATCAATGATTGCTCTGCCTTCATTATCTCTAGGTAACTCTGACACCAATGGTCTATCAGGAGATACCATCCATCTTATAAAAGGAACATTGTTAAGGAAATCCCAGAATTGCTCCTGTACTTCAGCAGGATATTTCTCCAGATGCAAATCCTCTAAGGGTGTCTGACATTTATTAAACTTCACATTTTCCATATACTTCTACTCTTATTCCTGCAAAAGTATATATATAATAAGGTATAGGCAAGAACCTAACATTCTTCCTAAGATAAAATAAAAATAGCCCAAGCCTAAAAAGACTTGAGCTACTCTCCATAACTAACTTCTACTCAATAAACAGCTAAAAACGTACTAAACAATTAACATTTTCTTTCCTGGAACAATAAGAGATTCTTCTTTTTCATATCCCTCAAAGACATATCTTATATCATTGTCAGCAATATAAAGATAATCATGAGGATTACCTTTCTCATCATCTACAGTCTCAAAAGGGAAGTTATAGGTAAGGATTGGGTTATTGTCTAAGTCATTCTGTACTGAGTTCTTATTATACTTCTTCACAGCAAAGTGATCTGGAATAATCATCACCATATCTCCAACCTTTATATCCCTTACACTTGGACCAATGGCTACTACCTTCTGCCAAAGTTTCAAGTCTCCTTTTTTGGCAACAATAACTCCTCCTTGAATCATATCTTTCTCAAAAGTATCACCTGTAACCAACAAGTGATAGCATGTAGGCTTAATTTCTGTTATGTGTAACATCTTTATCTTGTTTTATTTGATCTTTAATTTCTTGCATTTTCTTCATTCTCTTATATCTGTCAAGAGTTACATGAAGCTTACCTATGGAAGGAATGTTCACATTAGGTTGAAGCTTCAGAAACTCTTCATCAGTAAGGTCTTCCTTCAGAGGCAATGAAGTGATATGTTCTCTGATGGATCTCCAATAAGCTCTGTAGGTTCTGTCTACCAGTCTTACAGGAAGACCTAGCTTTTCAGCTACCTTGGATATAATCTCATCATAGGTCATGCTTTCTTCTTATTATCCTTGAACAGTATCAACAGTTGAAAGCATCCATTATCTTCCTTTCTGATGTTAGGAATCAAGCGAGAGTTTATCTTATCATTAATGATAACCTTGTTCTTTCTGAGATTACTCATCACTACATAGAAGTGCTGCTTAGTGATTTCGCACTCCTCAATCACCTTCTTCTTAGTAGATTCACTCATGACCATTTCATCAAGAATACTAGGATCATCAATGCTCTTGGAAAGTTCCCATCTCTGTTTAAGGAAACTTGCAGTTACATCCAGCTCCCTAGGAGTAAGACTGATGAATGACTTTAGGAAAGTACACCACCATCTGAAGAAATCAATACCAACAGATATAGGAACTGTCACTATATTGTTTGGCTTTGGGAGTGTAGGTTTTTCCTGTACCTTAGTGTTGACACTATTCTCCATATTAATCCTCCTTCTTATGTTCTTCTATATCCTGCGGAATAGTCATTGCCTGCTCTATCTCACTGGCACAGTTTCCTACAAAGTCACTAGAGAACTGATTACTGAGTTCCAATACCTTGAAGAGATAATCAAGTCTCTTATTCATTGCAAAGGTTTCCAACTCTCTGTTTCTTGCAACAAGCTGCTTATTTTGCTGCCACAACTGATTGCAGGCATCATTAAGCTGTTCATAAGTAAGCTTCTGCTGCTTAGCTTCTGACTTGCCTGTACCAGCATTCATATTAATCTGTTTTGCTTTATTCTGCTCTTCCATAACTTTTGTTTTTACTTCTGTTTATTAATTCAACCTTTAAATCATCTAACCTATTCTCCTGATATAGCTTTGCAAACAACAGTATAACTGAGTCTGACTTACTGAGCCAATTAGGGAAAGTAGGATACATAGCTGTGCAAATCTCTCTCCAATGGGAATCATTAAATACCTTTGCTTTCAGTTTCTCTGGAGATAGCTGAAAGATTGGAGACATCCTTACATCATTCGTCTTTTCTACATACTTATGACCATACCTGTTCATATATAGCTTTTCCCACTCAAAGAAACTTGCTGTCTTGAAGTCTGTACAACCACATTGTGAACAGCAATCCATTCCAATGGATTCTTCATATTTAATCCCTAGTGAGTAGCACTTAGTGCAATAATTCACAGGTTCAGAGTCATAGTCATTCAATTTACTTTGTTTAGACATAGCTTACAGGATTAAAGAGTTTACACCTTATTTATAATATAGGAGAATATAATCCTCACCATTCTTCATAATCTGAACAATATCATCCTTTAAGATGGGTTCATCAGGGAAGCTACTGTTATGAGTATTAACTACTGCAAGCATTTTTCTCAATGAGTCTGCTTGAATGTAGCTCAATTCTGTTTTCTGTATCATTTCCTTTTTCCCCATAACTTACTTTCTTTTAGATGATGTTGTTTTTGTCTTTGCTACATTCTGCATAGCACTTGCTCTCTTGGTGAGGTCTGCTGCCTTGGACTTTGCTACCTTGATAGCTCTGTTCATTCTGGCTTTATCTCCCATTATCTCCTGGTAACTAGCCATTGTCTGAGCATCACTCTCTGCTTGCCATCTTAATTCATCTCTTTTTTGAGATGCCATACTAATTTTAGAAGCCATAGTCTTGATATTTTAAAGTTTATTTTATTTACATTTTGTTTAAAGCTTTACTTTAACCATATTCTGTATATCATTTATTTCATGATGATTTTATATGGTTTTATTAGCTTATTGTTTTGTGATGCAAATATACACTTTTATTTTTAAACTCCCATAAGATTTTCTTTAAATCTTTCATTTATCCCTCATTTTTAAACTTTATTAATAGAAAACAGTTCTCAGAATCCTCTTCACTCTTATTTTTTATTAGTACCTTTGCATTACTTCTTCCAAAGAAGAATGCTGATTAGTTGCTTCAAGTAACTTCAATTAGTATTTGGGTAGTAAATTCAGGTTATTATTGCCTTAGTTGCAGCCCAATCTAGTGATCATTAACATATTGAACATAGTAAGTAGAATGTAAATCATTGGCTTATAAAGGT